ACATAAACGATGATACAGCAAGTATAGGATATAATACTGTAGAAAAACAAACACAAGATGACATTAGTAGTCTTGAATGTTAAAGGTAATTAAATGGGTATATGTGAAGTAAAATACGAGAAATTTGTTGAAGATAATGTTGATGATATTGGTAGAATTGACAGAGCTAATGCGTTTATTGAAAACGGTAAACGACTAAAAGCTGCTATTAATAGAGCTAAAGCTACTGGCAAGTATGCTATTCCAGATAGGTTTATCGGATACAGCGTAGATAGTTTAGTAGGTAAGACTATTACTGTAGAGCCTATAGATGGCTTTTCATTTGAGAACGTAGTTGTTAAGAATGCGCGTATGATAGACCCAAGATTTGTTAGTATAAATGACGGTAAGTATAAAGTTGATATAGCAAATGGTGTTACTGCTGATGGATCTTTTCATATTGAGTTTGGTAGTGAGAATGACGTAGATTCAGAGAATACTATTAAGTTTAAGGAATTAGCAGGTACTGTAGTTCAAAACTTAGATGACTATGTTGAAATTGTTAATAATGAAGATGGTAATGCACTTAGTAGTACACATAAAAGTCATTTAGACAAAGTGTTTAGTGCTTATAAGACTACTCTAATGAACGCTGGTAAAGATGTTAATATAACAGTAAGTATGTTAAGAGACTTGAACAATATAACTAGTACAAGAGGTACTGCAAATGTTGAAGAAGGTAAAGTTAAACTGATACTCAGTAACACAAGACATAGAACAGCTACTGAAGTATTAGCTCATGAAGTTGAACACGTTATGGTAGCTTCTGCTATTAAAGTAGCACCTTGGTTAAGAGCTAGTATTGAAGAGTTAAGAACTGCTATGAAAACAGAATTATCAAATCTTCATAATGGTGAAGGGTATAGACTATTCTTAGATGGTATTGAAAACGTAACACAAGATGATGTAGACTATGCTAAAGATTTATGGGATTATATGTTCGATAAGTCTACTGCTCCTGCAGATGAGTTCTTGGCATTTGCCACTACTAATGAAAGAGTAATGAAAAGTATGTCAAAGATTCCAGGTGGTGCAGGTATAACATTTATGGAGCCTGTTAAACAAACTGGTGCTTGGACTAAGATATGGAATAATATTATCAAGATACTTAGTAGTGTATTCAACTCTAAGGAGTTTGGTGGTAAAATGGCATCTGACGTAGCTATGGATTTACTAGCTAAAGCACTTGATATAGGATATACTTCTGATGCTAAAGCTGAAGAAGGTAGAATAGAAAAGATATTAAATAAAGTTAATGACTTAGACCAAAAGGTTGCTAAAATAACTGGTGCTATTGAGAAAGAACAACACAGTTATGTTGATTACTTAACAGCTAAAGAAAATGATAAAGTCGGTAATGCTATTGATGCTGTATGGAAGATACACGGATTAGCAAGACTAAAAGACTGGGCTTTACGAAATAACTTCTTTAACAGTTTAACTAGAAATACAGATAATAAAGACATAGCTAGATTTTATGAACTACTAAGACAAGGTAAAGCATTCGTAGATAAAGAAGTAAATACTATGAAGAAGTCAACAGTTAAAGTATTAGATGAAACTTATGGGTTTAATAAAATGGATAAAGGACTACGAGCAGCAGCTAAACGGGTACTGATTGATACTGATGCTAAAGTACTTGGTGACGCGAGTGTTATATGGAGCTACCTTAGAAATAAAGAAAAAGTAGAATCAGAGTTGGCAGATATAATGAGTACGTTAAGTCCTGCAACTAGAACAGCAGTTACAAGTCTTGGTATGTTGCTGGCAAACAACGAAACTACTATGCATAATGGTTATAATAACGCTACTCAAATTGCTGTAAGTATAATGGGAACAGTTGATAACGAAGTAATTAATAACATTGATAAAGCAGCAACTCTTATAGCGATAAGTAACATAAGTGATATAGATAAAGACTTAGCAGCGAAAGCTATAGAAGAAAACGTTAACGGTATAAATAGAGTTCTTGTGCTAAAACAAACAGATGAAAATGCTATGTTGAAACAAGCCTATAGAGGTGACAGAATGTACGAGGTTAAAGGTGCTAGTCTACAAAGTACTAATCACAGACTAACACACAACTACGTTGACGAAGCAGCTATGAAAGATATGGTAAAAGCAGGATTTAAAAACATCGGTAAACACGAAGCACTTAGTATGACACTAGGCAAAGATATGTATACCGTGATTGGTACAAACCTTAGTGCTGGATATACTGAAGGATTGATGAAAACTGTACAGTTAAAAAGTGAAGGTGATAGTTTAAGAAAGATTCTAATGGAACATAATGATGGGATAACTGAAGATCAATTAGATGATGAGATTGAAGCTATTTCAATAGCTAGTATAGAATCAAATAGTCAATTCATACCAGAGAGAGATGGTAAGGGAAGAATATATGACTATAAACTAAGAGTACCAAGAGATGTTAAAATGAAGTACCTTGGCGCAAGTGATGACATCGTAGAGTCTATCGCTATGACAGTATCAAACTTTACCCTCAAACAAGAGGCAATGACTACTAACGTAGCTAATCTACAGTATATGAAGAAACTGTATGAAACATACAAAGATAATAAGAAGTATAAATTTATCGAAATAAATGAGAAGAGTAAAGGTAAGGAAAAAGAATACTGGGATATTATTCCATTCTATTTAAAAAATGAAATTAAGAAAAGTACTGGTGGAAGTATATTTGTTGAGCAAAGTATGTTAGTTGATTATTTTGGTTACAAAGACGTAAACATTACAGAGTTACCATGGATTAAGAATAAAACTAAAAGAAAAATAGTTGCAAAATGGATTAATGACGTTGTAATGGAAATGATAAAGGCGTGGAAGATGCACAATGTTGCATTGAGCGTTGGTACTATAAAAGGTAATATGTTTAGTAATATGCTAGTAGCGTTACAACACACAAAAAATAAAAATCCTGTAGTGTATATGCAACAGTATAAAAAAATATGGGGTTATATGAATGATTACCATAACGATACGAATAAGTTAGCTGCTTTACGAGTTAGAAAAACTGCTGGTGAGGTAATTGACGATAAGCTAATTATTGGTCTGGAGAAAAAGTTAGAAAGTAATATGGTTCATGCTATTATGAAAGATGGACAATACAGTAGTATGGTTGAGGACGTAGCTTTAGGGTACTTTAATAAGGAAGGTATAATTGAAGGTAAAGTGAATGCTATGTTAAATAGTGTTAAGAAAGAAAAAAGTAGGGAAAAATTAAAAGGTTTAGTTGATACTATTTATGTTAGAGAAGGTGCAAGATTTCACGATAGTGTTATGAAACTTACGTTGTACTCAGATGCTATAAATAAAATTATAATATTAAATGATATGGCTGAAAATACTAAGGAAAAAGTAATAACTCAAAGTATGTTGAATTATGTAGATGGTCTACACGTTAACTACACCTATTTAGATAATAGATACATTAAACTTGCAAACGATCTTGGGTTTTTAGTTTTTACTAAATATTTTTTTAGGGTTGCTCCCGCTATTCTAAGAATGGCTCAAAGAAAAGCGTTTACAATGTTTTTGGTTGAAGGTGGACAAGGACTTACAGGTATCGATTTTGAGACCCCAGTAGATCCATTTGTTCATCCTCTAAATTCGTTATTGAGAAAAGCTTCATTATGGTCTGATCCTGTTGATGTAATGATTGACGTAGCTAGACCATTTCACCTTTCATGAAAGAAGAAATGTTCATACGCTATTAAAGCTACAACAAATAGAAGTATAAAACCTAGTTCCATTACTTACCCTTTAATATAAAGAGTTTGTATAGGAGGTAGAATACTGCTATTATTATTAGACCTATTGCAAATACATATACAACGTATAATGAAGCAACAACTAACAGTAGTATTATTACTGCTAGAAAACTTTTAGTTACTGCGTTTAGATGCTTCACGGATTACCTTTGTAAAAAACTGTGGTGGTGATATCAGAAAATAGATACTAATCATTACTGCTGTTGCCGCTGCCACTACCATTCCAGCAAATGACCCGTGGAATATTGCTATTAGAGATACAAATAGTAGGAAGTCAAAAGTTGCATCCTCGTATCGTTTCTTAGCCCATTTCCACTTAATAATCATTATGTCGAAGAAAGTTGCAAATGCTATTATTAGTAGTGACATGTGTTATCTCTCATTTAATATTCGTTGTAGTTCCACTTCTGGTCCTACGAAATTGTCTGGTTTAATTAGTTTACCTAATGAGTCTTTAGGCATTCCTAGCTTTTGAACGTTTGCTCTATTAACTACTAGTAAACCTTTTGTTATTTGCTGAGGTGTTAGTCCTAGTTTAGCCATTGCACCAATTCCAAACACTATAGCATCTATAGCTTTGTCAAAAGCGTCTACTTCAGTGATTGGTTTAATTGATGAATCTACGGCTTTACCAACTATATACCTAGCGATTTCTTTATGGCTAGTAAATGTTTTACCGTCTAATTCTGGTATAACAAACCCTTCTAATGCTTCTTCTATTTGAAAAGATGCCTCAAGTCTTGGTACATACCCCGATACAGTTAAACCTGCATCTACTTGCCATTTATATATTGCTTTTATTGGATTTTCCATCTACCTCTCCGTCGCTAAGGCTATAAGGTAAGCTACGATTGCAGTTGGTATTCCTACTACAATTATAGTTATCCAAACTTGAGCTCCGCCCCATACAGCAGCACTTAGTGGTAAACCAAGTCCGCCCCATAGATATATAGCGTATAGAATAGATCCGATTGTTGAAAGTGCTATTGCTCCAATTGCAGCAAAAACAATTCCAATTGCTAAAAACCATATAATTTGTCTTAGTATCTTCATATTTATTCCTCTTTGTTTGTTGAGCTAAATAGACGCTCTGCCCATTCAGCTATTGGTGATCTGACTACTTTGTGAAGATTTATAGCGAACTTACGAACTTTCTCATCTTCTTTTGTGCAGTCTTCTAAAATAGTTGATAATCCATTTGTGTACTTAGTTAAGTACGGATTATCAATCTGACGATTTGATCCTATTATAATTATCTTAACGTTTTTACCGAAACGAGTGATAACTTTTTGCATAGATGACCTTGACATATTTTGTGCTTCATCAATGATAGCTACACAATTTTCAAATGTACGTCCTCTCATACCCAACGTAGTTATGGCAGTGATTTTGTATCTTTCTTTTAAGTCTTCAACATACGCATTTATCATCTCTTCGAATTCTTTACTTTTTAACTTTGAGTTTTTGTTATTCTCTCTAGCAATAAAGTTTAGAACATCGTTGATAGGATGTAAGAAAGGTTCAAATTTAGTTTCTAGTCCTGGTAAGAATCCTACCTCTTCCGCTTTATCTACGTCGTTAATTGACGCTCTAATATAAAGAATTTCGGTATATGGATTATTTGTACCGATTAGTTTCATAGCATTTGATACGGATACCGCTGTTTTACCAGATCCTGATAAAGCTTCACAAATGACTATTTCAATATTTGGATCTTGCATTGCCCTTGACAGGAACAACTGCTCTGCGTTTATTGGAGGTATACTCTGTCTTCGCAACTCAGTTTCTGTTTCTTTACCGATTATATTGATGAGTCCATTATGAATATATCCTAATTTTAAGTAGTCTAATTCTTGACAATAAAATTTATAGTTGAAGTTCTCTACTGTGTAGTCAGGATCAACATCTATAATATTCTTTTTATGCAATGAACCCATGTCATCAGCAGATACATTCAAGGTTTTAACAAATTCAAAATTTACTTTATCAACTTCTCTAATTTCTAGCGTTTCAATATTAATTGACTCTGCTCTAATTCTACAGTTGATATCGTTTGTTATAAATGTTACTTTACCTATGTTAGCTGATTTATACTGAGTTGCAATTTCGATGATTTTTCTATCATTGATTATTTTAGGATTTACATCCCTGTAATCTGGATAGTTGCTCGAAGATGCTATCTCGATTGTAATTGATCCGTAGGTATATACGTGACGAGATATATCGTTTGTAACGATTAAACACTTCTTTTTTGCTTTTGTAATAAGACGTCCGAATTCTCTGGCTTGATAACCAAGTTCTCCAGGAGTTGTCTTTTTAGCATCGAGCTCATCAATTACTATTTCTGGTATAACGATTACACTACCGTCAGCCGCCAAGACTTCGACATTATGGGCGTCAAGTAGTATAATATTGGTGTCAAGTACTTTATACTGTTGCGACACTTGGTGTAGCTTTTTTTGTATAAGTACGTTTTGGTCTATCATCTCTGTCAGTTTTTGTCTTATAGTCTTGGATAACTGCAGTTTGATCACCATTTTTTCTAGCCCATCTAGCGTATACTTCGTCTTCGTTAAGCCAGATATCTTGACCTTCGATTACTTCAGTCATTTCTTTTTCAGTTAAGAAACCTTCGTAGATTTTTCTGAATGCTCTGTTCAACTCTAGATCTGAGAACTTAACGTACGCTTTAATCTCGTGACCTTTACCGTGTGCCCCACCACTGTAGTTGTGGATCATAAATTGTGTAAATAATGCTACTCTGATTTCATCACAAGCCATTGTTATAATGGTTGCAGCTGACGCTACTATACCAGATAATTCTGCTATTATTTTTGCTTCAGAACGAATGCACGCATCGTAGACCATGAATGCTGAATCTACAACTCCACCACCATTGTTTATATGGAGAGTGACTACATCGCCCTTCTTAGCTCTTCTGATTGTGTCTACAGCTTCGCTGTAGTTACAAGGAGCTTGGATTACGTCGTGGAAGAATATATCAATCTCACGATTATCGTCTGATGCCATAATAGGTACGTATTTTTCCCAACCCTCACCGTATTTTTCTACGTCTTGTGTTCTACTTGCTTTTTTAGGCATGTTATTCCTTTGATTTTTTTATGTGATCGGCTACCAGTGTTGCGTAGCCAGCAATGTCTACCCAAGAGTCGTCGTAATCTGGATCTCCGTTTACAATTCTTGCGAGTTTGTGGAGTATCATATCTACGGCTTCTTTGTGGATTGATTTGAATTTGTCTTTTTTATAAAAGCCTACTTTTGCAAGTTGATTTTTTAAGTTTTGTGCTAACTTAGCATGGTCATTAAAATCACCATATCTACTTCCTCGTTGTTCAAGGATAGTGTGAATCCCTGTTGCTGGTGCTGTAGGGAACGATGGAAGGTCATCTTCAGCATCTTTAACTCTATAGATATTTTGGTCTTCAAGTACTTCAGCGTCTGCTTCACTACCATCTTCGTCATCTGGTAAAGATGCAAAGATAGCGTTTAAGAGTTCTTCCATACTATCTATTTCTTGAACTTCATACTCATCTGCTATGAGGCTCTCCCTTAATGTCATTGCAGCACCATTTAATTTTTTTATTAAAGCAGCTTCGATTTCTGCTATTGTTACATCTTTCATGGTTTTCCTTTTTTGAGTACCGACACTAATCGGTACTGACTGCACTAATTGTTCCTATCTCATCAAACCTACTAAGATCATTTATAGTCTGACCTAATTGATAATTGATGTTTGATATTTCCTGTAATGCTGATTGTTTATCTCTGACGTTTCGATAGTCGTCGAACCAGTCTTCGATGTCATTTTTCTTAACATTAAACGTAGGTTTAAGTTTAATTTCTACTTTCCTTCTGTCTGACCAGTACTCAATGAAGTGATGGCAAATAGCTTGGTTAAAACCAGGCTCTTCACCAGTTTCTAGTAGATAGTCTGCCCAAGCTTTTTCTTTTGTAACAACTCTATCGATGTAGGCTGAAGCCATTTTATCAAACCAACCTGTGTTGAATTCTGCAACAAAGTCTGGGTGTTTTCTAAGTTTATTAATAACGTTAGATCCAGTTGCTGTATGAACTACCATTTCATCAAGTGCAATAGACAACAATAGTTGTGATATACCTTGAGCACAGTTTCCGTAGCCTTTATTTAAAGTCCACGATGTGAAGAATGAAAACGGAAATTTGATACCTTCTAATGAAAATATAACTACTAGAGTTTTTAACAAAATTTTCCTATTGGCTTCGTTGTTTGTCCAATTCTGAGTTGCTGCAATAAACTGCGTAACTACTTCTATTTCATCTTCGATTCTTGTTTGAATCATTGGGTCTGAGTATACTACATCTAGGAATTCCGTAGCTTTAGCACCGAATGCTTGAGTTACACCAGATGAGTAGCTTAAAGCGTGAGTATGTTCCATAGTAGAAATTCTACTGTATAGATAGCTTAACCACGGATCAGTTGCTACCATTGAAAGATAACTGAATACCTCTGGAACGAGTGAATCCAGTACCATCTGATAACCGTTGGTTAATTGAAATTTCTTAAGAGCTGACTCTGAAAATTCAGACCATCGGTCATTTGAGCAGGATACTACGTTTAGAAACCAAACGTTAGCTTCATCTACTTCTGCAAGTTGCTTGAACTTTGGATCAAATGATAAGTCGATACGTTTTAAATCTTGTTCACCAAAGAACAGTTTATGTTCTGTTGATGGTTTTATTTGTAAGTTTAACATGGTACCCCCTATGATCCACAAGACTCACATACTTCTACGTCTACATCTTCTGCTTTACGTGTATGTGTGTAATATATTGTTTTAAGTCCTAACTCTTCTGCGTAGATGAGTGCTGACACTAAGTCGTATGCTGATTTAGAGCTGTTGAATCCTAACGAAACTGATTGGGACATACACAAGAATTTCTGACGAATAGCGGCAAGTTCGATTGTATCTTTATTGTCGATTTCGAAAGTTGTTTGGTAGTACTCTCTGTTTTCACGTAGGTTTGGAACTACGAAAGGTAGTGAGTACGTACCTTCTTGTATTGTTTTTAGTTTACGAGGTGCATCTACTCCTTCTGTTGCGTTGATAGCTTTACCAGAAGTTGCAGTTGGTGCGATTGCCATAATACGAGAGTTTCTAATTCCATATTTGTACATTTGCTGTCGTAAGTATTCCCAATTTTGCTTAAGTGGATAATTTAAACTGCTGTCAGATTTACCTAATATAGATAATTCATGAGGGAAGTAGCCTTTTGCCCACTTAGTATCTTTCCAGACTTCACATCTACTAGTTTCTTTAGCAATCTGAATAGATGCTTTTATAGCATAGTAGCTGAGTTCTTCGTAGAGCTCATGTGTAAGTTTTCTAGCACCTTCAGAGTTCCATAATAGCTTTTGAGAAGCTAGGAGATTTGCGTAGTTTGAAGTACCAATTCCTAAGTTTCTGTGAGCTTTTGAGTGCCTCTCTCCTAAAGGATTTACATAGTAGCTGTTTTCAATTGCGTTGTCTGCAGATTTAACAAGTATATACATTAATCGTTCTTTTTCTACATCTGAAAGTACAAACCATTTAATTAGGTTTACAGATGCTAGGTTACACAGAGCAATATCACCTTTGTAGATGTGTACTGCTTTTCCTGCTACAAGTTCTGAAGAAACTAATTCAATTGGGTCATAAGACATCATCATCTCTTGACATAGATTTGAAGCTGGAATGAATCCTGCTCCAATATCTTGTTCGTTAGCGTTGTCTGAAAAGAAGTAGTATAGGTTACCTGTCTCAAATGTCGTAGTTGCATACCTGAAAGCTAACTCTCTAGCGTTATATTTTCTTTTATTTATTGAAGTATTTTTTAAATACTTGTTATAAAGTTCTAACCACTTATCACCAAAAGATTCAAATAAATCTTGAGTTTTATGCGGATTCATAAGATGAATATCCTGATTTCCTTTAACAGCTTTAGAGAAGTGTCTATTCCATTTAACAGAATATTGTAGTTTTCTAGCTCTGTCTTCATCTTTTCCAGACTCAAGTTTTAATTGAGCTATTTCAGGTGATTGAATGTGGAATGCGTCGAACGTGTTAATACAAGCTGACGATCTAGTGTTACCTTGATTGTAACCACCTACAGTCCACTGTAGTTCTTGAATAAATGGAATTGCTCCACCAGACGAACCATTATTGCCTTCTACTCTAGATCCTGGACCTCGTAGTAGTGATGAATCCCATGCACATCCTCCAGAGTACTTAGACTCTTTGGATAGCATATTGATTGATTCGTTGATACCTTCTTGTGAATCTGATGGTCGATTTAAGCAACAAGAAAATAGTGCTGCTTTCCATCGCATCGAGTTTACCATCTTTGGCGTTGCTTCTGTTACTTCGTGTTTTGCAAGTTGAAGATATTTTTCAATAATTGCATCTGTACCGTCTTTGTACATAAGTTGTATTGCTACTCTCATATAAGTGTGTTGTGGAAGTTCTAGTAGTTTACCTTTTGATTTATTGCAGTATTTATCTACGAATACGTTAAGTCCACCGAATGTGAATAGTTTATCGTATGATGGATCTATAGCTGCTGATAATTCTTCTAGGTCTAGAATTTCTCTCCACGAAGTATGATATAGACCAGCTTCTTCGTTTGCGTCGAATATGTAGCTGTAGCTAGGATAATCATCTCTTAGGAAACCCATCTCTTTGTGGAGTTTGAGTTCATAGAGATTCTTAGCTACTTTCTCCCAAATTGGATATAGATCAGAAATCTTGTTAGACGCAGTAGCTATTACTTCGTCAAATAGTGTTTCTATCTTCATTTTGTTATGAATTTTGATATCTACTGCTTGAAGTAATTCATCTGCTAGTATATTTGAACCTTCACAAGCCCAAAGTATAACTTTTCTCATCTTATCGTGGTTGTAAAGTTCGATTGAACCATTACGTTTTATAATTTGATGGGCTTTACCCTCAATTACTTGTATCATTTGATACTCCTTTGAAACTTAACCAACCTAGTACAAGTATAGGTGCTAGAGGAATTAGAGAACCTGTAGCTGCCCCTGTACCGATTAAAGCACCAATTGTATAGTCGTAAAAATTAAATTTTTTCTCGCTAAATCTGTTATGAATGTTAGTGAACATTTGTTTCTCCTATGCAGTCTTCAAATAGATACTTATGATCTTCTGGTAGTGTTGAGTATAAGTGATTTGCTAAATCTCTTATCTCCCATAGTGCTGCTTTTGATGATCGTAGCTTCAGAAAGTTTTGTAACGAACGAGCATTGACTGTCCATGCAATCGTAGTTTTATACGATTCTGGTAGACTATATTTTACTACGTCATTTGCGTATCCAGCAACTAACAGTTTTCTTACATTTTCTAAAGCTACCATAGAAATAGCATCAATATCTCTGTTACCAGTAAATACTAAATATTTCTCCATTCTAGATTTTAAAGCAGCTGCACCGTTAATGAAAGTAAATGGTGCCTCATCCTTTAACTCTTTTAGTGTATATCTAGTAGATTTAACTGAAGGTGATGCCATTCTATGTCGTGCTAGTTCTTGTAATAGAGCTCTAGATACTCCTTCTATATAGAAGTTGTAACTTATATGCTCTAACGTTGAAGCGTGTTTGAACTTGTTACCTACTCTGTCAATTAAAGCTCTATCGTTTGGTCCGCACATAGGAGTTAAACTCGAATCTGCGTATAATAATGATAGATCTGTATCTGACTTATCACCAGAGTCCCAACAAGTTCTAATAGCTTTTGAAGCTACTGCTAGTGGTGTACGGTGAAGTAGCGTGACTAACATACTAGTTCGCTTTTAACGAGCTTGATACTTTAAATCTAACTACTTTTCTAGCTGGTAGTTGAATTTTTTCACCTGGTTTTTGTGGATTTACACAAGTTCTTGCTTGTCTATCTACTACTTTGAATGTTCCTAGTTTGTTACCTAAATGAACTACTCCGTCAGTTGCAATTCCTTCTAATACTGTATTTACGATTGCATCATAAATTCTTGTTGCTGAAGCTACTGAAGCTACGTCGTCTAGTTCTATCATTCTTGTGATTATGTCTGTTTTTTTCATGTGTTTCCTTTTGTTTTGTTTTGTTTTGTTTTGTTTATTTTATAGATTTACCGAAGTAGTTTGCTATTTTTTAGCAAATCTACTTTTTGGTACTTCAACAGTTGCTGTAGCAGTTCCTGTTTTACCAGTTGATTTTGTACCTTTGATGTACGCTTCTGCGTCTTCTTGAGTTACACCTTCACCGTATTTAACATCTGTATGGTATTTTGAATCTTTTTCAAATCTTGTACCAACGATTTCTGGTTTATCGAGTTCACTAACATCAGCAGCATCGCTTGCTCTGTAGAATCTCATAATAACTCTTTTATCTCCGATTGTTCCATCACCTTTTCTGTAAAACTCTTGTTTTACCCACATTTTAACTTCAAGACCTTCAAAATCTTCTAAAATTAAAACTTCTTTTAATGCACCTGCTTTACCGATTGGTAATTCTGCTTCAACTGGGTTAAATTTCCCTTTAACAGATAGACCAGCTAATTTTGCTAATGCTCCGAATGTTTTTTGGTTACCATCTAATTGTGTTTTACCATCGAATGTCGATAGTGGTAATGCTCCGTAAAGCATTTGTGGTTTGTCGTTTCCTAAGTCTACAAGAAATCCTAATGAAATTGCTCCATTGTCGTTTTCGTCTACCACTACTGCTTGAATAGTAACATCATATACTCCTGAAGTTCCAATGAATGAAGCGTTACCGCCTACTTTTTCTAAGTCTGCTTCTGATATACCTAGTGTGAATGATCCTTTTGACATGAGTATGTCTCCTTTTTTGTGTTTTTTAGTTCTTCAGTGTGTTGCTAGTACACTTGAATAAGTACTGTCCGATAATATTTATAAAATTGGAGAAATTATGGTCTTTAAAAAGACAGTACTTAGTCAAATGTACTAGAGAGCTATTTTAGCTCTTCTAGTAGTTTTAGATTAAACTTTTCAGCTTTTATTACTGCTGAAAGTCGTTCATCATCTCGTTCTGAATAATGTGGTTCTATGAGTTTACCTATCAAGGTTCTTGCTGCTTGTACTTTGTAGCTTAATGCTTCTGGGTACAATAAGTTACTTAACTCTGATGGTGAAATATCATATAAATAATCAGTAGTATGTTTCACGACTTATATCGTCCACTCTTCTGCTTCTTCTAATGAATTAGAAAGCATAGCGATATGTTTATTGATGTCAAATTCTTCTAGATCTTGAGACTCTGGAATTTCCGTAGCGTGAAGTGTTCTACAAGGGAACTTCATTGTGCTGTGGTGGATGATTCTTTTGTTACCTTTTAGTTCAATAAATGAAGCTTCATCTGTTACTGATAACCAACTACCGTTTTTACCGAAGTTTCCTGGTGCAGCTATTTTAAATGAGTTTGAATCTACGTCCCATTGGCAGTGAGATGTGAATATAACATTTATTCCTTCTGGGATGATTGCATCTTCTAAGAAAGCATTTAGTCCCATTACATCTTTACCGAGATTTGAAAATATTGTGAAACCTGTAAACTTATCGTTTGCGTATTTCTCCATATTGTTTGCTAAGTGAGTTACAGAGTCGATTACTAGTGTTCCTGGTAATTTACCGTATTTAGCTTCGTAAGCTTCTAATTTAGCACCTACTGTGTTGATGAAGTGGTCTAATCCTTCATAATGTGAGTATCTAAAGTGTGGTATTTTTCCTTTAAAAGCTTTGTTATCTGTTGACACGACTAGTGCATCTTCTAACTTACTTATTAAAGTAGTTTTACCACTTTTCTCCATAGCTACGATTCCGTATTTAATTCCGTGTTTTGCCATTATTTATCCTTTAATTGCATTGATTTGAATAGTATGTGGTTGAATTCAGGTTTTAGTCTTGATAGTTTTACTGTGTCACACATAATTGTTAACACATCTTCAAAAGCTTTATAGTCTGTTTCGTCAATTGTTCTGTTTACTATATGGAGACGAGGTCCTATCGTTTTCGTAGGTCTTATCGTATATACTAGACGTATTCTGTCTACATTTACTTTTTTCTCTTTTCTATATAGATAGGCGTATGCCATCATCTGAATGTAATATCCCCAAGGTATTGTGTCTCCTGCTGGTTTCTGTGATACATTTTTGTAGTCTACGACTGTAGTTCCAGTAAGGTTATCACAAGTACCACCCAAGTAAATTCCTGGTTCAATTTGAGTTACTATTGATACCTCTACTTCCGTAGGTTTGTTATGTTTTATATAATCGTTTATTAACAATTTTGCCATATCAGGATATAAGTCTCTAATTTCTTTACAGTTTACTTCTGGATTCATCATATGCTGACGTAGGTACTTTTCTACTAAATCCCTATCCGTAGGCAATCCTTTTGCGTAGAACTCTGCTAATCCGTGTATAATCGATCCTAGTACAGTTGCCGTACTTCCTGTAAACTGTCTATCACCTAGTATTTGTTCTTTATACCAAATTACTGGAAAATCAAAAAATTTACTTATTGATGATGGAGATATTTTAAAAAAACAATCCTCTGGTAGTGGTACATTTGTATAATCAAACGGATGTGGTTCAGGTAGTTTCTTTTCTTTTACCATTTTTAATTTCCTTAATGATGCTCTTAACTACCTCTTCTGACGCATCTTTCGGAAGAGGGTGTAGATCAGACCAATCGTTTCCAAGCTCTAACTGAGCTTCATTCTTAACTATTTGATCTGTCATAAAATCTGTCTCCATTATATTTACTATGTTATGATTTAACCAAGCAATTATTTCTGGGTCGTTATAAACTATCCCGTAGATTGAGTCGTATATCGTAGAAGTAACTTGTATGTCACTAGTGTATATAAGATTTTCATCAATTAAAGTATGTAGTTTATTTATGGATAATGCTGTTAGTATTGACCAAAATTGACAAGTAGCATTATTTAATGTCCGTATATCTTTCCTTGGATTGTCAGTACTAATGTAGAAACCCATACCCAAGTGTACACGATGATTTTTCTTAGCTGTTTCAAGTACGTATCCTTCTCTGTATTTTGTTATACCAGGGTATAACTTATTGTGATAGTTATTAAAAATATCCTCTGCTTCATTTATTGGTATCTTTAACGCCTTTGCGACTTTCGGTGGATAAGCCCCGTAGCTTAAGCCGAATGTTACACCTTTTCCGTTTTGTCTTAATGTTTTAAGTGGTTTATTGCCCTCGTCTACTAGTCGTTTAAATTCTCTAGCATCTGTCGGCATATCTCCTGTTAATTCCATTTCTTCTTTTACTTTATCTGGGAAGTATGCTACCGCACCCATTGAGTGTCCATCTAAGTCTTGTAGAAATAACCCACATTTATTAGTATCTGCAGTTAGAGAAGCAATTACTCTATCTTCTAGTGCAGCGTAGTCTATTGACCAGACCAGATAACCTGGTGGTGCTGTAAAACATCTCTTAATAGGTTTTGCATAGATCGAACCTGTTGAAGGACTGTTAAGCATATTAGGATTATTAGAGGTGTATCTACCTGATTTTGCACCTAATAGCCTGTAATTGCCGTATAATTTCCCATCTACTGTATAGTTGTAAAACGCTTCTATGAAGTTATTACGAACTATCGATGCGAATGAGAAGTCTATGAAAGCTTGATATATTTCTCTGATATCTGGATCTTGTTCTGTTGATAGTAGCTCTTCTATAACTTTTCTACCCCAAGATGGGTTACCAGTATCTTTACTGAATTCTACCGGTTCAATACCTAACCATTCAAAAAATTCTGATTTCTGTGGAGCAGAACCTGGATTAAATGGTTGCATTACAGTTTCTCTTTTTATTTGAGCGATTTGATCAAGATACGATTTATTATACATTGCAGATTTATGCTGAGTAAATAGTTTGATTGCACCTCTAGCTAATTTATTACTTTGCGGTACTGTTTTGTTTACTAATGGTTCTAAATCTTTATGTATTTTTGCAAGCTTTTTGACATAATTTGCATCCCATTGTGCTATACCAGTGGCAAGTAGTTTAATAGGATATATTATATCTGCTTTATCTTTTGCGTATAAATGCATATAGTAGCTACGGTGAATCGGGTCATCACATTTGAAGTCTCTCTGCCAATGAGCAGGCGGTTTCATTTTTGATTGTATCTCTGATTTAACCTCAGCCGCTATTATTGGGTATTTGTAATCTTGAAAGTCTTTTATACAAGCATTATTTGCTATTGTTATATGTACTTGTTCTAGTAGTTCATCTAGTTTTTTCTCTAGTTCTTGTACACGCTTTAAGTCTATAGGTAGACCGTTTGCCATAATACGGATTGTGTCAGCAATTAAAGGCTTAGCTACGTTTCTATAGAAAAACCCTTTATCTGATTTGAATTCTTCTTCACTTGGTGGTTTTAATGGTAGTAGGTCATGTGGTGATTTTATTTCTTCCATGTCCAAGTCATCCATATACCGAAGTACGTTAATGCCAGTACTTGTACAGTTCCAAAACCAGCAATTACTGCAACTACCCAATCGGGTATGTTTATATCTGTTTCCATGTTCGTTCCTTTCAATTACACTTATTTACGCAATAAGGTTAATTATGAGTTGTTTTTAAGGTTAATTACCAGTATGCTGTTATTTAATTAGGTTATATAAACAATATACTATCTATATACCTGAAACCAGTCCACCGTGGCAGGGCCCGCAGGTATACTGGAGTCCAGATGAGTTCAACAATGCGTAAGCTCTGCTGGAGCGATTGTTGAACTCATCTTTAACTAAGATACACAACGGAGATGATACATTCTCTTATCTTAGTTTATGAGTTATATGTTCTATATAAATAGGTATATTGCTTATATAATCTAACTATTTTAAGTACCCTAATATTTCATTGTATAAAGCGTAGGTTGCACAAGAGTCAATAGCTGCGTATTCTATTAGTTGTTCATCATATAGATTTGCTAAGTTAAAGTTATCTTTTGTAACTGCCCAATCTCCGTATCTGTACCCCATTAGGTGTTTTAATGAGGATTTAGCTTCATCAGTTTTAACGCGGTTAAGTAGACATCTAGTTAAAATTTCTGTATCCTCGTAGTTCCGTGGTAACTTCCCTGTATGGTAGTTAATTAGTTTACCGTCGAATGATAAGTTATGCCATATCTGTTTACGATCTGTATTAACTAGCCAGTTGCATACAGCTTTACGTTTTTCCTCTGTATCAAGAATTGCTACAAATGAGTCTACTTCTGACCAAGCTACCGAAAAATGTGTTATATAGGTAAGTGTTGGGTGTGATAATCCTGTAGATTCAATATATTGGTTTATCAATCTTATTTCTTCATGGTCAGTAGTTGGATTTAGTTTTTCTTCTTTAAGAAAATCTTTCATCGTTTGTTTTTCTGTGTCCGTCCAACGAGAAGCTGCTTCAAAGTCGCATGCTATTAAGTCAGGTAAATTATTTAAAGTTTCTAAAATAGTTTCTAGACTTGAGGAATACGTATGGTTTATACTTTTTACTATTTCAAATTCCATTGTAACTCCTAGTACGTTTTACGCAGATAATGTGCTAGACCTAGAGCATCACATCTACCGTCCATTATTCCACCTTTTGGTCCTGCTAGAGGAAGTTTTGGGTAAAGTTTAGTCATAGTTTCGGAAATACCTTTTTTACCAGATTTTGGAGGTACTGCACATAGTTTTTGCCATTTTTGTGGTCTTACTTTTTCATAGCCTATTTCTAAGGTTATGAGCATACCTTCTAGTTCTCCTAGTCGTTGACCAAAACTGAACATCGAAGAAACTCCTTGACCAGGCATTGCGCTTACTGCTTCTACTGCTACCATAGTTAATGGTATATCAATAGATTTGAGTGCTTTGGCATAGCCTATTAGACCTACTTTAGCGAAGTCATAGAATTCTGCTACACCTTCTTCTGATATGATACATAGAGCTCCATTAGCTCCTGGATCTATTGCTGCAAAAAGTTTCATACTACTCTCCACTGTACTTAATTGCGTGATTAACTACGTCAAACAAATCAAGTAATTGTTCTGCGTCTAACAGAAATATATTTTCTTTTGTTGTTAATACATTTAACGCATTTTGTACTTCTTTATAAGCTACATAAGCCTGTTCTTCTATTACATCTACGTGTTTTTCGTAACATTCATTGTTTTCCATATCGTTTAACATGTTATTCCTTTGTTTGTTTTAATTTACTTATTAATATATATGGACAAGTATCATCGTGATTCAATGTTCCCATAGTTGCTACATCTTTGGTACCACCATTTCTTATCTTAACTTTTTCAAACGCACCACACATAGGGCAATTTACATAGTCTGGACCATTACTGTCACTTTCGTATATTTTATCAACTGATTTTATATTATCGTACAATAAATCTATTAAGTCTTCTTGTTCTTTTGTCATTTTCTTAATCCTTTAAAATAGACGTTCTACATATGTTAATATCGTGCGCCCAAATCTTTCTTCAGGCATTGAATATGCCCAGTAGTCATTTATGTCATGCATAAGTTGAGTAACTGTTTCTTGGTCTGCACCTAAATCTTTAGCGTGTAACGCTGCTCTGATTAGTGATCTACTACCTTCCCCATCTGCTGCTTCGTAAGCATAGTGAAACGTAGTTAATGGATCATTTAATGCAGCTTTTTTCTGAGCTGGGTTAATTTCTTTTTTAACTCGTTCTTTTTTAGCTACGAGTTCAGCTGAGTCAATTATAAAGTTTTTAGCTGGTAATGGTTCTGCGTCTACCATTGACCAGATTTGTCTATCAGCATAGCTGAAGAATATCTGAGCTTTTGGTAGTGGATCTGCTTTGATTGCAATATGCTCACTTATTAACCCAATGAAATGCTTCCATTGTATATCTGGAATATCTACTATCGAATCTAATTCAAGCAGTATCCTAAATTTCTTGTGGTTTGCACCATTTGAAGTTAAAGATATATGGTGATTTATATCTGACAGCATAAAGTCTACTTCTTCTGCAGTTAACGTTGAGTCATCTACGTCTAATACTACCCATTTACATCCACCAACTATGTTATCTTTACCTCTTACTCCGCCTTTGGCGTTTTTATGCTTCTCTTTATCATACTTAGCTAGTTTATCATTAGAATCCCGCAGTTTGAATGGAGTATAGGCAAAATCACCTTGTAACATATCTGCTAATTCAGCGAATGTCGTATCGTAATGTTCGTAACCATAGGTTGTTTGATTTGCTATTCTTCGTTTTATATCGTCTAGCTCATCTTTTGATGCATTTCTTGCTAATGCTTTGAATAACTCGGTGTTATCAATTGGTAGATACGATATGTTAATAATATCAGTAAGTTGTTGCCGTTCAAAACATACACCTTCATCACATACTGTATAAATACCAGTTTTGTCATATGATGCAGCTAGTTTTACCAGTTCGTGTACTCTTGCTTCAGTAGTTCCAGTTGAAGATATATAACCAAGTTTTTTGATAGTATGGAATGACATATGACTTTTACCATCTGTTCCACAGTTTACGTTCATGTAGTCTGCAAATACTTCGTGAGGCTGTTTTGCCAATTCTGCTTCAAATAACTCCATATCTCTATTTAGTTGTTCACAGTAAGTTACAGCTGATACGTAATCTGATATTGAAATTATGTCTCTACCGTGAAACATTGCTATTGCACCAGCGAATTTTAATGCTTTCCATTGTAAGTGTTTTCTGACAAGTTTTGATATTGGGTATTGATGTTCAATCTCTGATTCTGCCACTTCTTCGTTGTACGCTGTGTAGCGATCATAAATTTTTTGAACTTCTGGTGCTAACGTTAATGGTTCTGTAGAGCCATTTATCAATGCTGGTACTATTGTGTTAATAGAAGCTATTGCTTTAGTACGGTTATCATACGCATCAGATTTACATTGAGCTGTCCATTTATCAAATTTTGCTATATTTCCGCCAAAATCTGGTCTTTTTTCCTCGTCAGGTGCATACATAAAGTATGATCTACGAGCTAATTTTGAGTTAAACGCTTTTCTAAACTTATGTTTTATATCTTGTTCAAATAAAATTCCTGCTTGTGATCCCATAAATAATGCTGATACAGGGAAATTGTATAATGGTTTTAATTGAGATTCTTTACCCTTTAAGGCTTTAACTTCTTTTGAACCTTTATCGTATACTTCTGCCATAAATTGCATTAGTAAGTCAATACCATTACCAAATTCGTCTCCGATTTCTCCTGAGTATACGAAACCAGCTCCTAAACCTTCATCTTCAAGACGATTGAAATCTGATGTTAGTCCTTCGAGTGTTGAGTTTGGTGCTGAGAATAGTGAAGATGGATGAGAGTAGTACTCTTTCCATACATCAAATTCTGTTGGATTATCTTTTCCTTCTTTTCTAGCGGCTTCAATTGCTATATTTTTAGCATTTGTTTTTCTAGTTTCATTAATAACTTGGTAGGCTTCACCAAAACAAGTTCTTACAGCATCTTTTGAGCTATCTTTACCAGCTCCAGATCCTGCTATACAGAATGTGATACTGTTGATAGGTATTAAAGCTCCGTCGTATAATTTAATCTTTTTTTGAAATTGAGAAAAGAATAGTATAAATTCTGATACAGCTATTGCTAATTTCATTCTATAAGGAATTCTGTAGTTGTTTATTGAACCTGCTAATTGTATTAGTATTTCTGGTAACTTGCCTGAAAATACATTATTCTTATCTAGTTCTTCTTTGAACATTAATTTATCATTCATTTTTCTCTCCGTTTATTTATTCTTTTTTTCTGGTTTTTCTTCGTAGTCTAATACTGTTGCATTTGTCAATTCTACCCTAGCTCGTGATACAGCTACGTAATATAGGTTTAATTCAGTAAGTTCTTCTTCAGTTCCTTTATTACTTTTTATAGCTTTTGTTACACTTTTATTTAGGTCATCTTCAATAAATACTGAGTCGTAAGTTTGACCTTTGCAGACATGAGCCGTAGTTACTACAATGGTTTGTCTTTTCTTTGGTTGCTCATGAGCTTTTTTGTAACAATCAAATATTTCTCCGTATGAGTGTGTTTCTAAAAGTCGTAATGCTGATACTAAGTTTACGTCATCGCTGTGTAATTCTCTAAGATATCTATGGAATGTCATTCTTTTACCGGCTTCGTCAAATAAGTTACTTTTTAAATAATTATTTTTGTCTGTTTGTAGATATGCGAATTCTTTATCTACAGGTTTATTTCCTGATATTGATATAAGGGCTAACGGTAATTTGAATATTTCTTTTGGAGTTCTAAGGAGTGTATAATTTATGTTTTCACCGTGTAGATCCATCATTCTTGATATCATAGTTGAGTTTGTACGGGATATAAATGCTCTTGATTTAATCGTTTTATCTTCTATGTGAATACCACGGAAATGCATATTAGGATTTAAGTGTCTTCTACAAAAACGTTCTATATTTACAGCTATTTGTTCTGAAACTCTGAACGATTGTGATAATGCTAGTTCTACACCTTCGTTTTTTAGCACTTCAAATCCATTAACTGTATTGAGGAAACTGTAGATGTTTTGATGTGGATCACCAACCATTATCTTTTTGTTAGCTATGATTCGTTTAAATATTTCTATTGTAACTTCTGAAATATCTCCTGCTTCATCAAGCATTACTAAATCATATTCGTCTATAACTACGTTGCCTTCTACCATTTGTAGGTATAGGTATTTCTTGCAGAAATCGAATGTTACTGGAACTTCTCCTTCTACCATCTTTTCAATATATGCTATTGCAATTGTAGCATATTTTTTCTCAATAGTAGCTGTAATAGACATTAAGTCTAATGAAGCTGATTTGAAAAAATCTTCCATCGCTTTAATAATTTGTCTTTTTACATGTGGTTGTAATTTTTCTTTAATACTATCAATAGTAAAATTTTCTATTTTATATTTATGAGGTCTAACTACATATTGATATGCTATTGCATCTAATGTTTTGCAGGTTACATTTTTAGGAAATGTAAGTCTACCTTCATCTATTACAGCTGCATTAAAGGCAGTGTATAGTGCGTTAGTTGAGTTTAGTGCTCTTGCTACTCCTTTTAGTGTATGCGTTTTTCCTGATCCTGCAACTGAAGATACCTTAATTAGATGTACTTGTGGGTTTTGTGCTAAATCTATTATAGCTTCTTGTTCGTCTGTGTATGATATCATGTTTCTTCTTTCTTAAAAATATTTAAGGGTATACCTTTTTTTCAAAACGTTGACTAGTTTAGCGCTGTAGCTGACTGTCTTAAAGTGCAGCCCGATAGGGCGCAACTTAGGGACAGTGGGCGGGTGCGCTAAACTAGTCTAATGTAATAGCGTTATAGCAGAGGTGATACACCTTCCTACTATTACAAGCTAGTTTATTGAAATTTAATTCTATACCCTTAAATATTTTTAATACTATATAGTACTATAAGAATATCGTTTAGTTATTACGTTCTAATCAGATATTCTTTGAAAATACATTAGAAAAAGTCTTAAGTTCGGCGATGATACTTCTACCGTTCCTTTTTCTACAAAAAGTCTACTATAAGTATTGTAAAACACATACGATTTTGCGCACCAGCAGGATGAGATGACATTTGTTCCCAGCCGAGGAGAACGTTTGGCCTGCGGCCATGAGTTCTCCTCAACGGGAACTTTTGTCATCTCATCTGCAGTAGTTCCTATTTACCAAAGATGATTACATTCTTCTAAAACTACTAGTGAGACGCTTTAACTTTATAATATTTCTATTTATATAAATTAAATAAGTTCTATGTGTTTTACAATACTTACCTAAGTATACCGTTTTTTGTGCAGCGTATGCATGGACCCGGATGATTCATGTTTTAGATTTCGTGAATATTTCTGATTATAAATTTTCGTTAGAAAATTTTAAGAAGAAATTTCAGGTTTTCTAAAACATGAATACTGTTACTGCTATATATCAAAGATGATTACATTCTTATACAATAACAATCATGTTATGATTGGGTAAGGTTTCTATACTTAGTGAGTATTGTGGTGGTTTTACCCACTAGTGATATATAGTACCGTTTTACAGGGTTTAACATGTAGGATCCTGTCTCCAGGTTCGAACGCCGCATCCCTTCAGCTGCAGACGTTAGCGAAGCGGTAGTCTGCAGCTGAATATTAGTATAACATTATAACAAAGGTGATGACACTCTTATTTTATACTAATCAGCTTAATGTGAGAATTTATTCTACTATATATCACTAGTAGGTAAGATACCTACCGTAGAGCTTTTGGTAATTGGAGTCTACTCCAAGTTACTAAGCCACCTAAAGAATGATGATTGCCTTGAAATTTAGCTGCTCTCATTCTATACTTAATTTTTCTAGGGACTTTAATATTGTTGTCCCCAACCATAATTCCTAGCATTCTTCTATAACCGTATCTGGCAAATCTAATTCTAGTTTTAGTAGGTTTTATTGTAAACCCATGATTTGCAAGAATAGTAGTTACTGCTTCGATTATAACAACTAATTTTGTCATATCTTCTGTATTTGCAGATACTGTTACGTCATCTGCATATACTGTCATAGATGTAGCAAAATCTATTTCAGGATTATTATGAAGATATTCATCTAATTCTTGTAACGCTGGTATTAAAGCTAAATTAGCTAACATCGGTGATGTTGCAAATCCTTGTGAACAATACCCATCTGCATGAAATAAATTTGTATCATTTGCTAAGTCCTCAGAGAATGGTCTGATGTGTTCCGTAGTTACTGAATCGAAGAAGTCTGCTATATCCATACCAATTGATGCTCTATATCCGATATGGTTATTTGCGGCTGTAACTACGTTCCGTCCTGTAATGAATCCGTATTGTACATCTTCTACTCCATATTCCGCTGCAGTGTCTGCCCATAGAGCTTCAATTCTTGGGAGAGCACTTCTTTGATATGCTAGTAATTCCGCATCTGGTGCTGTAATTTTTCTCGTACCTTTATTTCTTTTTGGTATAAGGAATTCTCTATATGTCATTTTATTCTCCAAATATGGCTTCATGCCATTTTCTTATTTGTTCATCTGTTGCATTTTCTGCTTCTACTAGACCTAAACCGGCTTGCATAAGAGCACCTTTCATTTCCGCTATTTCATCTGTTGCTGGATTATCACCATTATCATCTGCAGAAAACTCTTCATAAACTAAGTACTGTAGCTCTAGTAAAGTTTCTACTAGATCTTTTTTTGTAGTTTTTTGGTACTCATTTAATTCAGGTGTTGATGGTTCTCTTCCGTAGTATATTTTTTCAAAAGTACATATGGTTTTAATCAATGCTGTTTTTGATAGAACGAATAGATCCTTGTCCTCTTTAAACTCAATTGAGTATTTCTTTTCAATTTTTTGTAAAGTTTCTGTGTCATCGGCTAGATAAGAATCCATTGGAGCTGAGTTATATCCATAATTAACTGTAACAGGTGTTTTTCTAAAACTACCTATACCATCATACATGTATGTAATTTTTTCTGCTTTAGTAACGTTTTCAGCTGCAATAAATTGTGTATTAGGCTCTACATCTACACTAGCTATTAATTTGAGTAATGGTGTTGGTAATGAAGATATTCCATTATCTACGAGAGTAATGTTATTTAATCCATCAGTGTTAACCCCAATACCTAAGTACTGTTCAATTTGTGAAGTAGCTTCTGGTTCTGTAATGTATACTGTCGCTGTTCTACCTTTTCTGTACATAATACCTTCTGCCTGCGTAGATCCAGTTGCTATTCTGTATTCCGTTCTAGTAAGTTTTATCGGGTTATTATACATAATACTACTGAAAGATGGTGTTTCATTGGCTATTGACAGAGGAAATACTACTCCTGTATTAACTATATGGTTTTTTCCATAGTCTGTTCCTGAAAAACTTCCTACACCAGAAGGGTGTCTATGTAGAGTATTCAATGGAACCGATAAAGCTTCGTAAGCGAAAGGCATTAACATACTTTTGTTAGTTGTAAACTTCTCAAGTATATTTTGTGCTATCTGATCGTGTAGTGGTTGTAGTGCATTTGACATTGCTTCTACATCTTTTAGCTCAAAATCAATATGTACTGGTGTAACTTGTTGAGCGTAGTTAAATACTACTGTCGGAAATGCGATATCAAGTACAGAGTTATCTGGTGCTTTTAGTCTAATCACTAGTGCCCAATAATGTACTTGGAATTCGTTTGTTGCAACTAAAGGTCCAGAATTTCTTGCTATTTCTGATAGCGTTTTTTGTGTAATTCTGAGTATACCTGCGTTACTTTTATCTACGGAGTCTTTAATTTTAGGCTCTAGTTGTTCCATTTTATTCTCCTAACGGAATGTTTAATGTATTTCTGTAAATTGAAATACTCTTTTCTATACATTTTTTAATGTATGCATATGATGCTGTCGTCATACAATTTGAGTTGTACGGAGAAGATAAATTTGAATGGTGTTGTGTTCTTAAACCTTCAATTGTCCTATTAGACTTTGACCCACAGCAAACGTTTCCTGATGTACCACCGTGGTTACTAATGTTTGCACCTTTAGTAAATGAAACGTGATGACCAGCTGGACTTCCAGATGAAGGTATTGCAACAATTGTTACACCGTAGTAAGGAACGAAAGTACTTCTAGTCAGTAATTGGTGTACTGTTAAGTAGTATTCTTTTGACCTTATTTCATTTTCACCTTTTGAAATCGCATATTGTTGTACAATCGATCTATTTTCTAAACTGATATCATTTCTAACAATTTTAATATATCTTGGTTCAAGAATAGTTGATGCACCTAATATATGTTCATTTATAGTTTGATCCATAATAGCTTCTAACTCAGGTGTTGTTGCTGGATTATACTGTAATTTAATTTCTTCTAAATCTTTGAATGTAAATACGATAAGCTTTGATACTATTTCAGTATTAGAGAATATTGTAGGTGTTAATTCGACAGCTACAATGTGATGTAGTAAGTTGATTAAAGCACCTTTTTCAGTAATAGCAATTATACCTGCTAGAGAATCACCTAACTGTTCGTGAAGGTGCACAGCAAGTTCGATTGCACTTTTTATTTTCATTTGTTCTTCTACTTTAATAATATTTTGACCTAATTGAGTCATATATTCTTTTGGTGAAACAGATGATACCTTTGAGTATACTGCTAATCTTTCATTTGATAAAAGATTCGCTACTGATCCACTTGAAGTGTTTAACTCTTTTGTGTATGAACCATCTGTTAGTGATAGTGCTGATAGTAAATCTTGTGATTTATATAGGTTTTGTTCCTCTTTTTTTAAGAATTCTTTTAGTTCTTCTTTAATTACTTCTTGTAATATTGTTTGTTTATCTAACATATAATCCCTTTAAAATGTTGTAGCAGCTTCTTGCTCTGTTGCTACGTTTCCTGAATGTTCAGGTAATTGAAAATTGTACGATCTATCAGTAGCTAATTTTGATACACCATCAAATGCGTACTCTAATAATTGGGTATCCACTTGTGATAAATCTGTTTTTGCTGCTAATATTTCTAATAGAGAAATTGCCATTCTTAATTGATTCATAAAGAATTGAGTTAATGAAATTAATCCATATGATTCTATTTGTAAATCGGTATCTTGCGTTGGGTTAAGCCACATTTGGCAACCGTTTCCACTATGAGTAGCTGCAATAAAGTTACCCCATTGTCCCATTACTCCTCTTGTACCTAAAGATGGTGCACCATAAAATACGTGGTTATCTTTAGCTTTATATACATCTGTACTATTTCTTCTATTTAAGTCATAGTCGTATACTAATCCTTGCATACCATAATCCCTACTTGCATTATCTAAGTATGATTGAAGCAAATGTGGTTTATTTTTTGATAATAACGTAACTTCTGACTTATCTAATAGCCGTAGTTTTGCTGAAGGTTTCATATTATATTGTGTAATAACACTATTGTTTGATACCTTGTTTGGGTGTTTAGGGAATCTTAATAAGTTTGATATTTCTAAACTTTCTGGTTCTACTATTTCTACAAACTTAAATAAGTTTACACTGTTTGTAAATTTCATAATTTCTGTTAACCAGTGAATTGTATTAACGCCAGTTCCACCATACCCTACAAATGTAATTGAGTAATTGTTTGCTTTTACTTTTGTAATTAATTGCTTTAAATCTTTAACTGTATAGCCAAGTACTCTACATAGTTGTTCTGTTTCAATTTGATGAGCACCAATTACATCTGCAAACCAAGGTGATATACAGTAGATAGTTTTTGGTAACTTAAGGTTAAAAAGATTATTACTATTAAATCTAGCGTTGTATAGTATCTTTGGCATATAGTTATCCATAACTACGTTCATTAATCCTGAAATAGGTCTGTCATAAAACGCATACCTTACTCTTACTTGATCTAGTAAGTGATCACCACTAAAGTTAACGGTTCTATACTTAGTTTCACTCCATATTTGACCTGCTGGCAAATCTGTTGTGTATGACACCCAGCTTTTTGGCATCGAAAATCTACTGTCGTTACCATTTTCCATTGTATAAGGAATGGGAAAGTATGTGTTAAAAGAACGCATTGATAAATCTGTAGGTAGGTCATCGAATTTGAATGTACTAGTATAGTATATTTGTCCTGAATCGATTAAATGACGAATTATTTCTGAAGTTGCTACGTTTATAGCTGCCATTTCGTTGTTTTGAAAAGCAGAGATTATTTCTGCTTTAAGTTTATATCTGTACATATTATTTTCCTTTTAATAGTTTTATAAAGTACTCCGAAGAGTACTCTAAAAATTATCTGTTTCCAGAACCTGATTTTGTTTCAAGAGATTTTGCTTCTGCTGTTCTAATGCTACTATTTTGAGTTGTAGTATCTCTACCACCTGCCGCTGCTGCTGCTGCTGCTGCGATTTGTTTTGCTAATTCTGCTGCTGATGTTGCCATTTTAGTTTGCTCCTAATTCTTCATTTAATTCATATACACAAATCTTAGCATTTTCATTTACTTCTAAAACTGCTTCGATCAACTCTTCTAATTCATCACAATCTGCAACTGGTGCATCAACGATTGTTCCGTCTACTGTTACTAAGTATTCTGGTGTAGCTGGTACTTCTTCTACTACTGGTGTTTGTGGTGCAATAACACCACCTTTTACAAGTGCATCTGTAATAAGTTTTTGTACAAGTTCTGCCAATTCATTTTGGTTAATATCCATCTGGTTATCCTAATTTCGAAATTAGTTTAGAGACATTGCGGTCTATATCATTAAAGAATGTTACCGCTATAAGCAGCTACTATTTCTTGATTGTTAAACGCTGTTGTAAACGCTGATCTGTAGTTAACTATACCGTGTGATAGTTGAACCCCTCTTACCATTTTTGTTCTTGAATCTCTGTAAAGCGACTCAACTTTTTGAGCTGATTCTTCTTTTGTTTTAAAAAAGAAGTAGTCATTGTGAAAGCTGATTGACATATAAAGTCCTCTATACGCAATAAGTCTATTGATTTTGTTTTGCCAATATCTTACTTTTGACTCATACGCCTTTGCTTCTTTAATTGTTGTTCTATAGTCTGCAGCGTTTTCTACTGGTCTCTCTATTTCTAGAATCTTTAAGATTTGAGCCATTGGTGCAGCTTTACCTGCTTCTACTGTTTTTTTATTAGCATTTAGATAGTCTGCTAATTCCTTAAATTTTACCATTCCTGATAATGATCTTTCTACTCTTTTGATTGCCATAATTTTCTCCTGTTTGTGTTTTTAGTCTAAAGCTTATTTATATAGCGTCACTTTATACTACGCAATTCTTTTATATTTGAAGGAATCCTTTAGTAGTTCCCATTCTTTCCATTTATACTTTTCATCAAATGCTTTAGCGTTGGTGTAGTTATTCGTAGCTACAACATACGCTTTAGCTGAATAGAAGTCTAATACTTCTTCAGAAGTCGATACTGTATAAATTTCTTGTCTACTTGCCATCATCTGTATTGTTGCTGGTGAGTCTATATTACAAGATTCACATTCAATTTTATTATCTCTGGTAAATACCAGTAACTGTTCTACTATTAACGGTGGTTTTTCTACTTCAATTTCATTGAATGGTAGACGTCTCGTAGCAGCTGCAGTTACTGTTCTTGAAAAAAATGGTCTATCTTCTTCTAATGAGACGGTATTTGTTGCTCGTCTGATAGATACTTCTTCCACTATTCCAGTTTGTTGTGAGTGGAATTTAGCTGTTCGCAGTTTATTTAGCCTTAGAGCCAATGTACCGTAGAATGCAACTTGTATTAATGATTGATGTAAAAACCATTCCGGTAGTTCTTCAGAGTCTATATACTTGTGTTCAACCAACTGTACTCCTCTACCTGATGCTCTTACCTCATCTACTGAGAAACACACAGTATTCACGGAGTTATTGTGTTCTATATTTACGCTACCACCCATCTCTACTTTAGAACCTGGCTGTGTTGAGCTGTATTGGCGTTTCATTGCTTCTACCATTCTTGCAGTAGGTCTTATATCAGGTACTTTGTTTCTATTCTTATACACCATTTGAGTTGCTGAATTTTTTACTAGCGCTGCTGCTGAAAATAGCATTTTTGTTTCCTTTTGTTAAATTCTGCGTACGTCGCGGCTCGCACCGACTGGAGGTAATGCCTCGATACGCCAAGTTGTTATGGTTTGACTTTTATTTTTGACCAGTCAAACGTAAATGTTTGTTTCTTTGCTTTTTCTTGTTCAATATCCGAAGTTACCATTGTAAATGGGTCAACTACGTTGTTACTGCAGAGTTTTTCTAGATAGTCAGCACAACAGTGTAAACAAATATCTTTGTCACCTATTTTTGCTGCATCCTTTCTTGGAGTAGTTCCTGTTGGCATATTGATAAAGTAAGCTTCTGACATTCTAGTATCTCTTATTACTTTTCCGCATTTATCACAAATTATTTTTGTGTTTTTTACTTCTTGTACCATTATTTTTCCTTTAACAGATACTCATTACTGATTGCTTTAAACGATACTGTTGAATGTTTAAGTGATTTATACACGCTTCCTTCACTGATAGTTCCAGGATTCATTGATTGTCTTTTAACTCGTTCAAGTATTTGGTCTTGTGTAAGTTTTAATATTTCTACAGATTCATTTATCACAGGTACATGTTTTGCACTAGATAGATACGAAGCTACGAATGCTCTTCTTGCATCTGGTAATAAGTAACTACCTTTATTGATGTCATATACATCAAATATGTAGTATTCTACTTCTTTTACCTTCTCCCAATTCTTTTGGATATTAGGTGCTATTAATTCACCTTGAATAGCATAACCAACTGGCAATGAATTTTCAATATCATATTTAATTGCCGCTGTCCAGAAATCTGATTGTTTTTCACCAGCTTTTGGTCGTTTAATTTCTAGGTTTCTACTACATACACCAAAGTGCGTAGTTGTAGTATCGAATCCTAAGAAGTTCATTACCTTAGCTAGTAAGCCTGTTTTTTTACTCATTATTTTGTAAATTGTACAGCTACTACCATCTAATTTTAATGTTTCTTCAAATGCTTCATCTTTATGAGATATAAAAAATGAAGGAAGTGATTGAATTCTAGTTTGATCAGTTTTTGGGATAAACGAAGGAAATTTTCCTTCTGAAGATCCTTGGTTAAGTGACCCACTTTGAGCATTTTCTACTGTTTCTTTGTCATATTTGACAATATTTAGCCTTTCGGTTACATCTGTGTCATCACTAAGATTTGCAATTAATGTAGGAAACATACTTAATGGTAATGCTAATCCTTGAGATAATACTTTTGCCATTTTCATAGTTTTAAGTCTATAACCAGTGTAACTTAGATACGTACTAGTTTTACCTAAGAATTGAAATTCTGGTACATCTGGTAAGAAGCTATCTATTTCAAAGTATACACACTTATCTCCTACAGCAAATTCATCTTTTTTGACGATTACTTGCCAACCTAGTATTTGTGCTAATGCTATTCTGTCTTTACCTTCTATTGGGTATAGAGCAGTTATTGTTTGTATTGATGCTAATTTTCTCATTTTATTCCTTTTTTAGTAAGTCTTCAACTTCAAGTACAAGTGTTTTTGGTATTTCTTTACCCTTACTCTTAGCGTACTCGAACATATCTTCTAGACCTTCTTTACTTTTTTTATATTTTTCTTCTTCTAATGGAGAATAGCCTTTAAGAATTGCTACCCTATTTTTTAGTGACTCTACTATTTGACTCATTTCTTTCCTTGATAATTATACTTTTAACGATTTTTATTTGTTCATTATGAACATATTGTTTTATTACTTCACCAGAAGGTCTTTCACCATTCTTTGCTATGTAATCCTGTATCCAAAATAACGGAGAGAAACTATTTACTTCATCAAATGCATGTTTAAATGAACTAAAATCTGTATGAGGTCTTTGATATAGACATATTGAACCATCTTTGTCAAATTTACCAACAATTATCATGTAAGTAAGTAGTAACTTATCTTTTTTAAAAGCTTTAATAAGTTTAACTATTTTTCTAGCTGACATGTCTTCGTATACCTTAAATATTCGTTGATGATATTCGATATGGTGTAATACATACTCTTTAATCTTCGTAGGTAATTTAATATCTAATAATGGTTCTGCCATTTCTGCTGAATCATGACCTGCACCATTGCCGTATAGTCGTCTACACTTTGGTTTACATATATCGTGGTATAAAATCATATATTTAATTACAGGTGTGTATAATGAAGCTAATTGAAGCATTCTCATAGTATGTTCAAAGACATTTGGTTCTTTATGCCATTTAGATCCTTCTCTATAAGATTTTAAGTCGTAGATATTTGGAAATACTATGTCTAATACTTGCAGCTCATCTAAAGTCTCAAAGAATATATAAGAGTCAGTAAGTTTCATTACTTTATCTACTTCTGCGAATACTCTATCTGGTTGTAGACTTGTAAGTTTTGGTCGCATTGAATCTATGAGGAGTTTTGTTTCTGGTGCTATTGACCATTCCTCCCCTAATCTTGCTCTGAATCTTGCTAGTCTAAGGACTCTCAAAGGATCTTCAGCGAATGCTTCTGACGTATGTCTTAGAATCTTACGAGCTATATCTTCTTGCCCGTGATACGGATCTATGAGCTTATTATCTGCATCAAGTGCCATTGAATTTATTGTTAAATCTCTTCGTTTTAAATCTTCTTCAATTGTTACATCTGATGTATCAACTGTGAAGTCGTTATAACCATTTCCAGTTGAACGTTCTCTGCGAGCTAGCGCGTATTCGTTCCCTGTTGGGGATAGGAATACTGGGAAGTCTTTACCTACTTGCTTAAATCCTTTTTCTATAAAGTGTTCAGCGGTATAACCAACAGCTACATAGTCGATGTCTGCTGGTATAGTTTCTAGCAATTGGTCTCTTACAGCTCCTCCTACTATGTATATTTGTTGTTTCATTTTATCAATCCTATTCTGTGGTAACTATCAAATTTTTTGTGTGATGGACAAGTACAATTATCTCTACCTATTAATGTTATTGGGTCAACTAGGTATAACGTACCTGACCCAAGTACTGCATTTTCAACTGTATCTTTTGTATACATGTATAACGTATATCTACCAGAAAAGTACTGATTATTTAGCTTTGCTATAAGAACGTTAAAGTATTTCGTAGTTTTATCACTGTATCCTGCAGAAAATTTATAATCTTTCATTGGTATAATACCAAATACAGGGTTAGTCGGTTTAACTTTTTCAAAACATATAAAATTTAGGTTAGAAACATATAAATTATATAGAAGTGTATCTGCATCTTCTTTTGTTATTGCTACACCTAAATCTTTTGATAACTTCATTTTTAATTCGTAGATGGGCGCTGAATTATTGTCATGGTACTTATTGAATGAGGCATCAACATAAAAATGTTTTTTTATTATTGTTGAGTGCTCTGCGTAGTTAATTAAATGTGCTTTTTTTATTGTTGCTACGTATCTGTATCCTAAATAAATCAGTGACATACCACATGGTGTAGTATATTTGTTACCTACTATATAATCTTTTGGGTTTATAATAGTCTCAGTTCTTTTATGATATAATGAAAACCATTCATTGTACATACTCTGTGTATACACACTTCTATCGTTACCTATAATATAAGTACCTTTTAACTTCAGTCCTTCTATAACTAATTTTTGTTCTTTTGAAAACTTCAAAAATCTATACAGTTCTATGTCAGCTACTTCTTGGTTTAACTTTTTTGATTTTAATGAGAATCCAGTAGTACTTACATATGTTGTAGGTATTATTTCCCAGTCATCAGCTAACTCAGGGTTTATTTTTACCTTTTTTGATATAAATGGTGCAAATAGCTTTGGGTTAAAATCACAATATCCTTGTCCCATATTTTTTTCCTTTAATGAATATTTTATATTAATGGATCACCATTAATATCACAGTCTCTGAAATTTAATCCAACTGGTTTCTGAGGTATCAGATCTTTCGATAGAGTTTCATACTCTATGGTTAAAAATTTACCAATGTTTGTTTTAACTACAAGTGCATCAGCTAGTCTTTGTTCATTTGTACCTTTTCGTTTTACTGAAAATCTTTTACCATTTTTTGTTGTACATACGTATACTACATGATCATTTTTATCGATGTTGTAGCCTACAATTTCATATTCAGCGTCTAAAGCTTTTTTATACTTGAATACATCTGAACTTCGTTCATTATACCTATATTCACATCTGTTATTTCTAACAATTAATCCCTCGAAATTATCAACTACCCTATCAAACCAAGTGTCAATTTCAGCTTCATTTGTAACTTCGTAAAACGGAACTGTATCTACTAAAATAGGTAGTTTTTGTTTAATATTAGCTTTATTGATAGCAGAAGTTATAGCAGCTATTTTAGTCATTGTGTGTACATAACTGTTTGTTCTTGATGGTACTTCAAAGATATGTGCTTCAATTTTTGATGTAGGAAACTCATGTGTATCTGGCTTAAACGCTTTGACTGCTGCAGTAATATCTTGAAGGTGCCATCCGTGCTTGTATAATTCAACGTTAAGACTAGTTTCCCCTGATAGTTGAAGAACTTTAAGTATAGTTGGTTTTAGATGTTCAAGCATTGGATACTCTAATCCGCCTCTTGAAAATAACTTAAGTTTTCCATTGACTAGTTTGAATTTGAATTCTCCATTTACACCATTAAGCTTAGGAGATACTGTTACTCCACCTTGCCAGTCTACTAAATGTTTTGATTCTTGATAAATTTTAACTTTCATAGGAAGTTCAACCTCAGAATCTGGTTCTTGGTTTAAACTGTAACCTTCATCTATTTTCGATCTATATTTTGACTCAGCTTCTAGTATCGCTTGTTGTGGTCCCGTAGTTTCATTTGATTTACCTACGTTTTTAGGTTTGCAGGTAGTAGTTTTACTTTGCATTTTACCATTTAGTTTACCAAACACTACTGTGTATGTGTCTGCTGATACAAGTATACTACATACTTGAATTGCACCAGTTTTAGTTCTTTTATACAGAGTTGGTAAAGTAGTCATTTATTAACCTTTAATATTGAGGATTGGTTTTATATGATCTAGTACTTCTACTAAATCTGATTGAAGTTCCATTACTTCAAAGATATTTTTGTAAGCATCTGGTGCTTCGTCTATATTTTCATCTGAATGGTTCGTAACTATTCCTTGTGTAGCAATCCGCAGATCTTCCAACGATAGTAAGTCTTTGGCTTGTCTACGAGATAGGACTCGTCCTGCTCCGTGTGAACTACTATTCATTGAATGTGGATTACCTTTTCCTGAAACGATGAAAGAACCATCTCGCATATTTCCTGGAATTACTCCAAGCATACCTTCTTCTGCGTGAGTTGCTCCTTTACGGTGTATTACTTCTCCAGCTTCATTTATTTCAGCGTGATTATGGTTTCTATTAATGAAACGAGAAGTACCTACGGTTTTAGTTCCTAATACCTCTTTGATACAGTCTACAATTGTATAAATCATAGTTTCTCTATTTTCTAACGCAAATGCCAGTGCTTGATCCATATCGTGTATATATGCTTTACCAGATTCTGATGAGATATCGAAGCCGTAGGCACCTTCTACATCTGATACTCTAGCTCTTGTTCTTCTGTATACAAATTCGTCCATAGCTTTTTTAAAGTTATCTGGATTTTTAGATTCCCAATCATTTTTTGATCTGAATTCTGCTCCATAACGAGATTTATCTACATCTTCCATTGCAGCGAGTTTCATATAGTGTTCAGCTATTTTCTTACCTACGCCTCTTGAACCAGAGTGGATTACAATGTTTACGTAGTCTTCTTTATCAGTACCTACTTCAATGAAGTGGTTTCCTCCACCAAGAGTTCCAACTTGTTTATCTGCAAGATGTTGAAATACATCTGTTGCTATGTCTGACATACCAGTGTACTTATTCTTTAATTTCATTCTACCTTTATGTGTATCTCTACCAAGTGGTATCTTTTTAAGAATTAAAGTTTTAAGATCTTGTAGTTGTTGTTCTGTTAAGTTCTTTACATTTGTTCTGATTGCAGACATACCGCATCCTATATCGTAACCTACGAAAGATGGAAATATTTTACTTTGTGTTTTAACTACTGCTCCAATTGGGAGTGTATATCCTGTATGTGAATCAGGCATTAATGCACCTTGAAGCACACAAGGTAACGCCATTGCTGCGTAGAATTGCTCTAATGCTTCTGTTTCAATTGTGTCTGAATATATTGTTACCTTTTTTTCCATGTGTTTTCCTTAGTTGTAGTATGATAATATTAAGTTACTTACTTCTCTTTTATCTACTTCTTTGTTTAATGTTGTTGTTTGTAAAAGTTCATCTACTAACTCAATTTTTTGAGTAAGAAGCTGTTGCACTTTATCAATTTCTACGTTACCGGCTTTTACTTGTTTAATAAATTCTGCATCTTTTAATGGGAATTTAATAAAACTAGTTGATAGTAGCTCTTCTACCTCTAAGATTACTCTTACTGCATGTGACATAGCTTTCCAGTCTATTGCATCAGTGTTGCCTACAACACGAGAACCGTAGCTATTGAGCATCTCAGTACATTTTTGGTCTAAGTATTCTAGTGTGATATTATCTGCGAATTTTCTTCCTAGTACTTCTAAGTAAGTCCATTCTTCGATTTTAGCACCTCTTGGTCCAGGTGCTTGCACAAATTTAATGTACTTATCAGAATTTGTTGTTAAGTGTTGTTTTATATGATCTATAAATGTAAACATTTTAGTTTCTGGTTCTAAAGGTAATTCCCTTAAATACGTTACAAACTCTAACAATTCGTTGTATCTTGTACCTCTAATATTATATTTTTTAGTTTGTGATATACAGTAACCTACGAATGCGTGTGGATTTGAAGTTATAAAACTAAGGTAATTATCTTTTAATACTTTTTCAAATCTAGGATCTACGTATTCTACTTTATCTGTCCATAACGAGAATAATGTATCTAACGCGTTAGTTTCACCTTTTTCTAATAAGTGTAACCATTTATGGATTGAGTCTATGTGACAATCAATATCTTCCGATGTATTTGCTTTCCCTGTTTTATTTGTGTCTAATTTAATAAATTCGGTAGTTTTTTGTAGTAATAACGATTCTTTATATGGCAGATATACTCCCTTATAATCTGTATCACTACTAGGTGTATTAGTACCATAAAGCATTGAACCTGATTTTGTTAAAAGTAGTAGCATACCGTGCTTTCTTACTTCTGTATTTACTTGTTTGTATGCCTCGTACATTATTTTGTAACCTCTGTTTTTGTATCAAGTAATGAAGATGTTGCTACGCAACCGCCTGATACTATTAATGTTATAATAAACACTGTCAGTATCACTTTAATTGCTATTGTCGTTGCAATAGATGATACTGTATCTTTTACGTGGTCTTTACCTTGGTTGGTAATAAAACTAACTATTTTTTGTTTCATAATATTTCCTTAATTTAAAGTCTAGATTCTACACTTTAGGAGCGTAGAAATCTAGTATTTCATTCCAGTCTTCTTCTGGTTCAAATCCTGCTTTGTCTTCTAATAAGACGTTGAAGTAAGGTTTGAATGAGTAGTCTGCGTACTCCGATGGATCTGTTTCTAAATTGACGTTTATACCATCAAAATGTATATCGTCTAGTTTGAATTGCTGAGCTTGTCTAGTACAAGTTTTGTCATTTTGACAAGTATACATAACAAGTCTAATATCTGGTCTATTTGATAGCATCTGTAATGCTTCTTTCGCTAACGGATAGTAGTTGATTGATATGTCATCGTGTACATAGGTTGGTTTGATTACAGTTGAGTGTAAATCTACGTAAATGTAGATCCAGTCCCAACCTTTTCGTTTCATATCTGCGTAGGCTTGAGTAAATGCTTTTTTAATTGATGCCATTTAATATTCTTTCTCTTACAGCCATTATTGCTTTACCTAATAAATTTTGTCCTTGCCATTGCGATTCATCTAATACCCTATCATCTGATGCATGTAGTCCAATTCCCCAGATTTTATCTTCTGGTGAAGCTTCTACTAGTTGTAGGTGTGCTTGTTCTCTTAGAGTATGTTGTAGCTCTATATTTTGCGTAAACTTTAAGAAGTTTCCTTGCACTACTACAGCGTAGCTTATATCTGACCATGCAGTTGCGTTAAAGTTTTTAACTCTTCTACCTATAGCTTTTATGGTTCTAGGATTGTCTGTTGCTAAAATTTCTTCTGCTGCTTCTACGTCGTTGAACAGTTGTGCTTTTTTGTACATCATGTACTGTTCTGCACTTGTAAATGTTTTACCTTCTTCTGTAATTAGTTTCGGTGCTGTATACCATTGTGAGTATATAGTATTCCAGAAAAACAAGTGTGTTTTTGTTACTCTAGTTGAATTATTCATTTGAGTTAGCTCTTATAGTAGATAGTGTTGTTTCACAAATTATTTTACCGTTTAGGAATACTCTGTCAAGATAGCAAGTATGTCCTACTGATGGTGTATCACCTATTACATCTACTATTATATGTTTTTTATACATAGTTTCATACCAAGTAGTTACTCTACCTCTCTTAGATTTTTTTGATGAATCTGTTTTTGGATCTTTATATACATCTTTTTGTTTACCATCTATTGTAATACTAGAACACTTAATTGCAAAACCTAATGTATCTCTGTTTAAGTCTTGCATTAACCATCCACCAGATCCGAATGCTATGTTTTCTGAGCTATAACCTCTAGTGTACAGTACGTTAAGTAATTGATTTATAACTGCTTCGTTAATACCGTCTCCGAATATGATTCTGTATTTGTTTAATACTTTGAATCCTTTACCGTTTGTAGTATAGGCTACTTTGTTTTTTTCAAGAATACTTAATGTGAAGTGTAGTATTTCTACTTGCTCTCCAGAGTCAGGTCTTATTACGAATGTTGGGTACTCTGATGATTCAATTTTTTGTTTAAATTTACCAGATGTTATCATAGTTATTGCTGAGTAGTAATCGTAGCTGTCCATTACACAAGCTATAAGGTGTTTACCTTTGTTTTGTTCAAGATAGTTCATAATCATTGCTTCTTCACCATCTCTACCCCAACTAGTTACAGTTGAGTGTTCAGTTGCTGGTATTGAGTAACCTATTGTTGATGGATGTGCGTTGTAAGCCTCAGCCATAGTTTTTAAGTTGTAAATATTATCTGTACCAAGGAATTGAGTTAAGTGTGCCATACCACCTACTACACCAGCTTCTTCTGTAGTTGCTCCTCTGTAACCGAAGTTATGGAATTGAAAATCTACGTTTGGTATATCTTGAGTTTTATTTGCAAACTCTAATAGTAGTTGTTTAATAAAGTATGATCTAGTAGCTACTGTACACGGGTACCAAACTTTCATTAAGAATGTTTCTAGCCAAGATGCAACCCAGAATACTCTTGGATCCGTTGATTCTACAGTTAATAATGGAACTGATAAAGGTAATACTGAACCTTCTTGTACAGCTTTAATTTCTACGGGTAACATACCTTTTAAAGTTGTAGCTATATATGTCCAACCTTCTGTATCGAACGGTACTCCATTAGCTTCTGCGTAATCTTTTGCTTCTTTAACTTCGTCTAACGTAATTGGCGTTGAGAAGTAAGTTTTTAAAAGATATTGTAATCCGAAGAATACAACTCTATTATATTGTTTTGAACCTCTAGCTTCTAAGTAACTGTACATAGAAGTAGTTTTTGGAGGGTATTGAGTTGTGTGACTGTACTTATATGAGTCAGCCATTAAGATTCTATTTTTAGTTTTCATTTAAAGCCTTTGAAATATAGTTTACTAACATACCTGTTACTAAAAATTTCGTAGTTGCATCAGTGTTTTGTACTTGTATAACGAAATCCATCGCTTCTTCGATTGTTAGTATTACTTCTTTTAAGTTTTCTCCGTCTTGAGGATCAACTATTGTTTTTGGTGTATCATTATTTATCATAGCGACGAATAAGTTTGAAACACTACCTGACATACCTACATTCGAAAGAATTGTATCAATTTGTTGTATATCTGATTTAGTTATTGTGTAACCTAATTCTTCTTGTACTTCATCAATAGCAATTTTTATTAATTGATCTTCTTCACCTTCGTATTTATCGACTAAACCAGCACACACTTCAACAGTTACTCCTGTTATAAATCTAGTATTTATTGCTACAGGTACTCTAGTTTGTTCTACTAAATGAAGTGTATTAGTATCTGTGTTTACTACCATAATATGTACAGTTTGTTTTGGATTTTCTATTACTTCCCAGTAGTGTTTTTTACCTAGTTTATCACCTATCGTATATGTAGCTAGTTTAGCAGGTTTTACAAATTTGTGTTCAGTTGTTTCTTCTAATGAATGAATGAATATTGGTTGCATTGATTTTCCTATTTTAAATATTTTATTGTTGCAAATTGGTTATAGACTTTTTCGTCTAGGAAGTGTTTATTGTTTTCTAAGTCTGCTCTGATTGTACTAGCTCTTACCGGAAAGTTTGCTGACTCAATGTTTTTTAGGTTCATACCTTCTACATGAAACATATGAGTATAGTACTCTGACTCGTAGTTAATACCACGGAACTCAAAAGCTTTTAGGTCTTCTGGTTTTGAATGTGTGTATATAACGATATCTTCGCGCTTTGGTGATAGTCCGTCTAGTATATCCATTAGATGTTCAAACCATTGATTCCAATCAGGGTAGTCATTTAGTTTAAATACTTTCATAGCTGGGTAACAACTACGGATAATAGAGCGTCTCTGAGACACGGTAAGAGTATTTTTCTCTGTACCTGACTCTTGGGCTGAACCAAGGATTATGATCGGTTCTAGACCATCTGAGATGATTGTATTAATAATCTGTTGATGACCTAAGTGCATTGGTTGTAGTCTACCAATGTAGATACCGTATTTTTTATTCATAATAAATCCTTTAATTTGTTAAATAAATATAGGTTGTGACCAACATAAGAGTGTGAAGTAATTGGTCAAACCCAATAACAACGAAAAAGTAATGAGTCTTGCCTTCTTTCCATAGCATTGACGTAAGTCTTGAAGTTACAGCATCTACGCAAAAGTGAAGGGTACCGTTAACGAAAGCCCATAAAGGGTTTAGTGTAAGTAGCAAAACCATAGTATATATACTCACATGGATAGTAAGAGATTTCCATGATGATGACTTAGTTTTAGCAATATAATCTGATTGTAAAATAAAGTCAGCTACGAAGTGTAGTATTAAAATAAATGCCAATGTTTGAAGTTCTATATACATTATTGTTTCCTAGTTTAGTTTGTGATTTACAGACAACAGGTTGATTTCAAATCCAAAATTGAAGTTTTTATAATTGCTGTATGTTGTCTGTAAAGCACAAAAAATGTGCTTTATTCTTTGAAGTTTTATTTAGAAAGGAGGTATTCAAAGATGATTATTGTCTCGGCTTATATTCTTTTTCAGTGGGAGTTTTAAGCTTGAAGTTGGTTTTTTTTGGTAAGCAAGGATCTAACTCATGATATATACAGTATATCAGAAGTGTATACTCGGGTATACAAGCAGTCCTTATTATGCCAGTGTTGACTTTAAGGCAAACCGTTTTAAATTTACTTGTTTAATTTTGTTTGTTTATTTTGCTGCGTGTACATATACAATGCTTACCCTATGTACGGGTTCTTGAATCAGATGTGCCAAGTAGGCACTACAGAAAACAATTGTTTTAGCTTTGAAATTGAAAGATAATTTGTTAATTGCTGGTTGTTTTCTATAGTAACTACAAATGGTATTATCTAGTATTTTACGGTACCATTAAACCCGTAAGTACTTGTTTGTGAATGACAATTTGGACATAGAAATCGTAGGTTACTTATACTGTTGTTTTTCCAGTTACCATCTTTATGGTCTATCTGTAGTACTAGTTCTTTTTCTAAATGAATGCCTTTATTTTTACATATTTCGCATTCATAATCCAGCACTTTACTTTTAAGTATTGCTGATAATAAGCTTTTTCTATTAACTCTATTTATTAGATTTTTATTAAAAACTAAAACTTCTTCAAATGTTCGTTTTTCTACTTTTAAATTAAGCGAACCTTTACTTGATCCTATAAAATGAGATGTATCTATACCATACTCTTTTAATTTTTTACTAACTAAGTTTATTGAACTTGGTGAGGCTATACTTTTACCGGTTATAGTTCTTACAACATCACTTATTGTATCGTTATTTTTAGCCGCTATTGTTAAATTTTCTTTATTGTATTTCATTGTTAACCCTATGTAATAATTTATACATGAGTATACCAATAAATTTCTTAATTGTTTATTAAATGGTGGGAATTCCAGGTAACGATCCTGGCGGTCTTACGATCCGGATTTACAATCCGGCCCTGCTCCTTAGAGGTCTACACTCCCAAGAAAAGTTAAATGTAACACAGTAGTTCAATACTTCTGTACAGAGATTTAACGTTTGTTACTAATTATAGTAACTTTATCCTTAATAATTGATTAAAGATGGGATGACTAGTCCCGTAAAGATACTGGATGGATTCGAACCACCGACCGCTTCATTATAAGTGAATAAGTTTTATTGCAGTGCATTTCCTAAGTCAATACAGGAAACATTTTTTAGCGCTCTACCGCTGAGCTACAGTATCATATGAAAAATGGAGGAGAGTATAGGATTTGAACCTATGGTAGCCGAAACTACGCCTCTTTAGCAAAGAGGTAGAATAAACCACTCTCTCAACTCTCCGTGGTGGACCCATTCATGTTACGTCATGAAATCTCTTCGCTTATGAGGCGAGGGCTTTTACGTTTAAGCTACAGGTCCTTATTTGGATCAAAGAACAGGATTTGAACCTATAACTACAACCCCCTGGTTGTTGTTCTGCCCGGTTGAACTATCTTTGAATGGAGGATAGAGAGAGACTCGAACTCTCAATAGAATTTCTTCTATCGCCAGCTTTCAAGGCTGGTGCCTTACCATTAGGCTATCTATCCATTGGTGGAGATGACGGGAGTCGAACCCGTGTGTTAAAACACCTTGCATCCATGCTTTTAGCTATCATACTAAATTGGTCGCTTGTTCAGTAGCTGCGGACTGATATACATTTTAATACTGCATATTTGTATATATGAGAGGTGTCTTTCGACGAAACAGTCCCGTTTGGTAATATAGTGGGACCAGGCTATAGATTAAGCAGCAACTCTTACGAATTGAGCTGATCTGTAGTTTACATTGTTTGCATTTAAAATTTTGGTGTAGTTTTACAGTTCTACAACTGGATAGCACATAGGTAGCTTGATGCTCTAGTCGATGCCAGGACATCCCCATAGTGTTAGTTTTCTGGTTTTTATGTAGTCCAGGCTAGCTAACAAAACTTCTACTGCAGCTTTTAATGACTTCTAGCTAGGTCATAAGGTTTACTTGGTAGTAAACTCCACCAATCGGTTTAAGTCCGATAACTGCCCCATTACTGAGGGTACCACTTGATTTAAGTTCAAGAACTTGGAGTGTTAAACTCTCTTCCACTAGGTTATTAGTCCTAGAACTTGATGGTCAATTTTGTGACCCACCGCCACTAAGTCTTTAAGGCTCTTCAGTTTCCTCTTCTGTATCTACGTTTGTAGATTCAGGTGCGTGTATTGATGTATCTGCTAGTTCTATCACTTTACCTCTTTTTTTCCGTTCTGATTCTATCGCAGTTATAAATGGTTTTAGTAACAGTCTATCTGAGTTTGCTTTCATCGCTGTTGCACATTTCCAGTTATGGACTAAATCATCATCTGTGTAAGTTGGTATAAGTTGTATAGCCTTATCTATTTGTTCTTTATTCAATTGTTATCCTTATAACGTTAATAGAGTTTCTTTTAATTTATTTGGATCATTTAACTGCAAAGCTACAAATGCTGGTATTGTTATATTTAAAAAAGTACTACATTGTTTTTGTTCTAGTTCTAATGAGTTTAGTATATTTTGCATTGTCATTTGTAGTTGACTTGCTATAATACAAGATGTTTTTAGACTATTAGTTCTAGTAATAAATAAATCTACTGATTCTATCTGTTGTTTAGTTAATATGTTATTATCTATTATATAGTTATATATAAATAGAAGTATATCATAATAAACTGTAACTTCTCTTAAATCCTTTTCTAATACGGATAGATTGTTCTTCACGCTTCCTATTGACGTAGCTAGTGTAGCTTGTACAGTTAAAATATTATTTTGTAACAAAGATAATGCCGTTGAAGATTCAACTATTAATTTTGTACTAAATATTGATTTACTAGTTATTTGTGTTCTTACTTTGTTAAGTGTTTGTTCAAATGTAACAACATTATTTAACTCTATAATCTTAGACGATAACATTGTTATGTCATGTTGATGTTTATTTCCAAAGCTATTTAAAAAATTAAAGTCTAGTGATAGCACTACTTCTTTTTTAAAGTTACTAAGATAATTTTTAATATCATCATATAAAATCATTGTTAAATTTGGTATCTTTGTTTTAAGAAATGAATAATTAAAATCTAAAGATACCTCTAACTGTTGTTGTGGTAAAGAAGTATTTATGCTAGTACTAGCTTGAAGCATAGGGAGTACTTTAGTAGCTACTAGCATGGTTTATTTCCTTATCTTTTTGAAAGGTTTTCTTTTAACTGAGTATCCATTAATGCTATTGCGTTGAATGACTCAAGTCTTTTTTGTCTACCTGTTTCTGCTGTAGCAGCCATAACATCAATTGATTTAATTAGATTATCTTGTACTGTTTGAATAGTAGATAAATCTATTAAAGAGTTGTTACTTGCGTTTGCAATTTCAACTGTATTTTGATGTGTTAATGCTGCTGAAGCACTTATTGTTTCATTTATCATTTTATTTACACTTCTTTCGTTTTCTAAAGCTAGTTTAGTACGTAGTTGGGTTATATATAAACTAATTTGTTGTTCCCATACTGGTATTGCGGTATTAACTGTATCTTGTATAGTTTCTGCTTCTCTAAAGTTAGAGTTTTGCATAATACGAATTTGAGGTAATTGTCTAAGTACAATAGCTCTTGATGAATTAAGTCTATCAATTCTTTGCTCAAATCTACTAATAACATCTTTACCAGTCTGTATTTGTAATCCTACTGAGTCAGATTGACTCGTAGATAATACCCTCAATTCTTCTCTAAGAGTTTCGAGATGGTTATTACCAGCTACAATATATTGTTCAAGATTAGCTAATGCAATAACATTTGAATCATATACTTTATCTAATTTAACATTATCAGCTAATAGAGTTTTTCTATCATCTAATAACTTCACTGCAATTTGTTTTACTGATTCAGATACTGATTTTTGATTATTTGCAAATGTGTCAATTGGATCTTTGATTTTACCAAATAGTTTACCGAAGAAGCCTGGTTTTGCTAAAAGTACAGAAGGATCTAAACTCTTTGCTTTTTTAAGTAGGTCATTTATTTTAGTACCTACCTCTCCCATATCTTTTAGTTTTGAATCAACTGACATATCATTTGATAAATTTTTTAATACATTAGCAGTTTCTTCTCCAAAAGTGTTTAAAGCTTCTGGATTCGAAAGTGTAATTACTTGTAGTTTATTTTTTATCTCGGGAGAGATAACAAGTTGTTTTGAATTTGATACCTCTACATCAGTTATATCAAATGTTGTTTTTGTAGCTTGTAGCATTTTTATTCCTTACGCTCTTCGTGCGAATGTTTCTATTTCTGAAATACTTGTAGCTGAAGATGGTTCACCAATTGCAGTAATAACCCAGCTATTGTCTTTTAATTCTATTTTACAGAATATCATTGAAGATGCATTACCAAATGTTTGTGTTGTAATTTTTGTTTCAGTCATTACAGCTCTTGGATTAACAGATGTATCATATGTTCTTAGTTCAGCAGTATTAAGTTCTTTAAACGGAACTTTGTTGTAAGACACAAGAACAGCAACTAATTTTGTTGCTTTAGCAGGTAAACTATTAAAGTCAACTCTGATTGTTTCGTTATCTTTTGATTTTACACCACCGATTAAATCATCACCACTGTGTACTACACCAGCAATTCTTTTATTGTTGAAGTATACTTTATCAATTAACCCTGAGTCTGAGTAAACAAATAATGATAGATCTAAGTCTACATCTTTTTCTTCAGTTGAAGTTTTGCTACCGATTCCGAATAGTCCACTTGACGTTTTTTCAATAATTTGTTTTCCCCAAGTAACACCGATGTCCATTGTTGTTAGACCACCTGGTTGTTTACTTAAGTCTAATGACATACCTTTTTCTAAGTCTAGTTGCATACTATACTCCTTCTTTATTTAATGCTGCTACGATTGTGTTCAAATCGGTAATAATATAACCTTCTCCACCTGCAGTGAAAGTCCAGTTACCATTAACTTTTGAGATAAACCCAACTAGAATACTGTTTTCATTTTGGAAATCAGTTGACATATTTACTGTTGCAAGTACTGTGTTACCAGTTCTAACGATTGCTAATGCTGTTTGAACTTCTCTGAATGATACTTTTGGAGCAAAAATATTAACATAGATTTGAATTCTTGACACGTCAGATGCAATTTTACTTGTATCAACATAGATAACTTCGTCATCTTTTTCTGCTGCACCATCTCTACTATCACCAGATAATCTTACTGATTTATCTTTTGACTCTTTGTTTTTAAAGTAAACTGCATTACCCATATCAAGTAATTTATTTTTACCAGCTGATTCGTTAAGCAAGAATGCAGATACATCTAAGTCCATATCTACGCCAGTTCTGTTGTAGCCCCATTGGAGAGCAATTTCAAATTTTGTTTCTTTTGTTAAGTCAAGATTAAACTCTTGACCTTTATTTAAATCTAATACCATATTAAATACCTTTTTTATTGTTGTAAATTGAATGAGCTAACGCTATTCCTATTAATGCTACTGATAGCACACCTGTAATGATTTCTGAAATATGCATTACTGTTCCAGCGAACATGATAAATGCTAGTACAATGATTGACCAGAATGCTCCGTGCTCTAAGAATTTGTATTCAGCTAAAGTACCTGCTTCCACTAAATGTATTGTTAATGATCTTACGAACATTGCACCAATACCTAAACCTGCTGCTATTACAAATATATTTGTACTAATTGCGAATGCACCAATAACCCCATCAAATGAGAATGAAGCATCTAAAATCTCTAAGTATAAGAATGACATAAGCCCTGCTTTTGCCACCGTAGTTGTAGCATCTTCTTCTCCTACTAGTTCTCCGAAACTTTTTATAATTTCATGAGCTATAATACCAAGTACACCTGATACTAAAAGTTCTTTTGCTTCTTCAATAGGCAATAGTGTACTGAAATATGAAAGTACTATTAGCGTTATGACGATAGCTGATGATTTTAAAGCACCTAATTTAATTAGTTTACTTTCTACTGGTTTAATCCAGTGATTTTCTTTTTCTTCATCAAAGAAGAATTCTAAACCTACAAGTAGTAAGAATGCTCCTCCGAATCCTTTAATTAAAACTTCTGCACTAGTCAGTACTTCTGCATATTTTAATGGTTCATACATTGCTAACGTTAATGCATCAAACATACTTATTGAACCTGCTATAGCAACTATAATTAACGGGAATACAATTCTCATACCAAATACTGCTATAAGCATACCCCAAGTTAAAAAGCGTTGCTGCCATACTTTATCCATTGTAGCTAATACCCTTGCATTTGCAACTGCATTATCAAACGATAGTGATACTTCTAAAACTGATAGTGCTAGAATTACTACTAAAAACTGTAGACCTGTGTTTATTCCTTCTATAGCAAAGCCATAGCCGAATATTAAAATTGCCGTTACTATTGAAAATAGTATAGAGCCTAAATGATGTTTCATTATCTTAATCCTTTACTTCTGTATAATGTTCTATATGTACCAACAATAATAAACTCCCATTGATTGTGTTTGTTAATATGGTGGTATATAACCTCTCCTGAATAGTAGAATGCAAGAAACTCTGCCTTAATTATTGAAATAAATGTTAGCATACTTCTTGCCTCAAGTCCTTATAATCGTTGTTTATAAACGTTATAACTGAGTCAAAAGCTGAAAAGCCTATATGGCTTTGACTAGTTCTTCTTTGGTTTTCTAGCCAAGTAACTAGTTGCTTTTGATTTTCTTTGAGTTTTTCTAAATCTATTTCTTGTTTTGTTTTGTCTGCCATTACTGACTCCTTATGAGTAGTTACTAAGCTACAAACAACTCATTAACAAATTTATATTTTTCTAATGCTTTGTGCATCAAACTTAATGGAGTAATATCCGTTAATGTTTCTAAATCAAAGCTACAAAGTAATTTCATAATCGCTGGAGAAAATCCGTTGATTAATACTGCACCTGTTGAGTGTGCTGTTACTGGTTGTTGAGAAACTTTTACATTCACTCTCCAAAAGATAACTGTAGGTGCTACAAGACCAGCTGCTGCATATTTATCTTTAATTGCTTCAAAGTTAGTCATTCCTCGTCTATTTGCTTCGTTGAATTCTATATCAGATACGATGATAATTGCTTTTGGACAAGTTTCTGGATTTCTGATTGCGATTGGTAAGATTGTGTCAAATACTGCTTGAATATTTGTTGAACCACCCCAGTTGTTATAGTCTAAAGTTCTAACTCTTTCAGAAAGTGTTGAACCAGTAAGTTTTTTAAACTTAGGGTTTGTATCAAAGTTACACCAGACATCTTTAAATTCTCCAGTATTATGCTCAGAGAAGTATAAACCTAGACCAATTGCTATATCCATACAAGAGTATGGGCTATACGCCGTAGATGTCATTGAACCTGAAGTATCAATTACTGGTAGGATATTTGTTTGGTTATCTGCCATATAGTTTGGTAGATTTTTCCACAATGCATCTGCTTGTTTTGACTCAGTTCCACCTCGTTTTGCTTTATAAGTAATTTCGTGAGGGTATAATTGTGCAGCATTTACTTTTACTTCACCAGCTACGGCTTTGTTAAGGAATTGCTCATATCTACTGCTATCGTTTCTTTTGAAAGCTTTGTTGTATTTTTTGTTAGCAATTGATGGTACTTGTGAGTAATTTATTTCATGCCAATTTTGTGAACACATTTTAGTTTCAACTACTTTTGTAAGTTTTGTTATTTGTCTTCTAACTGTACCTAAGTCTTTACCTACGTATTCACAGTAGTCTTTATGAAATTGAGATTGTCTTGGGAACCATTTTGCAGCTAATCCATTGTTATCTTTAATTGCTTGTGTAACAAGTTTTAAGATTTCATTGTTCATCATTGCGTTTCTACCGTATAAGTCGTAGATGTCTTTCCAGCTACCTAACTCTGGTAGGAATGGTAATAGTTTTATGTAGCCAGTCATAAATGCTTCCCAAGTAGCTAATTTTTGAATAACTACTTTATGGAATTCTCTTGCGATATCTTTATTACCTTGACCACCTCTACAATCTCGTAGATATAGAACTGCTTTGATAGCAGTAATTGGATCTTCTTTAAGAGCAGCTTCAATAAGTAATGCTTTATTACCTGATACACCCATACTGAATAGGTCTAGGCATGCGTTTAGCGATGACTTATGTGTCACTGCACCATTTTGAGTTGTTGTTTTGTTTAATAATTCATCTACGAACATTATTGTTCTCCTTTTATTTTTTGTAGTAGGAGCCTACTGCATTACAGATAACTAGTTTGTGAGTTCAAATTAAAAGTTTGGTCATAAATTGTATGCTGTTAGTTATCTGTGATACAGTAGACAGAGAGCATTATGTGAGTTTCAATTAAAAGTTGAGTCGTATAGGGTTGCTGTTAGCTCTCTAGTAGTTTAACTACTTTATACGATATATAATATATGTTATATAACCTATAAAATAGTAAACCAGGATGCCTAGTCCTGGTGGTTGCGATACACAGTTACTTATAACTATAGTATTATGTAAATCAAAGTGGCCTATCGTTCCTGTCTTATTACGGCGAACCTTTATTCTTATCGCTGCTCACTCTACTACCTTTAGAGATGAGTGTTTAGGCTTAACACTACAGAAAGCTATTTTTGTTTATATGGAGCAGATGTTAAATCAGCGTTGTTTTATAATTAAAGTTTGCTGTTAGCTTTCTATAGTGTTAAGTTGAGGGTGGCTGCCCTCGGACGCATAGTGGGATTCGAACCCACATCTTTTTCATTTAAAGAAATTTTTATTGTTTAGTTGCTGTGCGTTTTCTAGCCAAACTGAAAACGTTTTTATATATCCTACCCTTAGACGATATGCGTATATGAAATTGGTAACGGGTATGGGACTCGAACCCATGACTGTCGGCTTATGAGGCCTACCTGCTGCCGCTGCATCAACCCGTTTCGTGGAACTTTCCCCTTTTTATACTGAGTGGGTCTACGTTCCAAAGGTCATCTCAGGTCACCGCTACTACACTTCGCAGGTACGTTTTGGTTTGTTAATTTATAGTCTACCTTTATGTCCTTCTAGACTTGTAATAAGCTTTCTTTCTTTAATAGCGGGTGAAGTTTTACAATATCCCGTATTTTGCTTTATTTTCTTTTAGTGCTTTTGTAGCTTCAGCAATTAATCGTAGTATTTTGTTATCAATAGTTTCAATAACTATGTCGTCCATTAATTTCTCATAGATTTTTATTGCTTCTTGTTTTTCTGAAATAGTATCAACTAACATCATATCTTACCCACAATCCAAATAGGTTTATAAAGAGAAACACTACGTTTGTATAAAATAGCTCTTCTTGAGCAGTTCTAATTGAATGGTAAATCCATAAGATTGATGATATACTAAACACTATGTACCCATAGGTTTGTTCGATACCTGCAGCTACGAGTACTGCACCGTATATAGCTGTAATCATTGCTAATTTAAGTAATACTTTATCAAGCAGAAGGTATTTCATTTGTTCCCCTTATTAATCCGTATTTATTTTCACTGTAGTTCCAATCATCGTATAACTCTTTTTTTGAAGCTGATATTTCCATAGTTCCTGTTATAATTGCTTCAAGATCTTTACCACCTATTCGTACATACTCAAATCCACCATCTACAAATGTTTCTCCACAAGTACAGAATCTGAAGTCGTGGTGGGCTCTACTAAATAGTATGTCTTTACAAGTAGGACATTGTGCAGTATTAACTATTATCGTCATCGTACACCTCCGGTATTTCTGTCGGTACGTTAAAATTTTGAGCTATACTACAAGTAGTTGGTTTATTCTTTTTTAGCCATTCTTCTTGCATCATTCTATCTTTTTTGTATTCAGCAGTATTTCGTTTTGCTTGAGCTGTTTTATCATAAGTTTCAAGCATATTAAGACTTTAATATCTCTAGTATAACTCTTGATGCCATTTTACCATCGTAGAAGCCATCGTATACTCTTTTTAGTGCTGACATATAACCACCGATCGTAGGACTATCGACATAGTTAGTCTCTTTCCATACGTTCAGAAGAGTCCGTAGATCTTCTTCTGACATTTGTCTAGGTAAAAATGTATCATAAATTGCTAATTCATTTCTTAAATCTTCAATTCTTTCTGTACAGTTTTCATAGTTATGAGACCCTTGTAATGACTCGATACTTAACTCAACACCATTTTTGAATTTTTTAATTACTCTAATTGCTTCTTCATTAGTTGTTTCTCTGTTTCCATTGTTTTTACCTACAATTAAAATTTCACTTAACAATGATGTTAAAATATCTATTCTATCTTTGTTTCTATCTTTTCTTGCTTGTAGCTGATGTTTTTTAATTAGACCTACTAATTCCGATTCTTCAGTTGTTTGTACTAATTCCATTACTCTCCTCCACTACTAGATCCTGAATCATACCCAGAGTTATCTTCAAATGAATATCCACCTGCCGTAAATGCTGGTGCACTACAGCTAGCATCATTATTGTTGTACTTTTTGCTAAATGTTCCTTGACTTCTTGTTACGAATTTTGTTTCAGTTTCTACAATTTCTTTTTCTAATTCTTCTCTATTTTCTGTAATAACTTCTGAGTCTTCCCATAAGTCTTTATCGTTGAACTCGAATATATACACACTATTTCTTGTAGTTACTTCAAGTAATCCATTTCTTATTACCATAGATTTAACATACGATGTATGAAAGTTTGATAATCCTCTTAAAAGAGCTTCTACTACTTCACCTCTATACCATATTTTCATTGGTTGTTCTTCAAGATATTTGAATCTTGGGTTAGTTGTGCTAGTTAAAACTACGTCTTGACCTCTTAGGTCGGTAAATGTTCTTAATTTCATTTTTGTTTTCCTTATGTTAGTTTAGATAGGCAAATAGCCTATCTTTAGTCTCTTCCTACTTCAATTACTCTTCTTGGTTTTTGAGAGAAAGTTGTTTTGTATTCGAATACACAGATTTTGTTACCTTCATTTTCTGGTTTAGCAGCAATTTCTTTTACTTCAGCATCAGTGTTAGCGTAAAAATATCCTATGTATTTACTATTTTTGTCTATCATAATAGCTACTAAGTTTGAGTTAGTTGCATCTTTTTGCTCTTCTTGAGTTGACATTTTCATTAGTTCTGATAAGAACATTAAATCTAATATTGTATAAATCTTTCCACATTTGGTGTAGTAATGGTGTCATAGTTATCCTTTTTGTTTTGGTAATGAGAAAGATAGTACTGTTTTGTTACATTTTTTACAAGTCATATGGTATTGATCCATAGTACCAAATAACGAACCACTATCTGTTTTTATAAGTACTTTCCGTTGTACTTTACCACACATATGACACGTTACTTTTTCCATACTTATTCCCCTAGTATTTTTTCTAGTGTTTGTTGACCATCAGTAGCTGTAGAAATGATATTACTTATCCATTCTTTATCTAGTACTGGTCTACCATCTTTTGTAATGTTTCTAACAGTTACTACTGAACCCCATGGAAATGGGTATGAAATAGCATGATTTAATAATACTACTTCAAATGGAAGATTTAAAGTACCTGCATTGTAGATTTTAGCATCATTTTCAGTATATGGTTTAGCCCAAATTCCTTCTCCATTACCTGTTTCAAATTTTGCAATTGAATCTGGAAGATTAACTTTCATTTGACCTACACCAGTATCTATTTTTTTATCTTCGATTTCTTGTAATGCTGATTTTATACCAAGACTTTTACATCTTTTTTCGTGGTCTTTAATTTCTTCTATTGTCATATTTTTACCTTTATTTTGTTGTTATGCTACCAATCAATATCGATTGCGTATTCACCAGGTTCTATCAAACCTTTACTGTGTAGATCTTGTATTACCATATCTAAAGTAGGGTAGAAGTTTCTTTCCCACCATAAATGTAAACCAAAATCATCTTCACGATTTGGTAATTTTTGTTTCGGATCTCTTTCAAGCCAAGCTTTGAATGATACTCCCATTTCTGAATGATTTACTATTTCTGGTACTGTATCATTTTCGTAATCTTCTGGATATTCTACAGGTACAGAGAAGTATTCCATTCTCCTAGGCTTACAACCATCTTGTTGTTGAATGTGATAAGGTTTTCCGTAAGTAGTTCTTACTAAGTCATTAAAATCGCTCATACCGACTACTTTTTTATTTGTAAATTTCATTTTTTAAATCCTTTAATGTTTGTTTTACATTCGTTGTTGATACACTGTAAGGAGAATATACCATACCTATAAGTGCAACTGCAGCTACTAAGCTCATCTTTACTTTAGTTTTTTTCATCTGACCTATTGTGTATTGCACCAGCTATTAATATTATAATGATAGATAGTATAAAGCCTCGTAATGAAATGAAACTAACTGGCTCCCATACCATAAATGCGTAGCAAACCGGTATTGCGGTAATAACACCTAATATAGTAGCTACGGCTAGTAATAAAGCGATAATGTAGTTACTGCTGTGAGTTATACCTTTAAATGATATAAAGTTCATTTAGTTGTCATCCTCATCTTCTTCTTCTTCATCCTCATCCTCTGATTCGAAGTTATAGTCTTCTGGACCAGTATAACCGATCGGTAGAAAATTTACAACATTTAAGATGCCAATACCATCTGCAGTAATATCTGCTGAGATGATTTCGTAGCTGTCCATCAAGTCTTCATACGAATCGAACTCAATATCTTGATTTGAACCTACTGAGTAAATTACCTCACTACTTTTTTCAAAATGATCTTTAGCCATTTTTTTGAAAGCTTCCCAATCTTCTTGTGTTATAAGGAATAACCCTTCAACATCCATTTCATCTGCCCAATTTGCAGTAAATCTTATTAACATTTTTTTCATTTTATTTCCTTAAGTTTTATTCTTTGCATATTCTGAGAAACTCAGTTACATTAATTCCATTATAATGTCCATCATTTTATCAAACGGTTTAAAAGCCCAAGATTTACAAAAGTTGCCATTACTATCACATCTTTCACACATGAAAATTTTACCGTTTTCGTACTGAGTTACCAGTTTGAATGGCTGTATCTCTTTCTGAACTACACCTAACCTAAACCTGTGTAGTACTAGTTCATTCTGAATTCTAATAACTCTTTTGTTTTTATTTTCTTCATAGAATTTTTCAACTTGAAAGTCACCAACTGGTTGTGCAGTACTTGTAAACAATATAGTCATAGCTGTTCCTTACAGTATTTTACTTTTGCTTCTAGCTGTTCATACTTCTCTTTCCATTTTCGAGAACTGTCAAGGTTCATACTGGCTCTTCTTGTTGCACCTTCAAGTAATTCGGTTAGAACTTCAATTTGCATTGCTTGCTTAGCCATACATTCTGATTGTTGCTTAATTAAGATTTCTTCTTGTGTTGACATAAATTACCTTTATAGTGTTTCTTGTTTCTGTCCATTTTCATCTAAACCTAGTAAATCTTGTAGATTGATATGATCAGAACAAATACCAATTCCTGTTTGACCTTTTATGTTTGTTATTACAAATACTGTATCCATACCTTCGTGTGTATCTAAAAAATAATGATGATACTTATCAGTATGTACTAATGTATACTCTTTTTCTAAATGTTCTTTTAATGATTCTAATGAATCAAATACTCCATCACTATTTGGTATGCTAGTGTACTTACCGTTAACCATAGTTTCTGTTAAGGTAGTTCTTCTAGTTTCTGTTCCGTTGACTATAGTTATGTGTTCCGTAGTTTTTGTGTCACTTTCGTCAATGCTTAATATCTTACAAATTAAAGTATTATGATAGTAGAAGTAGTCATCTCTCTCTTTAATAATTAACTGATACACTGTTCTTTCTTTTTTGCTTTTACAATCACATCCGCCAAATTCAATATCATAATCTTTTCCGCATACACTACATGTCTGTACATACATATCCATTTTAAACCTTTAATATTTTATTTTCGTATGATTGTTTTAACATCATAAAGCTAGGAAAATATATACTATCTCTATGTATTAGTTCAGCTATGTCTTTTATAACTGAACCTATCGAGACTAGTGTATCCATATCTTCAAAACACCTATATCCACAAGTGTCTATATACATTTCCCTAATTTTTTCTTTTGCACTATCCGCTATAGCTTTCTTCGCTTCAAGTTCTTCATTTAACTTCAGTAGCTTATCTATAGCATTTTGCTCTAGTATTTCAGCCATAGATATTCCTTATTTTTTATAGTACTTACGCCTATACGCATTTAACCTTCTTTCATAGTCTACTTTTTTAATAGACATATCTTTAAAGAAATCAGTATGGCTAATGAGCACACATGTTTGATTTTCACAAATTTTTTTAAAGTGATGTATTGAATAAGCTACTATATTATCAGTAATCATTAAAACAAATGATGGAAATCCAATTGCAATCAAATCACTATTAAACTTTTTAGAATGATTTTTTACTTCTTGTGCAGCTGTAAAAATGATATGCTGATGCACATCAAGTAACTCAGCATGCAATATGTTAAGATTTGTAAATACTAATCTTCTATTATCTACGTGGGCTTCCATAATTATTCTTTACATTCGATAAATAATTTACACTCTGGTTTGTATCTTTTAGTATACTCTGCGGATACTCTATATTGAACATACTGATATAATCTTTTAAACCAATCTTTTATCATCAGTATTATTCCAACTGTTAGTAGTATTGCTACTACTAAACCTAGACCAAACACAAACCATATACCTGTTTCTATACCTGCTCTTTCGTGAAAGAAAGTAACTAGTACGCCTTCAACGAAGAATCCAAGTATAGACAGTGCTATGTATAAAACAGTAATTATTGACTCAACAAAAATAATTGCCGTTACTGGTTCTAGTATATAGGTTTCAAATTTATCTTTAGCACAAGGGCTAATACAATAATGCTTATTTTTATATTTGATTTTCATCAGAGCTCCCGTTTAGTTGTGCAGTCTCAACACTAGTAGATGTTATTCTCAATACTTTGGTTTCAGGTTTATGTGTAAATATTTTTAAGGCTTCAAGCTGAGCTTCAAGGTAATCTCTAGCTAGATATAAAGCTTGTACTTCTTGAATAGCATCTGTTAATGTAGTTTGATAGTTTCCTTCATCTGATAAACAACGTGATGCTTCAAGTATTTTAATTGCTATTGATGTATTTACTGTCATTTTTCATCATCCATAACACATATTGCTAGTACTGCTAATATAACAGCTATACCGCGTATTGCTTCCCAAAAGTTTTCTTGGAATAAATCAAATGGAATTAGATCAAACCGTAAAAACGATATAACTCCTAACACAACTACTACACCCAAGTAAAATAATACCATTATAAAAAGTGTTAAAGTGAAAAAAATTGCTATAGGGTCTAATAAACTTTTCATCTATTCTTCCTTATATATTTCGTAGTCATCAAATGTTTGTAGGCAAGGTTTACCAGATGGTAACCATTTTGCCGATGAGAACGACGTTCTACCATCTTGATATACCATTATTTTACCATCTTCTGTAAATCCACTAAAATGCATACGTTGTTTATTTGATATAGAACCATTATTTACATACCAGACTAATACTTTTGTATCCACTTCAATATTAGGTAATGGTTTTTTAAATGCTTCATCTGGTATTGTAAATTCATTCCAGAATATAGATGGTAAAATATCATCTTGTGAGTACCTACCGTCTGTGCAGTACCATAGTCTACAAGAGTCTTTAAAGTCTACTCCTATTGGGCACTCAGAAGGTTTGATTATTTGTGCGATAGTTCCCCATCCGAATTTTATACTCCATACTTTGTCGCCTTTTTTTGCGTTTCTAAACATAGCCATTCCTTATTGTTGTTGTGCTTTCCATAGGTTATATATCCTATAGAACTCATTCGATAACTCATTGTTATTTGAATCCATCGTTAATGTAGTTTCTTGTGCTGGAAATGAAAACCAGAATGCCATAATTCCTGATCTATTAGTACCTCTATAAAATAGTAGTTCCTTATTTTGTTTATCTATATCGAAACCTACTAGACATTTTGTTATATACTTCAGTAGTTGTTCTTCTGATAGTTTTTCATCTAGTTGAATACATATATCATCATTACCTATTTTTACATAATGATTATAAAAAGTACAATCTGCTACTAACATTAGTATCCTTTATTTATAAAAATCATTTATCTTATTATTGATATCCATTAGTTCATCTCTATTGGCTGTACTGAAGTTATCATTCCATCTCCAAGTCTCTCCACCCATTCCGCCCCATAAGGCTCCGTAGTGCTCAAGACTTTTTACTTCTTTATAACTAGGCTGTAGTGATCCAACAACTTGACGTAGTTCATCTAATGTTAGTTGTACTAGTATTATACTTCTTACCTTAACACTCATTTAATGTCCTTTATTCTGTTATACAGCCTTAATGTTATATAGTACGATTTAAGATTTTTAACACTACCTTTGTAATGTTTTAATGCTTTATGAAAATCACCATTTTTTAATCTTAAACACTCTAACCAATATTCTTCAATACCCATTAATGAATTTGGATGTTTAACCTTGTTAATTTTTTTCATACCACCAATACCCGATAAATCAGAAGTAGGGTGTTTAACATCATAGTTAAATGATGATTCAGAAAAGGCTATAGCAAGTACTATTGCCCTATTGGCTTTCCCACTCGTTGTAGCTCCTGTATCATTCTTGAATCAGAATCTATTTCAGCTAATGTTTGTTTTGTTACAATCAGCTCTGAAGTAAGATATAGTATTGATTCGGTTTGAGATTTAAGTTCTACTTCTTGCTTATTAGATGTAATAATGGCTACAGCGGCTATAGTAATAGTTATGTATAACGTCACTATTAGTGCAACAAACACCCTTTGTAGATTTAGATATTTTACATCATTATCCTGTAATTCAATTTTTAATCTTTGGTTTTCAGCTATTAGTGATAAATTTTCTCTTTTTTGTTCCATTATCTAACCTTTTATTTTAGTTGTTTTATAACCAGTATATATGAACAACTTGACATAATATTTTGTAAACTTAAAGTTTTACGTCGTTCATATGCAACTTTGTAATCAGTATACACGTCAATAATTTCATCATTATAACTATCTGTTTTAACTATAATGTATACACGAGGTAATGATTCCCAAGTTAAACATTCTTCTTTTGTTTTAAATTCTTTATCATCATTTGAAATAAATGTTGTAGAAGTTACAGTTTTCACTATTTAACCTTTTGTTTTCTTAGCCTTTTAGCTTCAGCTTTAGCTATTTTAATAGCTTGTTGTTCTTGAGATACAGTTCTATCAACTTCACCAAATACTCTACCAGTTAGAGGATTTTTATAGTGCGCAGCAAATGAACTTGGTAAATAATCACTAGCTGCAACGGCTAACGACATTTTCACCATATTTCTTCTTGATAATCTGTTATTTTGAATTGGATAACTAAAGTCATCGTTCAAGATAATAGTCTCTCCAGCAGCTGCAGCTTCTACCGCTGCTAGTAGTAAACTACCAGCTTCACCACCAGATACAATTTCTATACCTCGTTCAAATTCTTCCATCCAAGTTGGTTTGAATGCATCACCATACTCGAAGTATAAACCCATCTCTTTAGCAAGACCAGTAGTTACTACTTCATCGTACCACCATTCAGGATATTTGCCGTTGTTTACTGCTTTAACAGCATCACATACACTATTCCAATCTTTAATAGTTTTACATTTTTTCAATGATTCAATTGTAAAGTTCATTTTATTTCCTTATGTTAAATTTGCAAGTGAGTTAACCTACTCACTAAAGGTGTTTAAAGATGGTATACCATTACGATCTAAACGTTTGATAAGCCTTTGCTTGGCTTACGTACCAAGTTCTCTATTTCGTTTATGAGACAAAATAGGTATAATTACGATATACTACAAAGACATTGGAGCAAGGTGTCATTATAGATCTTTGCATAGTAATTGATATGTTGAATCATAGTTCCTAAGTATCGGAGTATATATATATGTTTCAGTATATACATATTGTTTGTAGTAAGCGTATCCACGTTTATCACATACAATCTTTAACTCTGGCATTTGAGGGTACTTTATTGTTGTTGGGTCTACATGCACTATCTTTTTTTCTGTGCAACCAGATAGGATTAGTATAATAGCTAGTATAAGTAGATACTTCATTTATATTCCTTTAAGTTAGATTTGGAGCAAGGTGTAAGATTCAAACTTACTCTGGAACGTAGCTGTACGCCCTATGTTTTCAATATGTGTCAGTGACTATATCCTTGCGTATATTGGTGAAGATGACAAGAATCGAACTTGCCTGGAATTAATCCAATGAGTCAGCCTATGCATTCGACTACCAGACACTCTGGCTTCCGCAGACTCTACACAACCTAATGCATCTTTCTATCTTCTGGACATAACTAATAGGATTTGAACCTATATCTTGCCTCCATAATGTCGACGGTTTTACCCAGTTAAACTATAGCTATATAAAAATGATGATGGACTCAGGAGTTGAACCTGAAAACTTACCATATTCGGAGTAATTAATTCCTAGTAGGAGTCGAACCTACAGAATGAGTATCTATACCCAAGCGTTTCCCAATTTCGCCAGACCATCATATATAAGGTGGCACGATATTTATTTTACAGGTGCTCGTTACCATCACACCTATTCATCTATTCAATTACAAAATATAGAGATGTCTTCTACAGATTAAGCACTGTAGCACTGCTTCACATCCAGAGCGTACGGATGCTACTGTGTTTCTTTAGACGATCTAGAATTTACAGCGAACCCGAAGTATCATAAGCTACTCATACTTTTGCCAGAGCTCATACGGGACTTTGCATATATAAACCTATGTTGGTTGTACATTGTTGGACTCGAACCAACGACACCTCGCGAGACGCTCTACCAACTGAGCTAAATGTACATAAAAGATATACCGATTTAGCTTTCATCGGTATATAAACAATGACGTATTTAACGTTCATAAGTCTCCATGACACTCCAGTGATCAATTCCAGAGCAGTTAAAGATAGTACATTGTACTACTATACGACGAATCGAACATCAACCAGTATCCCAGTCTCTCCAAGATCCTCCGCTTCCAGAGGTTGTATAGCAGTATCATATACTAGTCCTCAGAGAATGCTGAGGAGCCATTGATTAAACCTAACTTAATAGGATCGGTACCGGTCAGACTTATCTTCAAGTCTAGTTAATCAGTAGGAGTATGCATACCACAACCGTAGTTTTTAAACTGTTGTTTTTTGTTTCGTTGGATATATCGTATCAAATTGAGATTGAATAATCTTATTAGTAATACTGGTATAAACTACGCCTAGTTTGTTGATAATATTTTTAAGCATATCTCCAAATAAGTAACCTGTTACAGATATTGGGAATAATAGTACCCAATATAGTTTTGCATCAACACTTGATCTATACTCAAGCTTATCCTTAATTTCCCTACTAAGATATTCTTTGTTTTTGTTATACTGATGTGTACCTTCTTCTGGTATAATTTTATCTGTATAGAATCTTTTAAACGCACTTACTGTTATCTCTTTTGCTACAACAGAATGTTTAAACACAGACCATAGTAATCCTAATACGATATACATAGGTACATAATACCAGTATTGTTCTAGCAGTTCAAGTGGATGTCCAAATATCAGTAGGTACAGAGCCGTTACTACAATTAACCAGAAAGAACTTTCTTCAGCTATTGATACTATAAACACTATCCCTAGAACTACCAGGAATAGTAACTCATACCACACTGCACCTGCAATAAATGCTAGTATAATATCCATGACTAGTACCCTGCTTTTTCTAGTTGTGCTTTATAAGTATTAGCTTGAGACTCAGACATATGTCTAGTTTCAGATTTTTTCTTTTTACCTTCTCCGTATACAAATACGTACATACCATTTCCACCTACTACAGTTTTAGTGTAAGTAGTTTGTCCAAGTCTTGAGGTAACTGGTGTACCATTCTTTGATTTTTTAGCTGTGCTAATTCTGTTCATTGTTATCATTTTACAATCCTTATCTTCATCATGATTATTTTGTTGAACTATTGTTCACCTATTCGTTTGTACTAGATAGCTGCTTTAACAGCGTCTCTAATTTCTGCTTTAGAAGTTAAACCAGCAATATCAATATTGTTAGTTTTAGCTAATGTTTTTAAGTCGGTAACAGACATAGCATTCAAATCTACCGTAGCTACAGCACCTGGTAATGCAATACCATCAATCAAATCTTCAAGCATATCATCAAGATTGAATGAACCTGCTAATTGAAACGCTGCTGCTTCTAGCATTAAGTCGGCTATAGTGTTTGCTCTTTCATTTGTTGTGTATTGTTTAATTGCAAATGCAACTGCGTTAGCAATAATAACTGGAGCAAATCCAGAGTCTGCAAGACCGTTAATAGGAAATGGTAGTTTTGGTTTAATAAGTTTTACTAACTTTTTGTTTAGTGCTTTACCAGCAGTTACTCTTGCTACTGCAAGTGCGTTGTCTTTATTTTGTTCCCCTAATCCCATAATCGTTTGTTTCATCGTTTTTCTCCCGTTGTTATTTACTATTATTCCACCGCTAGCTAATTTTGGTGTACCTACTTCGTATCTTCCTGTTTGACTGTTAATCACATTGTTCTCCTCTTCTAATTCAATACCATACTCTTTTTTAATATGCTCTAAAAATAGACGTTTCATATCAGGGAATGGTGCTTCAAGTTTTACACTATTTGCAAATTCAAAGTATATTGATATATATGAAATACCATCATAGTCAAAATTACTTAAATCTAATCCAAGTATTGTATCCCACATTGCATCGAAAGTTCTAAATTTATTTATAGCAGATTGATAACCTTGTATTAGATATTGTTCTTCAGCATCATCTGGTAAACTATAATATATATCAGATAACATAGTTCTGCATGATGCATCAGGTTCAGTAATACCTGTATAAACAAAGTGTGTAAATAAGTCTTCTGCTGAAAAGTAATCTAGTAAATCTAGCTCTCTCATATAGTCGTTTAGCTGATCAAAATCACTACATCTACTTCTTATTTCACTAAATGATGTCATTATTTTTCCTTATTTTTTAGTAATACATTGCATAACTGGAGCAGTTGATTTAGCGTTTTTTTCTCCTAAGTCTTGTTCTGTGTACACAATAACACAATGCATAAAATCAGTATCGAATTGATACATTCTTGGGTTTTGACCATAAGTATCTAAAGAGTTCTTTTTTGTTTTTACCTCTGGATCATTGTATGATTGCACTGATGTAATCCATCCAGCTTGAGCCATCGTAGCTAATACCGCTATTGTTAATAATACTTTTCTCATGTTTTGTTTTTCCTTTTATTTTAGTTTAGTGGAAAGTAATTCCCTTTCCTTCCATACTTATCGTGTATTGCTTGATGACAAGTTCTACACACCGTAGCTAAATCTTCCATTTGTTCTTTACCTAAATTCTCGTAGGTTTTATGATGAACCTCTAAGAATTCTTTACTTCCACATCGTTGACAGGTATAGTTGTCTAGTACTAATCTTTGTATCTTTTTTGCGTACCATTCTGGTGACATAATATACATCTTATAATCTATACTAGCAATTCTATATAGTCCTTTATCGAATTTGGGTGCAGGTTTTTCTTTGCTATACTTAGTACTTTCATTGTATAATGCAATGGCACAACCAACGAAAAAAAGAACTATCACTATTTCCATATTACCTCATTTTGGTGTATACTGACGTATGTAAAAATTAGGTATTTTTAAAAAGAGTAGTGTATGTACAGTTTACTACTATTACTACTTAATAGTTTCCCTAATTTCTTCTAATGTTACAAAGGTTCCGTTGTACATCGCATACTCACATACACATTTTCCTATCATCTCTTTTAACCATTTATCAATCAGTATAGCTTGTTCAGCTGGTACTATAATCGGTGGTTGAAGATGATTAACTATATTAACAACAGTTAATGCTTCTATTTTTTCAGGTAATGGTTTACCGATAGGTGTTGTTTCTCCATTTATTATAATTTGTATCATTTCTAACTCCTTTAGTAGTTTAAATTTCAGTATTATCCAAACAGTTAAGTAGAACAATACAACAGTTTTATCGTATTTCCTTTAAAAAATATATATCATATTTCCTTTAAAAAAAGGATAGAAAAAAAAAAAAAAGAGTTAGCCATACCATTACGGTATAGCCATTACTTCGCTCTTCTTGGTTTTCTAACTGAGTTACCTATTTTAGTTAACCCATTTACATTGAATAATGATTCCTTAATTGGTCCTCTAGTTTTATACTCTCTTACATCTGCTATAAATGTTATTCTAGCAAACTCTAGGTTACTTCGTACCATACCTCTGATTTCATCTGTTAATGGTATCCAAGTATGTCCGTCTCTGAATACTTCTCCTGTCTCAAGATTCATTACATTATTAATGCATACTCTAGGTGAGCTGGTATGAGTATCTCTGTACTCCGTACTGACTGTTGCTGTGTATCTGTTAGCCATCTGCTATCCTTTAGTTAAGTTAGAGAGGCTTTTATACCTCTCCGTTATTTCATACAGTTTCTACTGAATTCTAAGTCTTCAGCTTCAACAACACTTGCTAATAGTTTTAGCAATTGATTATAAGCCTTATCCGTTATTGCACCAATAGATATCATATAACTATTAAGTATTAGTTTTCTATTTGTGTTATAGTATTTAAGTCTTCTTGATGCTGATTCTCTGAATATTCTAGCTTGACCTGGTAAGCATAGAATCGCATCGTGTATATCTAGTGCCCAATATTGTGAATTGTGTACTAGGTTATGTTCCATTAAGTCTGAGTCTAGATGATGTACTAGACAAGTAGCCCAAAATGTTTTCATTTTATCGTAATCAGGTATGTAGTTTACTTTATGTGTAAATACTCTAACCCATTTCTTACCATCAAATACTTCTGTACATACTAATGTTGTACCTGCTGGTTTCCATTTGTTAGTGTGTATCTCAAAGTTTGTTATACCTAAATCAATATGTACTACTGGTGTATGAATACCGTAGTTTTGGATTAGTAAGTCTTTGAACTGTTTAAGGATAGAGAATCTACCTGTTGCAAATTCTTTCTTCAACAATGCTAGTTCTAGCTTGTCTAGCCTTTTTGCTTCTTCTATCTCTTTTTCCGTAGCTGTCTCTGGTAGGTTTTGTGTTCTAAGTAATTTCTTACCTTTCACTAAGGCTACTGCTGATTTAGATGAACCGTAGAATACTGGTGTACCAACTGTTTTAGCGGTAATTCTCTTTACCCCATTGATAAACCAAGGGTCTGATAATTTATCTCCTATTACACAAGTTGATTCAAGTACTCTTTTATCATTTGTTAATGCACCAACTATTTGTGCTAATGACATTGAATGGTCTATTTCTAATGGTATATCCCATAGTACTACACCTATTTTATTCAATCTATCTAGCTTATCGTAGATTCTCTCTAGCCATATTAACTCGTGTAACTCATCTCTACCTTCAGTAGATTTAAGGTCTAATCTTGGCAATACTCTATTAGTATATGCTAATTTACCAGCTCTGATTTTATCAGCTTCTGTTAACCCAATACACTTATTACCTGTTAGCTCTGCTATGAAGTAATAGATATCGTTTAATGCATTATCGTTCTCTTTATGAACTGCTATTGCACCTGCACTTCTTGGTACTTTAAGTAATGCTCTAAAGTCTTTACTACTAATGTAGTTACCAATTCGTTTTAGTACAGCTTTAATAGCTCTACCTCTTTGGTCTTGTACATTGTACTCTGAGTTGTATATCTTACTACCATCTGCATACTCTACTAGACATAGCTCTGCTATCTCAAGATAAGATGCTTCATCTTTGAAGAACACAGTTGTTATTTGCTTTTTCTCTACCATAGTTTTGATAGACTTTACAAGGTTTTGTTTAATAGCTCTTCTATATTTTAACATATAAGGTACATCTATTTGGAATGTATTCTTAGCTGTTGCCATCATACCTGGTCTATCTAACCCTCCCGTAGTTATTACCACATTTCGTTTAACTAAATCTGTTTCATAGTCTTTAGTATCTAATCTCATTGTGAATTTTTCCAGTTTTACTCTTCTTCTCCACTCTTGTAGTTTAGTTTGGTCAAGTAATCCTGTGTTGAATGACATCTCTGCAAATTTACTATTAGCTCTTACTGTTGATATTCCAAGTTTAGTAAATATATATGTTATATCTTTTACTAGTATTGGATTTATCTCACTGAAGTAAGGTAAGCTTATAGTGTTTGTACCGTATAGTACACCTTTTTCCATTGCTTTTATCATATGTTGTGTTGTTTCTGATTCGAAGTCCAATAGGCTTTTAACCTCTGCTGTTAGTTTTTCACTAAGATATTCTCTAATCATTTTATTTCCTTTAGTTAGTTTAATAGGCTAGATTTACTAGCCTATTATTATTTGTTTTCAAGTTGTAACTTGTATCTGTCGATTGCATCTGCCATTTTGATTAGCTCATCTTTCGCATCTTTACTTGCTTTGGCTTCTCTACCTCTCCAAGCTACTGGTTCAATAGTTGGTCTGTTAGTAGTTACACCAAGTTCTTCTAAGAAGATTCTGCAATAGTCTGCGTAGTTTTGGTAATCAGGTTCTTTACCCTCTTTGATTTCAAGTGTATCAGTTGCAAAGCTATGATATCCTCTGAACGAACCAATATCTTCCATTAATAGTAAGTCTAGATTGAATTTATCTTCAAGTATTCTTCTATTAAGTGCAACATTTGCTCCATCTCCAGCTTCTACTGGCCAATTACTAATTGCCACTACTAAGTTAATCATACCATTTACTGCACCATACTCTGATTTCATAGCGGCATCGATTCTCTTAGCCATTCTATCTTCATCTAAATCCAATGTAGATGTAATGTTGTTAACTAATTGTTTTAGTTTTCCAATTGCAACTCTATTGCTAGCTACTATTTCTCTTGCTTGCTCTAATGAAGTTTTAGCTTTTACAGCTACTGTTTTTGTTACTTTTCCTGAGTTTGTTGTTTTCTTTGGCATATTATTTTCTCCCTAATAGTTTTTCGATTTGGTCCATTGTTAAGCTCATTTCTTCTAAGCTTGCCTCTACATCAAAATGCTTCTTAGCATATGCTATCTTAGCATCTAATAGTTCTCCCTGTGAACCAATTAGTGCTTCTTCTGCTACAATACTAACCATTCTTGTTACACTACCCGTAGTTGCTAATAAGTCTGTTACAATGTCTACTGGTGTATCCACTAATGCATTTGCTACTCTTGATAGTCTTCCTTGTTCTCTTGCCATAAATTTCTCCTGTTATTTGTGGTTAGCTTAGGGCTTATAATCTTACGATAGGCCTAATGCGACTTATTTCTCTTCTATTGGTAAATGGTAATAGCTTTCAGCTCTTCTAACTGAACCTACGGTTTCTGTTGCTGATGCCATTCTGTCTGCTCTTTTGATTGTCACGGCTAGTGCTTCTCTGTATGGTATACCAGCAATATTTGATACATTTCTAGCTTTTGCTATCTCTACATTTGTAGCTAATCTAGAAGGTGCTTCGCCTTTTCTTGTTCGTACTACTCCAACTTTCGCTAATGATGTTTCTATTTCAGTTAATGCTTTATCTAATGCTTGTAACATTGTTTATCCTTTATTTTTAGTTTTTTTCTCTAACCAATTGGTTATACTTGTTTCTAGTTTACTATCTCTTACTATTACAGAGAAGATTATTATGGTTATTACGATTACTTCTACTATACCCATACTTGTTTGCTTCTTTTATATAGTTTTTTACTTGGTACTGTTCTAGTCACTGGATTGAATGACCATACTTGTCTTACTTTGATTTTAGATGGCTTTACTGTTAGTTTAGCCATATTACTTACTCCTAAATTTTTCATCAAGGGTAGTATATAGAATGAATAGTATTATCATCCACCCAAACATCCATAGTAGTAATGCACCCCATAATGGTATGTCTGTTCCTTTTTCTTTGTTTGCAAAGAATATTAAAATCATACATAGTAATGTTCCTATTAGGTGTACACTTAATGTGTATAAGTTAATTACATTTGATACTAATTCCATTGTTTGTTCCTTTGTTTTAGTGTATGTTGGTGTAGGTTACCTGTTGGTTTCTGTGTTTGGTTGAGATGTTGTTGAATGAGTATATCATCGCTATTCTAGCTATTCTGACCTACCATACGATGCTCTTCTCTGCCTTACCCTGGTCTTCCTACTCCCAACTGCTAATCGTTCTCTACGGCTCTCCTAGATGGCATTCCTCTACCCTTACCGTAGATAATACTCTGATCTGCTAACCTTATTCTGTTAATCGTTGTAGCCCGTCTAGGTCTGCTAGTCGTTGTAGCCCGCTCGTTGCTCTCGCGGTTCAGCTGATTAAAGAAAGAAAAGTCCTTTACAGGTTCAAAGCCTATCGTCTGAGAAGAAATTCGATAGAACGGTGAACCAAAAGAACGAAGCTTGGAAATAAATAGCTTCCTCTTGTCAATGACTTTCCAAATGGTGAAGGCAAAGAAGAAATCAGCGGTACGATGTGAGGAACAGAAAAAAAAAAATAATACCCCGAAGGGTATCATAGCTTGAGATACTTGGATGCCCATCTAGCCAGCGAATCTGGGACTAAACGGTCTGAGTAGGCAATCAACACCATAGCCGTAGCTAATACTAAGATAAAGCTACTCATCTTAGTTTCTCGCCACTGCAGATATGTCAACATCTTTGATGAGCTTAATGGCTAATCTAAGGTCCTCTAACTCGGATTTTTGCCGTTCAGTAGGAGCTTTAATTGCTGATAATACATCAAGTTCTGTATACATATCGTTTAACGCTGACTTTTTAGTATCTACGACTTCACTAATATTATTAATAGAATTGTTAATCTTCATAGTAATAAGTTCGTTAGATACAGTATCAATAGCAATTACCGCAACATCTACGGTTTTAGTTACAAAGCTTGCAGTTGAAGTTGCAATTTGCTTAGTAGATTGGAAGATTGATTGAGTTTGAGATTTCATAATAGGTCCTTTATTTTAGAATGGGTTGGTTAATTGGTTCTTGGCTGATTAGACCAATACATCTACGAGACCGTAGTTACTCTATCGACTTAGAAGCTAGTTGCTTCATCTTCAGCTAGGCTGATAGTAGGATGAATTAGCTCTACATAGTAGAACTTGTTCTGAGTATTAACTTTAATAGTAGCATCAATCGATACATTAAGATAAAGCCGATGGTCTATAAGCATATTGTTATTCTTATTAATAAAGAATAGCTCTGCTCTGATATAGTCACCTGATTCACTTAATAAGAACTGCTCTCTAGAAGTTACCGCTTCGAACTTTTCGCCTTTAGCTAACATAAGTTTAGCATACACTTTAGTAGTTCTAAGAGTTGCCTCATCTATGTTAATAGAGTCGTCTTTTGTTGATGCGATTGCATTAGTAAAGTTTAGTATTGTTGCCATTGTTGGTCCTTTGAGATAAGATACAGTATTGCTACTGCTCCGTACAGGTTCAAAGGTCAAGGCTAAGAAGAAGTAAAATTGTTTTGGGGGTAGTGAGGGAAAAGGAGTCTCTTACCGACTTAATGGGGGGGGTGGTAGTCGATGGTATGACTGGACGGAGGGTAGTGACTCTTCACAAAAATTATAAAATTTTCCGCACATGAGCTGGCTTAAATGAATCTTAGCAGCGTTCGCAATAACCTTAAAGTAAATAACTAATACAACTACAAACTCTAGTCTGCTTACCAGGGATAATATATAAGAGGTGAGGATTTGTAAAAAGTAGCCTCTAGACCCTATGCAGTCGGTGTTTGCTGAATTTAGTACATTCCCTGTGGTAGGGTACAACATTCCCTGTGACAGGGAAGGTTATTAACTGTGACAGGGAATACCCTGATAATAGTGTATGTTTATATTAGCATTTAGTAAAAGGTTCCCTTAAGTCAGGGTATGTTATAATACTGTATAAATATAAGGAATATAGATGGGTAAAGTAATAGAAACTACGGATAGTATAGATTATACTACTGGTGAGATTAAGAGTAGCACAGTGGTTAAAAGATTTAAAGGAGAAGAACCTAATTATGTTAAGTTGTACCTAGAGGATATATCTTATCTGCATAATATACCTGCTTCTGCTGGTGCTTTGTTACAAGAGTTGTTGAAGTACGTTACATATGGTACACAAGAGATAGGTCTGACTGCGGTGTTTAAGAGACGAATATCTGAAGCTACTGGATTTAGTGTTAAGACTATAGATAATAGGTTACAAGATCTATTAAAGTCTGGTATTATAAGTAGAATAGACACTGGTACGTTTATGTTGAATCCTTATCTGTTTGGTAAAGGTGATTGGAAGACTATTAATGAACTACGGAATAAGAACATACATCTTAGTATTGTATATGATAAAGAGACTGGTATGAGAAGTGTAAGAGGTAATCTTGTATGAAGAAACATAGGAACACTCATATCTTAGCAGGTGCACCAAAATCGGTTAGGGATGCACACTATAAACTAAAAAGTAAGACTGTTAATATAACTGAGGATGCTGATAGAAGTCATTTAGAACATTACGTTGGTATGACGGTTAAGTTCAGTGGTGAGTTAAGAGGTGGTGATTATAGAAATCCTACTGTTATGTTAAAGAATGTTAGTATACGTGGTGATGGTCTAGATCATGTATGGGTATTACTGAGTAGTACTGATAGAAAGAAGCTAGGGCTAATAGGAACTGGTAAACTTGTTAGGGTTTATATGGAAGGTGTTGTTAGAAAATACGTTAGTAGTAGCGGTAAAAATAGGTATATCAAACATGGTGTACAGGATGCAAAGTTGGTAACTAATGTGGATCGTTAAAAAGGTACTCAACAGACGTATACTATGTGATGAAGTATTAAGATACGTTAATTTATACACAAAGGCTGACACACTAGAAGAGATTGCCGCAGCTTTAGGATTAGCTCCAAATATATTTAATGTTCATAGAATGACTAGTGGTATATATGTTGGTGAAAGTATTAATGACACAGACGCAGGTAAGAAATTGTTTACCGAGTTAAGAACTACGTTGTTTAGGTTGCTAGTAGTACATGGGTATACTGGTACTAGGCTATCAGCTCTAGCTTCTATTGGTAAAAGAAGTAATAACGGTAGAGGGTATAATGGCTTATCAACTGGTAAACAACTGATTGATTATAAAGCTTTTAGTAATAATAGTATTAGACGTATTGAAAATAGAATATGGAGTACTAGGGACGTAGGTATAGCACGGCATAATATAGTGTTGTCTTTTGAAAATATACTAGAAGCTATAGGTATAGTTGGTGTAACTTGTAGTGTTGGTAAACTTGCAATGGTTGCTTACTCAATTAGGATAGGCTATTCACCGAAGAGTTATAGAGATGCTAGGGAATGTGTAATAGCTTATATTAATAGAGGTAAGCTTACTAATACGTCTGGTATATTAAGATTTGGTGAGAAGTTCTTATATAAGAAAGGTAATATCTACGTGTACAGTGTTTACACTATTATTCCAATGTATGTTAAAGGAAAGACTTTAAAGAGTACAGAGAGGGTGTTTATGGTTAAACATATAGTGTATGGTACATACTACTCTACGCTTGAGGAAAATATTATTAAAGAAGCTGTTGTAGAATTTAGACGAAGAAGGAAATGTAATAGTGTTGATGATATTATTTTAAAAGCTGTTGATAAAGATAGCGGAGTACTATGTCATATTCAAGATTCTTTTGATGTTAATAACTGTGTTGATGGTACTTATGCGTGGGCTAACGCTGTTGGTATGTATGGCATGAAAGTTGTACCTTTATATAGATTGTATGAAGCTGCAGTTGATAGTGGTGAAGTATTAGCCATGAATGTAGTAAGAAAAATTGCTAATGAACTTGTATAATTACAGTCTATTGTATACTACACAGATTTAAGGTATATTAAAGCATATTAATAGTACAATTACTCAAATATAAAATAAATAAGGAACAGACATGGCAATAGCACAACTACATAATGTAAATATTATTAATCATCAGCTACCGGCGTTTAATGCCGAGACGTGTCTGTGCCCTTTTGAGGTTACTGGTATATAGTTTTATACACAGTTCATCTTTAGAAGGGTAGGATCGAAAGGTTCTGCCCTTTTTTATTTATATAATATGCTTGATAAGCTTTGCTGGCGAAGCGCCTGATTTGTAACCAGGAGATAATCAGTTCGATTCTGATATTGAGCTCCATATTCGAGGATCGTCTAATGGTAGGACAGCAGCCTTTGAAGTTGCGAATCCAGGTTCGAACCCTGGTCCTCGATCCATGCGGGAGTGTTGTAATGGTAGCCAATCTGGTCTTAGAAACCAGTGCTGAAAGGCGTGAGAGTTCGAGTCTCTCCTTCCGCACCAAATTTATGTTAGTCGTAGCCCAATGGTAGAGGCGTCAGGTTGTGATCCTGAATGTTGCGAGTTCGAGTCTCGTCGATTACCCCATTCTCTAGTAGCTTGAAGGTCAAGCATCCCTCTGTTAAAGGGAAGTCGTAGGTTCGATACCTACCTAGAGAGCCAATGCTCCTATCATCTAATGGTTTAGGATGGCTCCCTTTCCAGGAGCTCATATCGGTTCGAATCCGATTAGGAGTGCCAAATGTTCCATAGCTCAATTGGTCAGAGCGTTCGGTTGATAATCGAGAGGTTTAAGGTTCAAGTCCTTATGGAACAACCAATTTTTATAAGGGGTATTAGCTCATTTTGGTAGAGCGCTAGCTTTGCACGCTAGAGGTGATCGGTTCGAATCCGATATATTCCACCATGCTATTGTAGCTCAGATGGTAGAGCATAGGATTGAAAATCCTAGTGTCACAGGTTCGATCCCTGTTGGTAGCACCATATTTGGATAAAGTGTTATGGTAGCACACGGCTTTTGGGAAGCTGAGGTTAGAGTTCGATTCTCTATATCCGAACCATTTAAACTCTTCAGTATTTAATATAGATAATATGAAAAAATCAGATTTAGTATCATTGTTAGTTAATAAAAGATAAGCACAGTTAATTATGTCGTGTATGACTATTCCGTACTTATAGTGTATTATAGCAGATATACCTTTAAGATAAAGTTAAGACTACTTTAAGTATAATTAGTAAAATTACTAATAAAGGATGCTCATGGCGTTATACGATAACTGGAGTAAAGAAGAATTAAAAGAAGTAGCAGAGGCACTGATGATTGCCGATCCCAGAGAAAGAAAAAGAGCTACTAGAAATGTTAGACTGAAGTATGGAATTAACAACTGGTATTTGTATAAGACAAGAGAAGATATACTAAGTTTGTATTCTGGTGTTAAACCAACTATGGCTATAACTACTGGAACATCTACATTGGTTGATGGAGAAGGTAATGTTAAACTACAATGGGTTAAAGAGACTGGTAATAGTAAAGCTGATGCAGCTAAGACTGCCATATTAGAACTACTTGGTTCTTTAAGATCTTCACATGTACAGTTACCAAGAGTACAAAATACACGAACTGATTTACTTCCTGTTTATATATCAAATGATGTACATATTGGTGCGTTAATGTGGGGTCCTGAAACTAGGGACAGTGATTGGGATTTGTCTATAGCTGAGACTCAATTAAAACTTGCTATTGATGAGTTAGTTGAGAGAGCTCCATCTACTGAAGAATGTATTGTTGTTGATCTTGGAGATTTAACTGAGATAGATGACCTTAAAAATATGACACCTAAGAGTGGGCATATACTAGATACTGATGGAAGATATCCAAAGGTAATGAAAGTTGCTATGGAATGTATGAGATACTTTATTGAGAAAGCTTTAACAAAACATAATACTGTTAGGTTTATTAATATAAGTGGTAACCACGATATAACTACTGGGTATGCTATTACTGCATTTGTGTCTGCATGGTTTAGAAATGATGAAGGTGTTATAGTTGATGAATCTCCTGCTAAACAAAAATACTACCAATTTGGTAGAACGTTGTTAGGTTTTGCACATGGTGATGGATTAAAGATGGGCCATTCTGGAGAAGTTATGGCGATGCATAATGAAGCTAACTGGAGTACTACTAAAGAGAGGTATTTCCATTTTGGTCATATCCATAAAGATGCTATATATGATGGTAGACTTTGTAAAGCTGAGAGTCATAGAAATATTGCACCTTTAAATGCTTGGGCAGCTGATGCTGGATTTGGTAGAAATGCAGGAACTATGAAGTGTATTGTGTATGATAGAGAGTATGGTGAAGATACAAGAATTACCTATAATGTTAGAAGAGGAGGTTGATATGTTAAAAGTAACTATAAAGATTCTTGACGGAATTCATAGAAAACTACGTATGGTTCAAGCAATACTTGGTGTGAAAACACTAGGTGATGCTATTGAACATTTATGCGATGACTTCATTGAATTACATAATAGGAAAAAATAATGGCTGGGTTAGGTATAGTTTGTAAAACTAAAAATGTAGTGACGGAACAATTCCTTAAAGAAAAGTTCCCTAGTAAAGCTAAGACAATTGATGAGAACACTGTTGCATTAATCAATAGAGCTAATAGTGACCCAGAGTTTAATGGTGATGAATTTATTAACCAGATGATTACGTACAGAGATGTTATGACTAAGAATAGTGCTAGTATGCAAGAGTATATTAATGCTCTTAGATTTTGTGCTTATTTGGAGTCTACTGAAGATAATTATACACAAGCTTATATAAAAGCTAGATGTCACGAAGACTTTGTTAGAGAAAGAATGGAGTTACCTAGTGATTCATCTGGATATAAAGAACTAACATTTGCAGCTAGTAGGTACAGAAAAACTCCTATGGTTAAAGATATACTTATTATGGCTGATATGCCATTGTATCTTATGTTTCAAGGTGCAAGATACCAAGCTGTAAGTGTACTAGCTACGGAGATGCATACTGCAATGTATAGTAAGGATAGGATTGCTGCTGCCGATAAGTTATTGACTCACGTTAAACCACCTGAGAACATTAAAGTTGAACTTGATATTGGTGTTAAACAAGAGAATATGATTGATAAGTATGAAGCTATGATTAATCAACTAGTGTCTACACAGAAAGACCAGATTGCCGCTGGTGGAGACCTTAAGGCGATAGCCAACGTAGCTATTGTACATACTGCAGTTGATTATGAAGATGCTGAGATTGAGGAGAAATAGATGATAGAGAGAAGTAAAGCAACTACGGTTGAGGAATACCTTAACAACGTAGATTATGAGTTTAAAGGCTATATGCCTATTGATGATGCACTAAGGTTTGTAAACTTTATCAAAGCTGTAAATGGCGGTAGTGAAGAGAATGAAACTCCACCTGTACACTTAGTTATGATGGAGAGAGTATTTAATGAAGATAGACGTTGTGCTATTATGTGTCATAGGGGTATCGGTAAAACTACGTTGTTTGCCGAGTACTTAATATTGTTTGTTGCCGCATTTGGTTATCTACCAGGTTTTGGTAAAGTTAGTCTTATGTTATATGTAACCGATAGTATTGAAAATGGAGTAAAAAACTTAAGAAGAAACGTTGAATATAGATACCAAGAGAGTGAGTTTTTAAAGCAACTAATTCCTAACCAGAAAATAACTGTAGGTACAGATGGTGCTGGATTTGTTGACTTAGACGAATACGAAAATCAGACTTCTGGTGGTAGAAAGTTTACTGATATTCGTTTAGAGTTTATGAACACAAAAGGTCATAGAACGGTTGTTAAAGGATATGGAGCACAAACTGGGGTAAGGGGAGCTAAAGAGATGGGTATAAGACCTACAGTAGCTATTCTGGATGACCTTATTAGTGATGATGCTGCTAGATCTGCTACCATTATTGAAACTATTGAAAATACTATCTATAAGGCTGTGTCTAAAGCGTTACATCCTACTAAACAGAAGATGATTTTTATCGGTACACCGTTTAATGCAAGAGATCCATTGTACAGAGCTGTTGAGAGTGGTGCTTGGACTGTATCAGTGTTTCCTGTTTGTGAGAGGTTTCCTTGTCCTAGAGAAGAGTTTAGAGGTAGTTGGGAAGATAGGTTTACATACGAGTATGTTAAAGCTGAGTATGATGAGGCTATTGCACTTAATAAACCAGAAAACTTCTACCAAGAGCTTATGCTAAGAATTATGTCTGAGGAAGATAGATTGATTCAAGATAGTGATGTTGTATGGTATAAAAGATCTGATATAATTAAGAACAAGTACGCGTACAATTATTATATAACTACGGACTTTGCTACCTCGAGTAAGAAAGGTGCTGACTTTAGTGTTATATCTGTATGGGCATACACTAATAATGGTGACTGGATGTTGGTTGATGGTATATGTAAACAGCAACTAATGGATACAAATATAAATGATCTATTTAGAATGGTAAGTATGTACAAACCATTGAGCGTAGGTATAGAGGTTACTGGTCAACAAGGTGGGTTTATAAGTTGGATTAACCAAGAAATGATAAGACGAAATATATTCTTTAACTTAGCAGTCGGTAAGAGTAATGGTAATGCACCTGGAATTAGACCAATTGGTGATAAATTAACTAGATTCAACCAGGTATTACCGTTGTTTAAACAGAAAAAGATATGGTTCCCTGAAGAAATGAAGGAAGAAGCTTATATGAATGAACTAGAAGAGGAACTACGCAATGTCTCTAAGAAAGGTTTTAAGTCTAAACACGATGATATTGCTGATACTATATCAATGCTTAGTGAGATTGAGGCTTATAGACCTAGTATAGAAGTTATAGAAGATCCAAATGTTGTACATATTGGTACTATGTGGGGTGATGAATGGCAAACACCTGATAGAGATGAAGAGAATAGGATGTCTTCAGTTGTATTTTAGGTGATTTACAGTAAAATATCCCATAATTGAGGGGTACACATGAAACTAAGTAGTATATTAAACACAGCAAGAAACGGAGAGTTAAAGGGATTATCGGCAAAAGATAAACCTGATAACGTTATTATTGATTTTATAAATATGGCTATCGTTGCCATACATGATAGATTTGTATTAAATGTACAAGAAGCAGTTATTGATCTAGTACCAGGTAAAACTATCTACACACTTAACAAAGGTAGTGCTGATGTACTGTCTGGAGTAGTTAAAGCTACCTATAATAAGAGAGAATTTAGTAGAATAATTAGGATTGTTGATAATTTAGGAAATGAAGTTTCTATTAATAACTACGCTGATAAATATACTGCATATTTCCCGACGTATGACACAATGCAAGTAAAAGAAGTACAAAAAGATGTAACACAATTCGTAGTTACATTCTGTACTATGCCAGTTGAAATACCTTTAGACGCTGATGAGTCTTATAGTGTTGAAATTCCTAGATTTTTAATGGAACCGTTGATGCATTATGTAGGTTACAGAGCTCACGGTAGTGTTGACGGTAACATTGATGGTGAAAATAATACACATTTAATGAGATTTAAGATGTCTTGTGATGAAATAGAGGCAAAAGGTTTAATACCTGGCGATAATACTACAAGAGATGTAGATTTAAAAGGATTTGGTACTCTTCCAAAAGGATTCAGTGCATTTTCTTACACAATATCATAAGGATTATGAATGGCTAATGTATGTAATGTAACTACGGATACTACTGGTATTATATTTCACTATGATGACGGTACTACTTCGTGTATTTCTGGTATCAAAGGTGATAGTATTACTGGTATTGTACGGGTTTCAGGTGAAACTCCGGCTATTGGTACCGTAGATACATATAGAATTAACCTAACTAGTGGTAATAATGCTTGTTTTACTGTTCATAATGGACTTGACGTTAAAATGTCTTGTATCGTTGATAATAATGACGGTACATATACATGGAATTTCAGTGAAGGTACTTCTTATACAACTAGTAACCTATGTGGAGACAAAGGTGATAGTATATGTGGTATAGTTCCTACTAGTTTTGGTGTAGAATCAAATGTTTATTCACTATGCACTACAAGTAACTGTCTACTACCTTTTACCGTGTGTAACGGTAGACACGTTTGTCTAGTTGACAGTACAGAAAATCCTGACTATTCATACACTTGGCACTTTAGTGACGGATGTACTTTTAAAACTAATAGTTTAAGAGGTGCAACTGGTAGAGGTGTTAGTTGTTTAGCTCCAGTTAGTATCAGTACTGCTGAAGGTGGTACCTCAATCTATAGAACTTGTTACACAGATGGTACTACAAGTGATGATATATGTGTAACAAACGGTAATGGTATTGCATCAGTACTAAGAACTGGTGGTACTGGTTGTTTAGGTAGTTTAGATACGTATACTATTACTATGGGTGATGGGCAAACTAGTACATTTAATGTACAAAATGGTACAGGTATATCTTGTATAGTACCAGCAACATCTGGCGTACCTGTTGGTGTTGATAGGTATAATATCTGCTTACATAATGGTGGCGTTACTAGCTTCGATATAGCACAAGGTGCAGGTATTACTTGTATCCAACAAATATGCAGTGGTATTGGCGGAAGTTTTGATAAGTATAGAATAAACTTTAGTCGTAACTGTCCTAGTTTTGATTTTAATATTTATAGACCTTTAGATGGTGGTAAAGTACAGTGTGTTTCTGTATTAAGTAGCTCTCAGAACGGTACTTGCTATAAAATGACATTCGATAATGGATACGCACATTGTTATGAAGTATTTAACGGGGTTAACGGTGCTAGCGTAAATAATATCACACAAACGTGCAGATGTTTAGATACTTTTGGTAACAAAGTTGATGATGTTAAATTCTTTTTAACTAATGGTTCTGTTTTTACAACAACACTATGCCACGGTAAAGGTATATGTATGCTTAGTACAGATGCCTGTACTGATGGAAGATACAAATGGAATTTTAGTGACGGTAGTAGTTATACTACAGGTGATTTACGCGGGATTGGTATTGCACAGGCTTGCTATAATAGTACATATTTAGGTAAACCAAAACTGAGTGCAGACTCTTGTGACATCTATAGTGTACTACTATCTACTGGTGTGACTGCTGGTCAATTCTGCGTTCATAACGGTAAGAGTGCTTTTCAATATGCAACTGATGGTGGGTTTGTAGGTACAGAAACTGATTTTACTAACGGTATAGCAGCAATGGTAAACGTAGATTCATACATTACTTGTACAGAAGGGTTATTACAAACTGCGTCAAGTGAATTCTCTTGCGTTAATACAGTTTATAACTCGTTAGTGGATGTATATATTCCTGAGATAACAAATTCTATAGCATGTGTAAATACTATAAAGAACGCCACAATAGGGTATAGAGACTGCGCAGCTTGGTATGCAAGTGGTGTTGGAACGGACACTTGCGGCTACTACTCTGCTAAGTGTTATTATGACCTAAGTAGATCGATATGTTCTAATATGGTGACTGCTGCTAACGATAAAATATTATGTGTTACTGGTATTGTTACAACTATCGACAACTGTATGGCAGCAGCCTGTACTACATTGGATAATGTTACAATAAATAAGTGTTTAGAAATTGATGCATTTACAGAAACCGAATGTAGTTGTATTCAAGCATTTGTTAATACACTTATTGATGACTACACTAACGGTGCTGGAACTGCTTGTTTATGGGCAGAGACTCCGTATAACCAGATTATATGTAATGATGGTGTTAATGATAGATACAGTGCTTTACACTGGGCTACTGTTTCACAAAGCTACGGTACTAATGCTTTAAACGCTGCAGATTGTATTACTACTATGTGTAATGATATAACTACTATGTCTTGCGCTGTTGGTAATGCTGCTACCAGTATTGCTACTACCTGTGCATATATAACTACCGCCAGAGATTGTGTACAAAGTCTTCAGTCGTGTGTTATTAGTTCTAAGAGTTGTATTGACAATATTAATAGTTGTCTTACTAGTTTAGTTCAAAATACTGAAGTTGATATAAGTAATGCAATTGCTGCCGGTGTCGCTGCTGTTGATGCAGCGTCTAGTTTGGAAGTTCAAGTAGCTGCAATTAATGGATGCACAACATGTCTTAGTAATCTAGTTTCATGCGTTATCGGTGTATGTAATACACTAAAGACTGGTATGTACAACTCATGTATTACATCGTGTAATAACGTGATAACATTATGTGATGGTATTAATAACACAAGCAGTTCAGTTGATGTTTGTTCTTATAATACACTAAATGATTTAACCGATGTAGTTGTAACCGGTGTATGTAATGATGATACTTTAATGTGGGACTCAACTGTTAATAAGTGGTGTTCAAAAAGAATAGAAATTGATTGGTGTAATACTGGTACTAATAATAGTCCCATTATTCTCAATAAACCTACGATATATGAACCTGTAACAGAAGTGTTTAGCAACGTCAACGTAGTTAATGTAGTACATAATAGAGGTAGAATACCAACTGTTTCTGTTTATACTACTGGTGGTGTACAAATGTTTACCTCAACAATTCAGCTTGACTTAAACAGGTTTGTGGTAGAATTTAGTAATTATGAATCAGGGTATATAGTGTACCAATAAAAAAGGAAAAGTATGGCAAATATACAAGTAAGACAAACGTTTGACATGGGGTCTACCTCAAAAATTATTAACCTACCTGCTCCAGGCAGTTCTACTGAACCTGTAAGGTTACAAGATTTAGATAGTATTATTGCAGGAGGTATTTCATGGAAAGATGCTGTAAGAGTAGCTGTAGCTAGTAATGTTAACTTAGCAGCACCAGGAAGTCAATTAGACGGTATAACATTATCTGTTGGAGATAGACTTTTATTAATGGGACAAACTACCCCAAAAAGTAATGGTATATATGTATTTAATGGGGATTCTATTACGACTACTAGGTCTACTGATGCCAATAGTGTTAATAGTCTTGAACAAGCTATTGTTACTGTTGAAGAAGGTACATACACAGGTAATACGTATAGACAAACAAATACTAACTTCGTACTTGATACTGATAGTGTTACATGGACTGCGTTTATGGCTACTACACCTTCAGCTACTGAAGAGACTGCTGGGGTTTTAGAAGTTGCAACGCAATCAGAAGTTAACACTGGTACTGACGACGTTAGAGCTATTACACCATTAAAACTAAAAAATTCTGTATGGTCTGTTAAAAAACACCAAACTACAATTACAGGTAATGCTTCATCATTTCCTATTGTACATAATTTAGGATCTAACTACGTACATACAAGAGTGTACACAGCTTCTGGTGATGAGGTAATGTGTAATATAAATCACACAGATGCTAATACAATTACATTAGAGTTTTCTGCTGTACTAGGTGCAAACTCATATACTGTTGTTATTATCGGATAAGTAGATGGCTATACAAGTCTGTGATACATTACAACTTAGCAATTCATCTGATATTATTGGGTCAGATGGTTGTAGTTTTTTATATAAAAATCTAACAGATTTAAGAGACGTTAATACTACTGGTATTGCAGATGGTAATATATTAGTTTGGGATATAGCAACTAGTACTTGGGTACCAGGAACTAATTCAGGTGGTGTGGGAAGTTCCGTGAATCATAAATTTGAAATACAAAGAGGGGTAATATAATATGGCAGCAGCACCACAATACGCAGCAACACCTTGTACAGCAATGTGTCAAGTAACTACGGCTAATACGGCTAGAGACGGTACAGGAACTTTGGTAGACTTAATAACTGCAGGTGCAAATGGAACTAGGGTAGATGACATAATGTTTAGTGCTACAGGTAACTCAGTGGCTGGTGTGATAACACTTTTCATATATGATGGTACTTACACGAGACTTATACTAGAAATGGCAACTACTGCTATTACTGCTAGTACAACTGCCGTAGCATGGAAACAGCAGTTTACTAATTTAGGTATAATTCTAAAATCTGGATGGAAGATTAAAGTAGGAATTACTACTACACAGACTATCAATTGTATCGTTACCAGAGGTGGTGACCTATGAATTACGGTATTGAGGAAAGTTTTGGTAGGTATGACTCATTGTATAGTGCAGCTACAACTAGTTGTTTATACGAAGTATCTGGTAAACAAATTTCTTGTAATACTGTGGATTTACTGCCTTCAGCAGGAAAATCTAGTAAAACTATTGTACTAGGTAACTTACATACTGATAGCGCCTTTATATTAAATAGCAGTAGTATACATACACTAGATACAAATAACAATTCATACCCAACTCCAGGTAAAGGTTCTGTAAATTTCGGTATTTGTTCAATTTCAAGTGGCGACTATTCCATAGCATTTGGTTTGTGCAATAGATCACTTTGTGCGTACTCTACTGCCATAGGTTTCTGCAATTTTGTTAATAACTGCTATTCTACTGCTATTGGGTGTCAACACCAAGTGACAGGATGTTTCGCAACAGCAATTGGTATTCAAAACTACGGTTCTGGTATTGCATCGTTTGCTACTGGTGCTTATACTTCAGCAGTTGGTAATTATTCTTCTGCTTTTGGTAGTGGTACAAAGGCTATAGGGTTTAGCTCTATAGCTATTGGGTATAACTCATGTTCTGTTGGTGATATGTCGTTTAGTACAGGATATGATGTTATTAATAGGGGATGTAAGAGCTCGGCGTTTGGTAGCGGTACACAAATTGGATGTACATCTAATAAGATATTTGCAGTTGGATATGGTACTGATAGTAAGTATAATATAACAGATGACTATAATGTTCATTTTTCCATAGACTGTAATGGTATGACTTGTACTAAACAGATTAAGATAATAGACGGAACTCAAGGAGCAGGTAAGGTACTGGTATCAGATACTAATGGGTTAGCTAGCTGGGCTATACCTACAAGTGGTGGAACTCCAGGCTTATGCGTAATTAATTCAGGATATGGTACTTACTATAGAGCAGTTAATCCTAATAACTACGGTACTATTGGTACCTCGTCAGTAGATTTAAGTTTTAGTTCTACAGCAACGTGTTACTATGGTGCTGTAGGTTGTTACTCTTTTACAGCAGGGGCGCATACTAGAACTGGTGATTTTGGTATAGCTATGGGTAACACCACAATAGCTGGGGTTTCTAGTATAGCACTCGGTTCATCCATTACGGCAGGCGATTACTCAATAGCAATCGGTACCAACGCAGTATCATGTATGTATGGTTTGGCTATTGGAGGTGGTGGTACTATCTCTAATGGTGCTGGTGCTATTGCTATAGGTTACGTTAGTTGCGCTTGTGCTGAAGGTTCAATTGCGTTAGGTACATGCGTTACAGCTATTGGAAATTACTCTACAGCTATTGGTTATAATACTTGTGCTACTGGATGTAATTCTACGGCTATGGGTATCAATACTATCGCTAGCGGTTATGCTTCTACAGCTATTGGTAGGAGTACTGCTGCTAGTACTATAGGAAGTATATCTCATTCTAGTGGTAACTACCATAATAGTTGTGTTACCCCTATGCAAACTACGACTGTGTTGTTAAGAGCTAGAAGTACCAGTACGACTGCAGTAGTGGCTACTGCTGATGCTGGAAGTCCTAATATTAACGTTGGTAGTAAAAATATATTTTCCTTAGCTGTTTTCAGCTCTGCTGCGACGTATAGACTAACCGTGTTAGCTAAACAGGCTGGATCAGATACTACCGAAGCTAATGTTAAAGCTTTTGAGGTTAAAGGTATTTTGGTTATAGGAGCTGATGTTGCATCCACTACTATAGTTGGTAACACTGTTACTGTACTAGGTGGTACTTTGCCTTGTAGTTTAGCTATAAGTGCAGATACAACTCTTGGAGGTTTGAAAGTTGAGTGTGCTAGTGGTGGTACAGAAGTTATCTACTGGGAAGTACGAGTTGAGACGGTTGAGATACAAGGATACGCTACTTAAAGCTATTGCTAAGTAGGTACTTGGTATTTATAACAAATTAAAATAAAAGGATATAACATGGCAATAAGAATAGACTATGAATTTAAGGGAATGAGTGTAAAGAAAGCGTATGCTAAAATAGAGCATATTCACGGTAGTGCTAAAGATGGTTGGAGAGGTCACTTTGAAGTGTATAACGTAACTAAAGATGGTACTAAGTATCAGTTAGAAGGATTCGGTGTAGAAGCTCCTTTTGTAGATGGTGTTAGCCCTTATGAGAGTTTATATGCTGTTGCTACTGAGAAGTACAACGGAACTAAAGACCAATAGTAAAGTATTGGTATGAACTATTGGTAAGATTAATTAGTACAAGTATTACTTTTCCTAAGAAACTTTTAACAAAGGTTATGTTATACTTCCTTTATAAATAAATAAAAGGATATACATGAATTTATATAAAATTGATGGTGGAATAGGAAAGAATATAGCGTTTACAGGTTTAATTAAAGAGCTTGTTGAAAGAGATGGTAACATATGTATTGAATCTGCGTACCCAGAAATATTTATGGGTTGTCCAGGTGTTAGTATGGTGTATCATTCAGCTGAAGGTAAAGATATGAGAAAGTTCTATAGTTACTTTGATGATGTTTATGCATGGGATCCATATATCGGTAATATGTGGAAAGGTGATGTTCACGTAGTAGATGCTTGGGCTAATATGCTAGGACTACCAAAAAAAGATTTAGAAACTAGAATACCTGTACTCTATGCAAAAATTACAGAAGATGAGAAAGCTGCAATTGACAAGCAACTTGGTGATGGTAAGTTCTACGTTATGCAAATTAGTGGTGGACAAAGTCCTTATGATATTAAAGATGTAAATAACTTACCTGCTTATGAAAGAAACCATATGAGAACTGGTAGAAATATGGGTATGATAGATCCACTATTCGAAGGTTTAACTAAGGAATTTTCTGATTACAAAATGGTACAATTCGGGTTACCAAATGAACCAAAGCTAAAAGGTGCTATACAACTACAGTTAAATGTTATTCAATGGATGTACGTGTTTAGTAAAGCTGACTTCTTCGTAGGTATTGATAGTATGATGCAACATTACATGGCTTCTATCAATAAACCTGGTATAGTTTTTTGGGATATGAATACTCCTGAGCAGTTTGGTTGGAAGTATGATGGAAGATTTAACTATAATACATCTATGCCTAATGGAGTTCACGTCAATAAAGAACTAGCAGATAAAGCTATTAATGATTTAAAAGGTTTCCTTGAAACTGAGCCTGTGTAAGGATAACATAAGTTAAGTATCTGTATAATATAGTTGTAATAAACAATAAGGATTATAATGGATACTATAGCTATAAAGCGTGGAGACACGTTACAACTCACATGTAATTACAAACAAGCAGGCACTTCTACGCCTGTTGATTTAAGCACATTTACTATTACTGTCAGCATACTTAATTCTGATGATACTGCTGTTATCGAAATTAACTCAAACGCCCCAACTATCAATAGAAGTGTAACAACTGATGGTTTAGTTAATGGTACATTTAGTATAATGGTTAAAGACACAGAAGTTCTAGTGGATGATTCATATTTTGTAGACTTTAAATACACAACAGCATCTGGTATTGAACAGACTTCTAAAGCAATTAAACTACTAGTAAAAGGTAAGTTGATATAATATGGCTAATGATATAACAGTTAACTATAATACCTACAGTACTGTTGAGGTAACTAATCTTGCCGATGCCAATTCTGTCGATATTACTAGTGGAGACGTAGTTAATGTAGTAGTTTCAGAAGAAGCTGTTACACCTACGGTTGTGATAGAGACTGGTTTACAGGGGCCTCCTGGTACACAAGGAGTTAAAGGTGATCCTTTAACTTATGAAGATTTAACAGCTGATGATGTAGCTGAGTTGGCGCAAGTATATGATAATGTAGTTGGGCAAGTAAATTATACAAACGTATTTCTAAATGCGTTATTAAATTAAAGGATATAATATGAGTTTAGATAGTGGATTACAAAGTGTTTTTACCTCGATAGGTACAGCAGTTAAAGGTAAGATTTCGAGTAGTGAAAAAGGTGCTGCAAATGGAGTTGCAACTCTAGATGGTGGTGGTAAAATACCGAGTGCACAATTACCAAGTTTCGTAGATGATGTAGTAGAATATGCTAATCTTGCAGCGTTGCCTGGTACAGGTGTTGCAGGTATATTATATGTTACGTTAGATACTAATAGAACTTATAGATGGAGTGGAAGTGTTTATACACAAATTGCTTCTGGTGCTGTTGATAGCGTTGCAGGTAAAACTGGGGTAGTTACTCTCGTCAAAGGTGACGTAGGTTTAGGAAATGTTGATAACACTGCCGATGCAGATAAGAATGTATTAACAGCTACGAAGTTAGCTACTGGTAGAACTATTGCGATTACTGGTGATGTAACGTATACATCTGGATCATTTGATGGTTCTGGGAATGTTACTGGTGCAGCTACGTTGGCTAATAGTGGTGTAACTGCTTCTACTTATAAAAGCGTTACTGTTGATGCAAAAGGTAGAGTAACAGCAGGTACAAATCCAACTACACTAAGTGGTTATGGTATTACTGATGCTGCTCCTAGTACACACGTTGGTGATACTGGTGCTGCGCATGGTGCTGCTACTACTAGTGTTGCAGGATTTATGAGTGCTACAGATAAAACTAAGTTAGATGGTATTGCTTCTGGTGCTACGGCTTATACACTACCAGCTGGTACTACTACTATATTAGGTGGTATCAAGATTAATAGTGATACTGTACAGACTGTTGCTGCTAGTGCAGTTACCACTACGGCTAGTAGAACTTATGGGTTGCAAACTAATGCTTCTGGGCAAGGTGTAGTGAATATTCCTTGGACAGATACAGTTTATACACACCCATCTACTGATGGTAGTTTACACGTACCAGCTACAAGTACTACTAATAATGGTAAGTTCTTAATGGCGGGTGCAACTGCTGGGTCTTTAAGCTGGGCAAATGCTCCTGTAACTACGGTTGCAGGTAGAACTGGCGCTGTTACATTAGCTGTTGCTGATATTACTGGTGCACAGGCTTCTTCTGATATAGGTGCTACAAATACTGATTATGTAGCTGTATTTAACGCTGCTTTAGTGTAAGGATTATAGATGAGTATGGATAGTTGTATATCTGCACTGGCTACAGCTGTCGGTACTGAGTTAAAAGGTAAACAGGATGTACTAGTTAGTGGTACTGATATTAAGACTGTTAATGGAACTAGTCTGCTTGGAAGTGGAGACTTAGTCATTGCTGGTGGAGGAGGAACTACATATACAGCAGGAAATGCAATTGATTTAACAGGTGATGTAGTTGCTGTTACTGCAGCTTGTGATACTAAGTGGTCTACCGATACTGTTGGTTCTAACGCTATATGTGTAATAACAGAAAATACTAAGACAGGATACGGAACATGTTATCGTGCTGCGAATCCTGGTAACTATGGTGACATAGGATGTAACGCTATTGATTTGAGTTATTCACCTAGCGTCTCAACTACTACAGGTGCTACTGGATGTACCTCTATAGCTATGGGCTATAGTACTTGCGCTACTGGATGTTACTCTATGGCTATGGGTCAGAGTACTATTGCTGAAGGTCGTAGGTCTACGGCTATGGGTCATAGTACCTATGCTGCTGGGCATAGTTCTACAGCAATTGGTTATTATGCTTGTGCTATTGGTAGTAACTCTTTAGCGGTGGGTTATAATACTTGTGCTGCTGGCGATACCTCTATAGCTATGGGTTATAACACTCGTGCTGCTGGTAATTACTCTACAACTATTGGCTGTAATACTCGTGCTTACACTGCTAGTTCATTAGTTCTAGGGCAGTGTACACAAATTGGAAGTTCTTCTAGTAAGATATTTGCTGTAGGTTACGGTAGTAATGCACACGGTACAACTACTGATGACTATAACATAAAGTTTTCTGTTGACTGTTTAGGTTCTGTTTGTATAGTAGATGGAACTCAGGGAGTTGGTAAAGTCCTTACGTCAGATGCAGCAGGTAAGGCTTGTTGGGCTACGCCTAGCGGTGGAGGAACTACATATACTGCCGGTAACGGTATTGATCTAACTGGTGATGTGATAGCTATAATATCTGAGTGTGACACGAAATGGGCCGCAGATACTATATACACACACCCAGTTAGCCATCCTGCTAGTATTATAACACAAGACTCTAATAACAGGTTTGTAACAGATATAGAAAAAAGTAGTTGGGATGGAAAACAAACTACTTTAGTAAGTGGTACGAATATTAAAACAATTAATGGTAATAGTTTACTAGGTAGCGGAGATATAGTAATAAGCGTACCTGAACAAAATGTATTTATACAAGAAGCTACGCCTACTATAGATGTTGGAGCTTCGGCTTTATGGATATGTAAGGGAACTGATGGTACAATTACATTTAATTTGGTAGAAGGATAAAATATGACTATAACAAATATGTTTGGTGATTTAGCTAATGACTATAGTATAAAGAACTTAATTAATAAATTTGGTAGATTTAGTTTTGACACTACATCTGCTTTAAGAATAAGTGGAGCAACGAGTGTTTCAGGGTCGTTAACTACTGTAACTACTGTTGGTACAGGTAATATTGGTTTTGGTGATCAAGGTAAAGCTAGTGCTGCTATTAGTAATTCTGCTAATATGTATTATAGCTCAGTAAGAAGGAATTTTGTATGATTGCGGAACTAAAAGAAACAAGTAATGAAGAATTAGAAGCGGTTATACCTGCGGATAGAATAGTTGAGGTTAAGTTTGGTATTACAAATTTAGCAGATAAAGAGTTTAATGTAACGGATGAAATGATAAAAAGGATAGTTTATGGCGATAACTAATAATAATAGACCGATGATCGATAGACCGATGTGGGAGCAACTTAGTTTTGCACCTGCTACCGGTATAGCCGGATCAAACTTCGTAGATGATGATAAAAGATACATATATTACTACATACAAACTTCTGCAACTGCTGCACAGTTTTGGAGATACTGTACTTGGTTTGATTGCTGGCAACAATTAGCAACACCTCCTACACAAACAGGAACAGTTGCTAATATGATGTATACAAAAGTAGTTGGTGGACAATTTAGCGGACAAGTATTTGGTTCTATTTATTTATTCGTAGGTAATGCTACAATATGTTATTTTTATAAATATAATGTTGCTACTAATACTTGGGCTGCTAACTTAGGTACAACTGGTATTCCAGCTACATTTGCAACTGATTGTTATCTAATGTACCCTAGTGTACCTAGAAATAATTATGAAACTGCATATCATTCTGGTGTTACAAGAACTATAACTACAAGTGCTTTGGCTGCTGCTGGAGCTACAACTGTATCGGTTACTGCACTGCCTGAAGCATTAGTGTCTGGTACAATATTAAGATTTGGTAAATATGATATTACTATAACTGCTGCTGCAGCTAGAGGTACTACAAGTTTAACCGTTACTGGTGCTACTGAAGCTATGAAGGCTGGTACGATATTACAGTGCTATAACGGTTGTGAACTCTGTTTAAGTGCTGATAGTGCTGCTAGTGCAACTACATTGACTATATATCCACTACAGAAAGGTATACCAGCTAACTCAATAATTGAAGTAGATAAGTATGCAGTTTTAACGGCTGCGGCTGCTGCTTCTGCTACATCATTAACAGTAGCTCCATTAAGAGTTGGTATTCCAAGTGCTGCTACTGCTGGGTACTATGGAAATATGTACTTGGTTGGTAGTAATGCTACTGTTGTTTATAGGTATAACATAGGTGCTAACGCTTGGGCAACAACTAGTGCTAATAGTGGAAATCCTGCTATAGCAGCTGCACCTGGTGGTGTTGGCCTAGGTGGAGCTTTAAAATGGTTACCTGCATATAGTCCAGATAAGCTTTGGTGTTTAAGAGGTGGGGCAACATCTAGTGTCTATATATATGATCTAGTAGCGAATACTTGGGCTACTGAGACTTATTATCCTAGCACTGAAACATTTACTACTGGTACTACGGTTGCTGCTAGAGGATTTAATGGTAAACAAGGAAGTTTATTTATACAAAAAGATAATACTATGAGAATTTATGAAGGTGTACCATATAGAAACACTTTAGTACCTAAATTGTACCAATGGTTATACCCTAATAGTACAGCAGTAGTTGGGGACAAGAGTTGTATTCTAACGAGTCCGGACGGTATCGACTTTTACTATATTATACTACATTCAAGTCCAGCGTTTGTTCGTTGTGCACTTATAGATAGTTAGTACGCCGTGTAAGGCGTACTAAAGCTACATTATGTAATAATTTAGTTATAAAGAAAACGGAGACACAAATGAGTGGAATAGTAGATAATGCATATAATTGGTTAAAGGGTAAATGCGTAGCTAGTACGGAAACTCCCTCGTTAGATAGGCTAATAAATAGTATGGAAGAGTTGCACGGTATTGCTAAAGCAATAAAGGAAGAGTTGAAGCAGGAGAGAGCTTTTTGGGAATCCAAAGTTCAGAGACAAGAAGCTATAATGGAAGCAATGATGGAAGTTCTCCCTGATATGTTATGGATGAAAGACTTAGAAGGTAATTATCTATATGCAAATAAAGCTATAAGAGATGGGTTGCTATTTGATAGAGATCCTATTGGTAAAAATGATGTTACAATGGCGTTGGCTGCTAAAGAAAGATTTGGTGCTGATAATCATACATTCGGTGAAGTTTGTGATAATAGCGACGTAGTAGTTATTAATAAAACTAAAGATGGCTCATTTACAAAAGATGATGGTAGATTTTTAGAAGAAGGAAAAGTTAAAGGTGAAATGATGCACCTTGAAGTATTTAAAGCTCCTGTGTTTTTTGAGGGTGAGTTAATTGGAGTAGTTGGTAGTGGTAGAGACCTTACTGAGTACATTAATGCATATATAGCTAATGAATGTATTGGAGCTAAGTGTCCAATGATAACAGCAGGTATATTTAATAAATTCAAATTTAGTGGTAAAGAGGAGTAATCATGAGTGAATTCGTAGGTCCAGATAGAAGAAGTAGTCATGACAATGGTGATAGTAGATTAATTTTGTATAGACTTGACCAAGTTGAGAAAGATGTTCAAAAGTTTGATACAAAATTAGCTTCAATGACTATTGATGTTACAACTTTGAAGTCAGAACTTACACATACTGCAGAGAATAGTGCTAAGTTTAGTGGGGCAATAAGTGGTATTATAACTGGTGTTATAATGAGTGCTATTGGGTTAGCGTTACAACAATTAGTAGGATAGAATGTATAAATGTATGGACTTATGCAAAGACCTTTACGTAGCTATAGTAGCTAATAGATGGGAAGATGCAATAAAGTTAGTAGATGATCTACGTACTGTTCTGTTAACGTATAGAGATGCGTGTTAAAGGATATAAAATGGGTATACTGGTAAATATATTATTTATGGTGATGAGTAGCGAAACGTTTAAAGCGTTACTGAAAAAAGGTACGAGAAAATTAGTTGAAACTAGTGGGGTATCAATTGATAATGAATTAGCTATTGCTTTACTAAAAGATGTTGCTGAAAGTAATGGTAATAGATTCGGTGAAGATATTGATGGTAGTAAAGTAGGTAAAGAAGTAGTTTCTAATATTATACAAGGACTTACACATGCCTAGTTTTGGTAAAGTTAGTTTAGACAGACTACGTACTTGTCATCCTGATATACAGAAAGTTATGAACGAGGCTATAAAGCATTATGATTTTACTATTCTATTTGGATATAGAACTCCTGCAGAGCAATTTGAACTATTCAAAAAAGGTAGAACTTTAGTAGGTAAAGAGTGGAAAAAGACTGGTGCTACTGTAACAGATAAAGATGGTACAAAAAAAGTTAGTAACCATAATTTTAACCCTTCTAAAGCTATAGACATCGCACCGTTCCCTATTGATTGGAATAATATTAATAGGTTTTTAGAGATGGCTAAAGTAGTAAAGAAAGCTGCTGAAACCGTAGGTGTTAAGATAGTCTATGGTGGTGATTGGAAGATGAAAGATTACCCACATTTTGAATTAGGAGTATAGCATGGGTTGTAAAGTAAAACCAAAGAAATAGTTACGTGGCTTACGCCATGTACTAATAAGCGTATATAAAGTTAGTGTATTGTATACTATCAATATAGAAAATATAACAGGATAATTAATGAAGATAGATAAAACTACGTTATTGGCAACACTAAAAGCAGATTTAAAGAGTGCTGAAATACTAAAAAGAGAATGGGATTCACAGATACTTTCATGGAAACGTGAAGATAACGGAGATCCATATGGTAATGAGGTAAAAGGTAAATCGTCAATAGTATCACGAGATATAAAGAGACAAAGAGAGTGGCAACACGCTACACTAGTTGATCCATTTGTAAGTAGTAGTAACATAGTTAAAGCTTTACCTGTTACATTTGAAGATGCTAAATCAGCTAGACAAAGTGAGTTGTTACTTAATACTCAATTCTGTAGACAGTTTGATAGATATAATTTTGTTACTAGGTTAGTTAAAATTATGAGTACTGAAGGTACCGCTATTATTCAAACTGGTTGGGATTATGAAGATCAAGAAATTGATGTTGATGTTGAAACAGTTATTATGGGACCTGATGGAAGAGAAACCGTAGTTACAGAGAAATCTACTGAACTAAAGATTTTAAGAAATAGACCTACTGCTAAGATATGTAGAAATGAAGACATTTATCTAGACCCTACTTGTATGGATGATTTAGATAAGAGTCAATTCGTTATTCATAGATATGAAACTGATATGAGTACACTTAGACAAGATGGAAGATATAAGAACCTTGATAAACTTGCACAATCACTCGATAAAAGAGATACAACCTATAGACCACAAGATACAACTGTATTTAGGTTTAGAGATGATCCAAGAAAGAAAATAGTTGTGTATGAGTATTGGGGTAACTACGATGTTAATAATGATGGTATCGCTGAAGCTATTGTATGTGCTTGGGTTGGTGATACTATAATTAGACTGCAAAGTAATCCTTATCCTGATAAGAAACCCCCATTTATTGTTGCACCATTTAGTAGTGTACCATTTCAATTGCATGGTGAGTCTAATGCTGAAATGATTGGTGACAGTCAAAAAGTTAAGACGGCTATTATTAGAGGACTTATTGATAATATGGCTCAAAGCAATAATGGACAAGTAGGTGTTAGAAAAGGTGCTCTTGATGCGGTTAATAGAAAGAAATGGGTAGGTGGACAAAACTTTGAATTTAATGGAACACCAAATGATTTCTGGTTTGGACAATTTAATGTACTGCCTAATAGTGCATTTGATGTACTTGGTCTTATGAACAATGAAATAGAGAGTTTAACTGGTGTTAAAAGTTTCAGTGGTGGTATTACAGGTAACAGTTTAGGTGGAACAGCTACGGGTGCTAGAGGTGCCTTAGACGCAACAGCTACGAGAAGAATGAACTTAGTTAGAAACATAGCAGAAAATGCTATTAAACCTTTAATGAGAAAATGGATGGCGTACAATGCTGAGTTTCTAAGTGAAGAAGAAGTTATCAGGGTTACTAACGAAGAATTCGTAGCTATTAGAAAAGATGACTTAACTGGTAACATTGATATTGATATCGAGATTAGTACCGCTGAAGATAATGCGGCTAAGAGTCAGGAGTTAAGTTTCCTATTGCAAACCGTAGGTCCGAACGAAGATCCTGCAATTAGAAAAGAAATAATGGCTCAGATAATGGAATTAATGAGAATGCCAGAACAAGCAATGAAATTAAGAACGTACCAACCTCAACCAGATCCTGCTGCTGAACAAATGAAACAACTAGCACTTCAAAAAGCTACGTTAGAGAATGCTGTTTTACAAGCTACAATAGAAGACTTAAAAGCTAGAGCTAACGAAAACAAAATTGATATGCAACTTAAAACACAAAAAGCTGAAGTTGAAGCTGCTAAAGCTAGAAAACTTGGCAGTGAAGCTGATAGACTTGATCTTGATTTCCTTAAAAGTGATCAAGGTATACAGATGCATGAAGAAATGCAAAGGGCTGAACAAACTCATAGACAGAATATTGAGATGAAAGCCGTAGATCATGACCACGAAGAAGTACTTGCTGGACATAAAGCACAAGAAGCTGCTGATATGCGAGCACATGATCTGCAGGTTAAGATAGCAGAGCTTATTCAGAAGAATAAAGAAGCACAACTAAAAGCCAACAAGGCTTAAGTTGTCATTAATAGTGCGTTTGCTATAATAAATATAAAAGATTAAGGAATTAGTATGGAAGAACAACAAGGATTAAGTGCATCAGGAACTGGTGGTATGGACGAAGCAAAGATGAAAGAACTTCTGATGCAAGTTATACAGATGTTACAACAAGGGCATACTCCTGATGAGTTAGCTCAAATGGGTGTTCCAAAAGAAATAATTGAATATGCTGTACAGATGATTCAGCAAGGTCAAGGACAAGAAGTTCAAGGTCAAGGACAAACTACTGACGTCGCTGCAGATACTGCACAACAACAACAAGTACAACCTTTAAGTTTAAGTAAGATGGGAGCGTAATATGGCTGGATATATAGAAACAATGGCAAATGCCGATAAATTTAAACAAACATTTAATAATGAAGCACAGATTAATGCTGCTAAAGCAAAAGCTTTAGATGGTATTGTTGCACAAAATAATAAAGCACAAGCTGATGCTGTAAAACAAGCTGAGTTGGCTGATGCCGCTAAGATTGGTGCACAACAAGGTATGGTAGCTGGTCATCAACAAGGTTTACAAACTGGTGAACAAGTAGCTTTAAGTAAACTATTACAAACACTTAACCTAGGTAAAAAGGCTTAGTATGTGGAATGGTGAAGCATTAAGTACCTTTGGTAGAAACACACTAAAATCAGGTATAAACTACTTTGGGTCTATGGCGAATTCTCCGGCAGCTGGAGCAATATCAAAAGGAGCTGGTGAAGGACTAAGTGCTATAAAAGCTGTAAGTAAAAAAGTTTCATTACCAATTATTGCAGCTACGTCTACATATGAAGCTATGAAATGGCTTACTGATGGACATACGGCAAATGATGTACTTAGTAAAGGAAAGTTTAAGCCAGTATTTGCAGGTAGTGATGAAGCTAAAAATAGAATTCATGGTAAGCCAGTACTTAAACAACAAACAGCTTCAGTACCTTCAACACCATCTAATAGTAAACCAGTAGTTGATAACTCATTCTCACTCTCTGAGCTTAAAGGTAAAGACACTGTGTACGATATTCAAAAACGTATGGGGTTTAAAGAGAATGACCCTAACGCTACATTAGATGGTAAGTTTGGACCACAGACGTTTGCTGCAATGAAGAAAGCAGGTATATCTGTAACTAATGATAACGGTAAACTATTCGGTGGGTTTAAAGCTTCAACGCCAGTTACAAAACAAGCAACTACGAACGTAGTTACTGCAGTTGATTCAACACCTACTAGAGATGTTAAAAGTGATGCAGCTATTGATATGATGATAAATGAAGCTAAAGCTAACAACCCAAGAAAAGCATTAGCTAGTGACATTAGTAAAAATATTGTAGAACCAAGTATATCAAAAACTATTAAACTGCAGGAAATGCAAAAAAAATCCTTTACTTGATACATTAAGAGAGCAAGCAAAGAGTGACAGAGTTGCAGGTAGAAATTGGGAGGGGTCAATATGAGTGAAAGTATAGGAAAAATAATAGGTGTCCTATTTATGAGTAGAACGTACTCACATATGGCACACTTAAAAACAGGTAGTTATTCTAAGCATAAAGCTCTAAACAAGTTTTATGACGAAATCGTAGATTTGGCTGATGCATTGGCTGAAGCTACGCAAGGAAAATACGGTAAACTAAATATACCGTTCGTAGATATGAAAGGTGATATAGATGATCCAATTGCTGGAATTACTACTCAGCTTACAATGCTCGAGAATCTATGTAAAAAATGTGATGATGAATACATTAGTAACATATTTCAAGAAATTCAAGCGTTGTACAGAAGTACTTTATACAAAATGAAAGAGTTGAGTTAAAGTACTATTAAGCATACTTGTAGTATTATTACTATAAGTAAACTTAGACTAAGGTCATTAAGATACTAAATCAATAAAACTAAGGAGTCAATATGACTAACCAAACGGAAAACGAAGAAGTAGAATTAGAAACAAGAGAACAAACATACTGGGTAAGACAGTTTGAAGCGTTGAAAAGATTAGAGCAAAACGAAGACTTTAAAACACTTATATTAACTGGTTATTTCACAGAAGCTGCAGCTAGAAAAGTTAGCTTACTTGCTAGAGATGATATAAAAAGATCTGGTGCAAGACCTGATGTTATGGAAGCACTTATTGCTATCAGCCATTTACAAGACCACTTTATTACTATTAAGAATATAGGATCAATCGCTGAAGACGACGCTTATGAAGCGGAATTCGGTCAGGAGTAATATATGTCAAAAAGTATATATGATATGACAGATGAAGAGCTAGAAGTAGCTTTTTATGCGGCTAAGGAAGAATTAAGTTCAGGTGTGGCAGAATTACAGAATGACATGGATGAAGATCCAGTAGAAGAGATAGAAGAAGAAATTGAGTACGAAGAAGAAGAAGAAGAATTGGAACAACCCGGTGAGGACTCCGATGATAATAGTACACAAAATGACCCTGTAGTTGTTAATGATGATGCCTCAGTAGATCCTGACGGGGAAATTGCTGAACCAGTAGAAGAAGTAGTAACGATAGAAGAACCAAAGGTACAAGAAGTACAAAAGTATAAAGTTAAAGCAAATGGACAAGAGTTCGATTTTGAACTACCTGAGTTGTTACAACTAGCTCCAAAAGCAATGGATTATACGAAGAAAATGCAAGAGATTTCTCCTTGGAGAAAAACCATAAGCGCGCTGAAAGATAATGGTTTAACACATGACGATGTTAATCTTTTCATAGATGTACTTAAGGGCGATAAGAATGCTATTGCAAGTGTAATGAAACGAACTGGCGTTGATGCCCTCGAATTAGACACAGATAACATTAATTATCAGCCAAAGAATTATGGTCGAGATGATACGGAGATAGCTATTCAAGATGTAGTATCAAAGTTTGAGGGAGATGCTGATTTCGGTATAACAGCTGATATCATAGCAAATAAATGGGATGAACGTTCTAGAACAGAATTCTTTAAAAACCCTAAGCTTATTGAGAGTCTACATGTTGATGTTAAAAACGGTGACTATAAGTTTGTGTATGCAGAAGCACAGAAGTTAAAAGCTTTAGATGATGGAATTAAAAGTGACTTAGAGTACTTTATAGAAGCTGGTACTAAGTACCACAACAATAAAGCGATTAACAACTTTGCTACTCTTAACGCACAGAAAGCACAGGTTGCACCAGTAGTACCAAAAGTAGTTGCTGTAGCTCCTGTTGTTGACAGAATTGCAGAAGTTAAGAAACAAACGGAAAGTAGAAATGCAACGAAAGCTGCTGCTGAAGCTAGAAAGGCTGCTGTTCCTACCAAAGCGAAAGCTGGTAAGACAATTGTAGATTATCTAGACGATTCAGAAGAAAGCTACGATGCGTGGTATAACGAGTTACAGGCTAAATACTAGCCTTCTCGTTAGAGAAAGATATAACCAAATAAGGAAAACACATGGCAATAACAAACGTATACGGTAATGGTACAACAACAGCAACAGCTGGTGCTAATACGATAACGCATTTTTATGACAGGGCTGGTATTAAAGCAGCAAACAGAGTTGAAGTTTATGGACAATTCGCGGATAGAAAATCTATGCCATTGAATATGGGTAAAACATTTAAAATTAGTAAGTTCTTACATATGTATGATAGAAACTTAGCTACTGATGGTGATTTTGCTGCAAAAGGTTTTATGACTGCAAGAAGTGCTGATGCTGTATCTGCTGCTTTAGCGAGTGCTGGATTAAGTGAAGGTGCAGGTGCACAAAACAAAAGATCATTACAAAAAGTTACATTCGATACTAGCTTCGCTAGATATGGTGAAATGATGGACTTTACTGATGAAGTAGATATGTTTTCAGAGGATTTTATCCAAGTTAAATATAGAGAAGAACTAGGTGAATTAGCTAACGTTAGATACGAAGACTTAATTCAAATGGATTTGTTAAGTACAACTACTAAAATGTATGCAGGTGCTGCTTCAAGTATGGCTACGTTAGGTACAGGTGTTGATGCTCTTGGTGCTGCAGATGCTTCATGGAAAGTTTCTTACGACCTTATCAGAGCTGCAAGTAGAAAACTTGTTAGAAACAGAGCTAAAAAAACAAGTTCAATGGTTACTGGTTCAACAAAAATTGATACAAAAACAGTTGCTAAAGCATTCTATGCTGTAATTGGTGCTGATGTTAAAGCTGACCTTGAGAACTTAACAAGAGGTACAGGATATGAGAAAGAATACGTGTTTACACCTGTTCACAAATATGCTGATGCTGGTACATATGTACAAGGTGAAGTTGGTTCAATGCACGAAACTATTTTCGTTGAAGCTGAACAAGCTGTTGTTTACTACGGTAAAGGTGCTGAGGTTACAGCTGGATACACAGGTTCTTTAAGTGCTACAACTTTTGCTGACAATGCTGCTGCTGTAGCTGCTAGAGGTTTAGGTGCTGTTGCTGGAACATACTTTGACGTATTCCCAATCCTTTACCCAACTCAAGGTGCATTCGCAACTGTTGGTCTTAAAGGTAACGATAAAATCAAGTTTAACAGCAAATCTCCTGAGCAAGTTGAGCTAATCAACCCATACGGAACACAAGGTTTCTTCTCTTATAACTTCTGGTACGCTGGAATTATCCTTGAAGAAGAAAAACTATTAAGAGTAGACGTACTAGCTTCTAAATAAGCCTAGACGTTGAGTGAGGCTTAAGCCTCTCTTAATACAACTTACCCTATAATACTACTATTAGTAAAATAACTAAAAAACCAATAAGGAATTAGAAATGAACGACAAAATAGAAGAACTAAAAAAAGAAGCTGATGAACTAGGTATAGTTTATAGTAAGAATATCGGAGAGTTAAAACTCAAGGAAAAAATTGATGCTTTTTATGAATCACAAGAAACTGGAATAGTACACACTGTTAAAACAGAAATTGCTGAAGACTCAGGTCTAGATGTAGTTAAAGCTGGTATTATATCTGCTGAAAAACGAGTAATGTCGATGAGAGAAGTTGCTGCACAGTTAGAAGCTGCTGCAAGAAAAACAAGAGTTGTTTATATCGTTGATAATGATCAAAGAACAAATAACAAAACAAATTCATTTACAGTTAACTGCTCTAATGAGTTTTATGACCTTGGTACTATGGTACTACCTCTTAACTTACCTGTTGAAGTAAGACAAGGGCATCTCGATGTTCTTAAAGAAATTATGATTCCACAACACACACTAAACCCACAAACAGGTTTAAGTGAAGTTCACATGAGAAGTAGATTCTCTGTCTCTGACGCTGGTAGTATGTAGCCCTTTGGCTGCATAGCTTACCAATTACCTTAATATACAACTTCCCACTTTAAAACAAATCTTAAGCTATATTATTGTACTATACTATATAAATATGATAGTAAGGATAATTAATGGCAACAAATATCACCATAGAAGATATAAGTGTCGGACATAAAGCTCTAGTAGATAACCAATATGCATGGACTTTAGACGCAGGACAAACTCCAGGTATACTAGATAAACTTATACAAGTAATAAATGATGCTACTTCTATACAGTATGACAATGGTCGTATTGATGATAACAAATACGCTGATGTTTACTTAGGTAGTTTACAAACAGTAATAACTCAAAGTATACAGTATGCACTACAAGAAAAGTTAGTAGAAGCGCAAATTGATGGTATACGCGTAGATAATGAAATTAAACTACTACAAAAGATAGCAACACAAATCGATGTTTTATCAAAAAAACTACAACTAGAAAGTAACTTCCCAGTAGACGTAACCGTAGATTATATAAATGGTACAGCTACGAGTACTCCTAATGTTAATAGACTAGGTATTGTTGAGAGACAGATGCTTGTAGAAGAAGCTAAAGTAAAACTTAGCAAACTTCCTAGTATGCTAAGTAAATAAGGATTAATATGACAGCAGCAGATAAAAAAATAATTCTAGAAAAAGGTAGTGACTATCGATTAATTCTTAAAATAAAAGAAGATGATGGTTTACTAAATCGTAACTTATCTGGTTATATAGGTAATGGAGTTCCTGTTACAAAACCAGCCGAATACCTTGATGAAGCTTGGGGATGGGTACTACAAATATTCCACAAAAATGGTAAGAGACATGATTGTAAGTATCTTAAGGGTGAAGTAGGTACCGTTGGTATTGGAGAAAAAGTTTATGACACTAACGAAATGGTAGCGTACAAGAACATAACTGCAGCACCCGTAGATGTAGTAATTGACACGGACTATGATAATGTAGCTGTGTGGAAACGTGATGGTAACGCTATTACAGCTGCTACATATGTTAAAACATCGACTAACGGTGTTCAAGAAGTGGCCGCAGAAGAAACAGTAGTTGATAGTTCATCTGGTGTTATTTTCAAAAATACTTCTGGTAGTAACAAAACTATTGCTGATATTAGTGCAACACCTGCTAACTGGACTGCAGTACAACCTAGTTTAGGTGTAATTGTAAAACGATTTGACGAAGAGTATAAAGGTAGTGATCTGTTTAATGGTGAATGTGTTATTAATATTGAAAGTAGTGACATAATGAAAATACGAACAGGTAATACTTCTGATCCTTTCGATACAGTATTTAACTACTACTATGTAATAACTTTATATGAAAAATTTACAGATGCCTTACGAGGAATAACAAGCAATACTTCTAGTAGAGAGATGAGAATACTAAGAGGAAACCTAGCGGTAAGGATGTAATATGGCAGTAGGTTACTTAGAAGTACTAACTGCTGATAGACTAGAGTTGGGGTATGCTGACACACAAACTAGTATAGTTATAACTGATACTAATATTGATGCCAGTACAATCGCTTGTAAAACTACTCTTGGTGCTAATGATGCATTTACAATAACTCCATACCAAGCTAGTGCTTATATACACTATGATATACCAGCTCACATATTATGCGACTATGTTAGTATTAGTACACTACAAAACTGTCTACTGGACGAGTTTAGAGGAAGAGACGTAGCTATCGTTAATACTTGTGCTTATATTGATAACTGTATTATGTCACCTGATGGTATTCTATCAAATAGGATATTATCTACGTTGGATGCTAGTTACATCGCTAAAGACGTAGATGGTGATAAAATACCTGAAGCTTACATTCTTAATACTGATTTTAGTAATGCAAGGATTAGCACATTAACAGATACTAATGGTAATCCTCTCAGTATAACAAATGCATTTCAAAGCACTATGGATAGGTTACAGAATGTCGAAGGTAATATAGTTGATTACACTAGTAGCTACAACTCAGTAGTTACAAATCAAGATTTGTTAGTAGATAAGATAGATTGCTTAGGTACATGTATTGGTGGATTCTCAACTAGTTTGTCATCTGTTGATGGTATATTTGCTGGGGTACAAAGAGAATGGAGTAGTTCTCATCCTCTATGGACTATAAATGGTGAAGCCAATCCTCCTATTGGTGTACTATGTTTTAATAACAATACTACATATAGATTTGCCGGTAGTGCTATTGGTTGGTTACCGTTAGATAACGGTGCGTGTACCTATGTTGATACTTGTATTAACACTGCTGTTGTACCTATTGGTGAACTTGCTAGTGACGCTAAGTATTTAGCTAATAGAAAAGTTATCAGTTGTTCTGTTTCTCCTAGTATTGCTAGCCTAAAGAAATATGATATATGGGTAGATACCACTACAACTTACCCAGTAAGTATCGGAGAAATTGATCCTAAGTTACATAAAATAAAATTATTTAACGGAACTATACTTGGTGCTTCAGATGATGCAGCAAATGTTAGTACTGATTATGCTACTTGTGGTTGTGCTAAAAGTATAATTGGATGGGCAGCATACTCTGAGAAACTTATCAAAGGGTCTAATGGAGCTATAACAGGTTGGTCTATGTATGACGGTAGCGATAGTAGTAGTGTGTTTAAAATAGCTGCTAACTGCTTTATTCTTACTAATGGCGAGAGTACAACTGATAATGCAGCGTTTAGCAGTGCATTCACCGTAGTTTCAGATGGTATTCAAGGGCACCCAAATAAGATAAAATTTAATGGCGTAGTTGATTTCACTAATACTGATACAAGTCCATTTACAGTTTCACCTACGTTTGGTACTAGTTACAACGTAACATTTGAAGGTGTTGACCCGTCGTTGTATAGTGGTAACATAACAAAGGTAGACACAACCGTTACTGGTATGACAGCTTCAGCTGGTGATATTGACGGTAAGTATGCTTTAGTAACTGCTAGTAATAGCACATCGTATATTAATGCTAGTCAAGTAAACGTATGTGGATTTGAAAATCCTACTATTAGACTTATTGTATGCTCTAACTTAGCTTCATTTAAAGGAAATATTGAGTATACAACAGAGTGTTATGATGCAGCAAGTGGTTTATTTGTTACTAATGCTACAGGAAGTAAGGTTACTACACTGACAACAGACCAATGTAATAGATGGGTATCCTTAGATATACCTATGACTGGAGCATGGCGTTCAGTCAATACAAGAATTAAGAATGTTAAGTTTTCACTAGTAAACAGTGGTAGTTCAATTAAAATAAAAAGTATAGACATAGGTGGTGGTGTAACTAACACTGGTGCTAAAGCAAACTCTGATATGTCTAATGTTACGACTATATCTGGCGGTAAAATATCTACGAATGAACTTGTGTTTGGTGGTACGTTAAAGGAAACAAATGGTACGTGGAAACCTGGTGCTAGTGGTATGTATCTTGATAAAGATGGTATTAGTATACTTAGTAGCGGTGTTGAGAGAATAAGAATAGGGAAGTTATTTTAATGGCTAAAATTTATAGTGTAATGCCTATTAAACTAGGTTATAGTAGTACAGTATTTAATCTTGATGGAAGTATAAAACCAAACAGTAAGCTATCAGCAGTAACAAATATTACCATCGATAATTTTCCATATGCAAAAATAAAAGGTGTATATGATACATTTGTAGAGTATGTTAATACAACCCCAGTAGGTACAGATAATGTATATATTAATTTATTTAATAGTAAATTAACTGCACTACTTGATACTATGTATGCACAATTCGGTAGCAGAGCAAATCTATTTGGAATGGATAAAAGTGTATTTGATAAAACTACGAGAGACGCATTAATTAAAGATGTATTCTACATTATACAAGCAGGTAATACTTATAGGTATAGACGAGAAGTAACTGGTAGTTCACTAGCGCAAAGATATGGTAGAGACAGACTTATCATTGAATGTGATGATATCGATCCTATTAATACTGTTAGGTTTGTGCCTGTATCTGAATGGAATATTGTACCAGTTAGTATAATACAAAATATATTTTCATACAATACAGATGATATAACAAGTAAACTTAATGTTGAAGTTGTTGAAAAATATAAAAGTTTATTGCAGTCATGGGCGAACGTAGATTATGAAGTCCAGTTACTTACTAATGCTGTTGTTGGTACTGATATAACACTAAATGCTATGTTACAAAAGATTGGATTTAGTACCATTGAGCTAAACGCTCTTAGAGATAGTTTAAGGCTAATTGACTATGTAAGTAACACAATGTATCCATTTTTTGATTCGTCGTTTAGGGTACCATCATTGGAGTACTTTAAAGCTAGGGTGTATAACCTAATTGCTAAGTACCCATCTTATATTAATACAATAGCTGCACTAACAAAAGATACTACAGTTGAAAATGCCGCAGGTATCCAATGTTTATACACTAATAATATTGCAGATAACTATTACTGTTTATTTAGCCCAATAACTGATACCAGTCGATATAATGAATTAAGTAATAGACTTGTTGCGTGTACAAATAAAGAGGTATTTCCGTACCAAGGAATTGAGAATATAGCTATTGATGTATATGGTACTACTGCGTATGCAAAAGCACAATCGTCTTGCAATATGAGCTTATATACTGATTCCGTAGTTCATGGGTATAAATACCCTACACAGATGATAGGTGTTCAGTCAACACAAAACTTATATGGTGCAATACTTGGTAGACCTTATATAACTCATGTATCCTTGTTAATGAAACTAGCTTTTATAGACCCTAGAATGTTTAACTCTTGGAGTTCTGATGAGCGTGTGTTCCTTTATATGATGGAGACATACAAAGACGCAAGAGTTCCTGAGAGTAAAATACCTGGGTGGTATTTAGGTAACATTGATGGTCCAGGTTTACAAAGACCAAGTAGTACGCACACAAGTTCAAGTAAATACACTGGGTTTAATCCTTTTATATTTACCTACCCTGTTGATAGTACTTATACAGTTGCTAACTCCGTAGCTGTTCTACCTACTACTACGATATCAGATAAAGTAACTACTTATAATTACTACACTACATTTTTGCAGTGTTGGGTTACAGGTAACGACTTAGCTACTATTTACAATAGTGGTATGGTGTATCAAGATCCAGAATATTGTACAAGTGCTGCTATATACGAAGTTGTTAATAAAAGTTTTACTGTAGGTATACTTGGTAATTTATATGATAGAACTGATAACCTTACATTTACTAATGTTATAAGAAATGATACAGTTGATGCTTTAAACTGTCTAATAACCAGTATGGACACCTATAGTAGTTGTATGACTTATATAGAAGACACGTTTGATATACGAGCTTATAACACAGGTTTAACAGATACTGGTAGTAGTATTCATGAGATGTTTGATTCAGCATATAAATTATATGCAGCTATTACTTGCGATGATACTTGTATAGTTAATAATGCTTATGGACAATATAAAAAGACTATTGGTAATCTAAACGTTAATATACCAATGCAAGACTCAATATACAAACATACTTGTGGTCGTACTAGTGGATGGTTTGTAAGAGGTATTTTATATAATACAACAACACCTAACGTCTACGGAGTAACAAAATATAATGACGAATGGAAATACTGCTACTATAGTGCTGATAAAAGTAGTGCCTTATATGGATGGTTGCATAATGATACTAGTACCAATGCAGCAGTAAATAAAGATGCAGGTGACGTATGGCATTGTGCATCTAAGTTTGGGCAAACTAATATAGTGCAGTCAGGATGGTGTGGTATAGCTTGTAAAGTATCAGGTAAGTACACAAGAGGTTATGTACCTTCAGTAGCCTATGATGCGGCATTAGGTATAACAAGTGTACCTTCCACAAATTGCGAACTAGCACCTATGATATATAATTTACACAGTTGTTATGCAGCTGATAACAGAAATAATGCTTTCTCAAAGCAATGGACTAACTACGGCGCTAGAATAGAATGTAATGTTCACTCAACAGTGTACTCAAATGGTAGTATCGAGATGTTAGGTAAAATAGCTGAATATTGTGCTAATATGACTATGCTTAATAGTTTACAATGGCTATGTGAAATACGGGATTGTTACACTGCTGGCAATTACGACTATAACAACTATAGTAGTACAGGTGCTAGAATGTTGGGTTACACAATTGAAACTAGTATACAGTCAGTATTACAGAATAAGAGTAAGTATTCAAAAATTGATAATATTAGTAGAATTGAAGATACTATTAGTTTTATTGACCATTGGGTTGATAATGTTTATATTGGTACTTGTAGTAACTATATCGATTTACTTGCTAGTAAACTAACAAGACATTTAGGTATTCAATTTAACGATATGTTGTTCTCAGCAGTGGCTGTGAAAGAACGAAATAAAGTCATCTCTGATTATGTGGTTACTTCAAAATATAAACAATACGTAGATAGTATAAGGTACACAGCTACGGAAAGTGATAATGCATTAGTTACTAGATTATTTGATGTAACAAGTGTTGGACCTATTACTAGTATCTTTCAAGATGTGTTTGGTAGAATAGATGATAGAAGTATACCGACTATAAAAACTACGTTTGATATTAATAGTGCTCCTATTGAACAAAATAACGAATATGGTATTAGAATAAAGGATAGCACAGGAAAAGTTACTTTAGACACGTCTACTGTACTATTTAATGCAATTGGATACTTTAAGGTAACTGGTAGTACAATAACAAAAGTAGTTCCGATTGATAGTATTCTACTAAAAGGTGACATTAACACCAACAGTACTACAACTGGACCAATTAAAAACGTAGTGGATGGTGTGTTACTTCAAGCCCAAAATAGTATAACTAGTAGGTCTGTTTTACCACTTTACACAGAACTCCGTGTAATAACAATTCCTAGCAGCACGAATAGTATTTTGTCAGAAAACTATAACTATTATAGAGCTAGACTTGTTACTGGTGGTGTATACCCTTCTATTGAATTGTATGCACAAAGTGCTGACAACATTGCTGACACAACTGTAATAATATTAGGGAGGTAGAAGATGCAATATGGAATGTTTGCGTTAAATAAGCATGGACATTTATTAATGAACGGTGCTTCTGATTATTCAACACTAGTTCATTTTACTACCATCAATGGTACAAATAATAATATAACTATTAATTTCACAAGTGATACATTAAAGACTGAGGTATTTAGAGTACCAATAGTACATACAGATGTTGTGTATTTATGTTTTTTGAGGTTTAACACTGCTCAGTCTTATGGTGCTGTTCTAGGTCAAGCTATTGATACAAATGATGGTACTTTAGTTATCACCCTAGGATACGTAGGTGATAGACCAACCGTAGTTGTGTTTACTGAAGTAAGTATTTATAGCAGTAGTTCTGCATCATTTGGTATAACTATAAAGAATTCACTAAATAAGTTAACGTTTGATTCTAATAGACCAATACTTGATATACACGGAGAATGTACTTTAATAGTTCCGCAAAATGCTAGACTACCGTTAGCTAATACTGCAAGCACGTCTGATACTTCTGGGAATATATCATTTAACACAGTTACTGAAGCTATACAAAATATGTCTGCCAGCCAACAACGAAGTAATATACAAGATATCTTAGAAGCTACTAATGGCGGTACTACAAGTAAGTTTTTTGGTTTTGGTAGTAATAACGTAGGTAAAATTCATATTGGTGGTAGTATATCAACTATTGATGCATTATATCCAGTTACTTCAAGTACAGCTACAATAACATCATACACACCTACTAGTAATAGTGGTGTATATTCTACATCTAAGTATCTATACCTAGTGTACATGAAAAGGGTTAACACGTGCAGTACAACAAGTACATATGTTAAAAGAGATTCAAAAAGCGCATACGCTGAAGGATTAGGTATATCAAGAAGTTACTACGCGTTATTTAGGCCTACCGGCGAAAAAACTATTGAAAGTAGATATGTTATACATAAAACAGAGACTATGTTTAAATCAGAAAGAAAAGAAGCATCGTTTTTTGGTGCGATATTTAATAGCATACTTGGATGGAAAGTATCTGCTCCTTCATTACCAGGATATGCTACTACATCTTCTGAGAAAGAGATTGGATTTCTACAATACCCAATCTATACTACAAAAGCCGATAAGTATATATAAAGGAAACAAATGATTTTAAGTAAATATAAGCATATGCTATCAAGCAACTATGACGTAGATAATAACCTATTTAGGTTATATACCCCTGTTCAATATAACGAGCATATTACAACTGGTAATATTAGTAGTCCTTACTGCAGAGAATTTCTAGATAGTATAGTACTTGACGGAGACGTGGGTGTAATATACGTTGGTGGTGAAGCACACCATACAAGTGAGTTAAGGTATACTGTTGAGACTGATAGTACACCACAAAAGTACGTTCTGTCTAATATGAGTTATATGGTTAACAAATATGTTAGCGTGCTTAGCATTAATAACAATATTAGTTATGTTGATATTATAGCTACTGGTTGGTCTAGTGGTGTATGGGCGCTCGATAAAGCACAACAATTACTAGACAGCGGTAAATGCAAACACGTCGTAGTTATAGCTGAAGATAAGTTACAACAAAGTAACATAGATATGCTAAAAGAGTATAGATTACCTACCGTACTTGGTGAAGGGTACATTATATGTGTATTCTCTAAAGAAGGTGAGGGTACAGAAATAAAAGATATTAAAACTACGTACTCATACGGTGTTTACTCATACCCTATATTTGATTCACTTAAAAAAGTTTTTACTCCGGCAGATAGTATTATTACCTATTATAACGGATTTAAAGATAATATTAAAGAACATTATGGTAAGATATTATCATATACAGGATTACACGGTAATACACAAGGTATGTCTTCGTTAGTAGATATGCTTATGTTTATAGAAGATACAAACGAACAAGGAACTGGTTGTGTTGTATCCTATGGATTTGGTGGCTTCTACGGTAGTTTTGTTGTAGATAAACAATAAAAAGGTAAATAATATGGCAGTAACTAGACAAGTAATAGGTGATAGATCTATTAACACAAGAGAATTCTATGATGTAACAAATGCTATCCTAGATAATCTAATAAATAACTCAACCTCTCCTTTTCAAACAGTACTTGATAAGTTTGAAACTTATCTAAGCTCAATAGATAATGCTGAGATGGACGTAGTACAAAAGACAACAGCTTATGCTGATTTTCTAAAACAAGTGTACACACAGATAAATGATAAAGCCCTTGGTGTAGCATTAGACCTATTAAAATTTAATGAAACTGCTGAATTAAATAGGGTTAAAACTGAAGCTGAAGTATACGCTATTGATCTTAATAGCCAAAAAACTATTGAAGAGATTGCTCTTACAACAGCAACAGTTGCTGAAAAACAAAAATCTGTTGAATTAGCTATAGTTAGTATTGAAGTTGCTAAGCTAAATCAACTAAAAACAAGAGCTGAATTAGTTAAAAACTGGGGTGTTAAAAGTACTGTGTCGTATTCTTTTGGTACAGATAAGTATTCTCCAGTTACTGATACATTGACAGGTGATACTTACTACTATAGAGTTAATTCTGCTGGTAATTTCCTTAAAAATGCTGCTGCTATCGCAACGTATAATGGAGCAAATCCTTTACCTGCTGCACAACAAGTCTACGGTACTACTGTTACAGTTACTCCAAAAGTAGATGGAGAAATATTTATTCAATCAGGTACACTTGAATCAGATCCAGTTAATACAACTAGCCCTGGTATTGTTGACCAACAAATTAAAGGTTATGATATAGTTAACCTAAAAGATTTACTTAAAACTGCTGACGAGAGAGCAGCGTTATTGTCAAATGCGAAAATTGCTGAAACCGCTGGTGAACTATCATTTAGAGAGGCTTTAGTAAATGGTATAAAAAATGCTTCCACTAGTACAGGTAGCATAATAGCTGACTTAAATAGAAGTGCTATCTAGTATATGATTTCATCATTTTCACCAATATCTTATTCATTTGGTAAGTCTCCTAGCGAGAACTTACTAACTGCTTTAAAATCCACGCAGTTACATAGTGGAAGCTACGTTAATGTATTTGGCAATGCGGATAATGACATTGGGTTCTGGGATAAGTATGCAGTAGTAACTCCAGATGGGTTAATGGACGGGATAGAACTATCACAATTCATAAAAGATATTTATGATGGTAGTACGCCAACGTGTTTGATCGCTAAGTTGTACAGAGAAATAAAAAGAGTTATATATGATGTGACAAATGCTCTAGGGTTAGGTAGTATTGGGTGTGCTTTTATTACAGCTCTAGATGACGTAGTAAATGTATTTAAAGGTATATCAATTATATGTACAGCTACTATTGAAGCTGCTGAAGAAAATAACTTATATTTATCAATATTAGAAGGTTACTCTAGTAACTACACTAGAACTAACGAAGAGTTAGGTAGAATGTATAAAAGTTACCTTATAATCGGTAAAGACATGCTCACACTGATTAATAGTGATGATAATAGTAAAGAAGTGTATGAGTACCTGTTTAAAACGTTCATAATCAAACTCGTAGATATTGTTAATAACGAAGAAAAAAATGATAAGGAAAAATTGTATACTTTTATGTATACTTACTTTGACATGCTAGAGTATATAAAACATAAGTACTTACTCAATATTACTGATAAACACTATAATACTTGGAAGGATGAATACTATGGGATGTAGTGCAACAAATAATACTAACTCCTCAACTAAATTAAAGTTAGTTTGGGATTCAGACGCGTCTGCATTCGATAAAGATGACCTTGTTAAGATAGTAAATTATGTTGACCAAACAGTAACGTTTCTTGAAAACAACATTGCTGATAAGGATACTGATACATTTATGTTTAGAATAGGTGTTGTTAATAGTGTTGTTCCTACACCTTCTATTGTAGCGTACTCGGATCTTGAGTTGGTAGATAAAACCAAAGCAACTAATACCTCCGTTAGCGTTGATTTTATTAAAATTAGTTCTAAGATTGACAATGACTCTTCAAAGGTGTACTACTACCAAAGCAAGTATGCACATAATGTTACTAGTAACGTATTCTATTTTGGTCTTAGTAATTATACAGGGAATAGTTTTTATAACAATATGCCAGTTAGTCCAACAGGTATTATGATTCCTACTTATAAAGATATGTCTACGTACCCTATGGTAAATTACGGTAGTGGAATACCAACAGTAATATCATCTGATAGGGAGGAGTTGCCACTGTACATTAGTAACTTAATGCAGTATATTGTAACAAATCTAGAACTACTCAATACAGTAAAAAATACAGTTCCTGAAGTACTGGTGAATACTGGTGCTATAATAAATGAAAAACAAGGTGATCATTTACTTTATACAGTTTCACAAATTATTAGTATACTAGCAAAAGTTAAAGCTAATTGCCAAAGAATGCTTACCGAGTTTTATCCAGCTTGGTACGAAGAGATAAAAGCAATAATGGAGTCAGCTGGTTTAGACCAAGCATTTAAAGATGTGAAATATGGTGGTACACTTGATTCTGTGAAGTTATCTGTTGAAATACCAACAAGTAAAAGCAATAGAAGAAAGTTAAGAGGGTTGATTGATATACTTGATATCGCTGCCTACAAGTACGGAAAACCCATAGCTAATGTAACAGATCAGGATAAGTTACAGATAAATGATGCTGATATAGATAATTTCTTCAACTACGTATTCGTTAGAACACCAACAACTCTAGTAAATAGTATAGCACAATTAGAGGAATCAGGTGATCCAAAAGTAGCAGACTACACCGAAATTGATAGGGTCATTGCTGCTAGAGCAAAAGCTCAATCTGGTGCTGTTTTAACTAATGAAGAGTTTTATGATATACGAATGTGGTATACACAAGTAGGTATGAATGGTGATGACATAGGTAGGGTATGGAGTAAAATTCAACATCTTCCAGCTCCTGACCTTTACGCAAGTGATAGCTGTAAACAAATAACTATATATGAAACAACAGATGATGATGGTCATACAACATCAAGTGCTCGTACCGAGTATTTTGTGTATAAGATAAGGAATAGTTGGTGGTTAGCACTACCTCCAGCAGTTAAAATGGAACTGATGTTTATGGGTATGACTGTAAAAACTGAGTCAGGAAATCCATGCCCATACGACCAAGTTATCTCAATAATAATTACTTGTATTATGGCTTGGTGGATGGGGCCTGCAGCATTTGAAGTTAGTGCAGCAGTAGGTTATGCGTTTGTAGCTTCTACAGTACTTAGTCTTGGTATGCAGATGGGTATAATAAAAGGTGCTCAAGCAAGGTATGCTCAATATGCTTTAGTTGCTTTAGCAATATTTACAGCAGCTCAAACTATCAGTAATGCTGCAGCCAACGAAGCTGCCATAGCCAATGGTACTGATATAGATAAATTTAAAGCAGTACTAGCTAATAAACCTTCGCTTACTATGGTAGAAATACAAGAAAGTTTAAGTATAGTAAATCATACAGTAAATCTACTGAGTAGTGAGGACAGAATAAAGCTACAAGGTAGAATAGATGATGAAAATGAGGAAAGCCGCAGATTAAAAAAACAGTTAAAAGATAGTGCACCAGAGTACGCAAGTAATATGAGGTATAACTTTTCAGGTGTTTATGATCAGACTGTTAGAGGTGCTTACGCAAGACCTGATAAATACGTAGTTGATACCTATGCTAAGTTCAGTTCATTTGGCAATAAACCTGGTTTCAGGGGATAGTAAGTTCAGGTGTACATAAGATTGTGTATTGTATAATAGTAGAATAATATAAGTAAAAAGGGTATACATGAAAAATACTAAAATAAAGAATGTGCTAGCTATTCCATTGTTGTCAAATGGAAAATCAGGCACTAATGGACTTGCTGAAATTAATTTAGAGGCAATGCCTAACTTATCTACTAGCAGTTCTACTACTGGTCAATTAGATATTAATGAGCGAATAAAACAGCTATATAGTGGTAAAAATACCAATGCTGAGATTGCTGCACTCAGTACTGCTGCACAAAAGAATAGTTTGTCTAGTAGTGTTTTTTCTGATATGATGAAAGGTAATTCTGGTAACTATATTGGTTTAGATACAAAACCGTGGAAACCAGTATTCGGTGCAGATGGTACAATATCAAACTTAGATCAACTAGATTTATCTGCTTCTGGTGCAGCTACTAAAAATAATATGGGATTTATGGATAAGTATGGTGCTGGTATAACAACTGGTCTATCAGCTCTTAACGCAGGAGTAGGTATACTAGCTTACGGTGATAGTCATACACAACTAAAAGATAATCTTAAAAGTTCTGCATTAAACAGACAAGCTGTTCAAAAAGATATGGATAACACACAAGCATATATGGATGCTTATAAAGTACAATAAAGGACTAGTATGGCAGGAGATTTCGGTGTAAAACAGGTAGCAATACCTGGAGTTTCAAATGGTGTTGGTGAATTAAGAGACTCAATTAAAGATATGACTAACCTAGTATTTCAACAAAAGAATATGAGGTTACAAGAAGAAGCTAATAATAGAGCTAATGCTACTACACAGGCTAGTATAGCTAATGATAATACTAGAACTGGTATGGCAATGTATAGCTTAGCAAGAGATACAATGAAAGAGAATAGAGAGCTTGCTACAAAAACAGCAAGTAACTATGTTCTCAACACGCTATACTCTTCTGATAAGTTAGGATCTGCCGTAGATGCTGACAGTAAAAGAAAAGAATTATTAAGCAATCCATTAATGGCTGGTCTATTCGATCCAACAGTAGTTAAAGAGGTTAGTACTGAAACACAAAGAAGAGCTGGTGATGCTATTACTAATTATAAAACTAACTTTAAAGAACCTGACCCAAAGTTTCTGAATGATCCAAAATATATAGCTAATTTCTATAAAGACCCAAAAAACTTAAAAGCAGATGCAGATCCTGAGTATGTTCTTGCTACTGGTTTAGCGTCGGCTGGTACGGATGTTAAAGTAAAAAATAGTGTATTCGATTTCTCTAATAAGAAAAAAGAAGATCTTCAAAATGATTTCAAAGAAGTACTAAATAATGAAAAGTTTAAACTTGATAAATTAGCAACTAAAGCCAGTATAGCTAGTTCAAATGCAAGTACAAGAAATGCAGGTCTACAATATCAAATGTTAAAAGAAAATCTTGCGGTAGCAAAAGGTGAAAAATACAGCCCAGAACAAGCAATAAAAGAACTAGACAAAAAAGCTAAGTTTGAATATTTAAAAGCTAACGGTGCTGATGTAAGTTCTCTTATTGATAGTAAAGGTAATTTTGTTGGTGGTGAAACCTCTGTAAATAGAATATACGATAAACAAATTGACAGAGACAAAGATGCATTCAAAAATTTTCCATTATTACTTGAAAAAATTGCTGGTGAACAAAGTGTATTCAACAGTAGTGATGATGCATCAGTTACACAAATAAAAGCTATTGCTGATGAAGCAATGAAAAATGGTGCACCAATGTACAAAGTGTATGAGTCTCTTTTAACGTCTTCCCTAAATAATAAAAAAGGTTTAATGAATAACGCAAATAGGGTAAACTTAGACACATTCAAATCTTACTTAAACAACTACGTAAAATAAGTAGCTGTTTAACCTAATAATAATCTATCATATGGTATAATTTAATAAATATATTAAGGTATACATATGACAAGTACACAATTTGCAGGTGGCAATGCTACTAAAGGCGCACAACTCGATAATTACATAAAGCTAACTAATAAAACTATGGGTATTGAACCAGTACCTGAAAACGCAGAATACGTAGTTCATGATGGTGACTCACCTTACAGAATACATAAAGATTCTACTGGTAAGATTCATAGCCAAGGATATAGGATTCTTGGTATGGATACTCCTGAAGTAGCGAAAAGCACTTTAGTAGCTACTTCATCCGATAAAATGAAACAACTTGCTGAAGGTAGGGTACAAAAACTATTAGCTTTAAGAGCTAAAACTACTGATGCTACGAAAATAAAAGACTTTGATAATGCAATAAAAGCTGCTTCCGATACTGCTGCAAACGGTCTTGGGTATAGCGATAAAGATGCTGCTAACGTTTCTGGTGGAAAAATTGCTACTATGGAAGGGTATTTAACGTCTGTTAATGATACTGGACCAAATATCCTTACTAATACCGGTGCGTCAGTAACCTCATTTAATGATAGTCAATCTGCAGCAACTAATGTGTCGTTAGATAAAGAAGGCTCATACAGCACTAACGATAAATTCGGTAGACCTTTAATTAAAAACGATGAGTATGCTAAATACATGATTAGTAAAGGTTATGCTGTACCATATACCGAGTTTAAAAGTGACTTACTTAATGTAGGAAAAGAAGCAAGAGATAATAAAGTTGGTTTATGGGCTAATCCAAATGCAGCTGATGAGATGGAATCTAAGTTTAAATTACGTGGTGCAAATATTGAAGATAGTAATTACCTTACTAATCTTGCACACGGAGCCGCAGGTTCAGTAGGTAAAACTCTATTCAGTGCTGCAGATGTTGTAGCCGATGCGGGAATGTTCTTAGGAAAGAAAGTAGCAATGGCTACTGGTATGTCAGATGCAGAAGTTACAAATACGTTCAAACATAGTTTGGATAAAGCACCAGAGCTACGAAAGTACTTTACAGAAGACGGAGACTTCAAATACTTTGATAAGTATAAAGATATGACTACTTATGGTTATAATGATAGACGTGTGTCAAACTACTCTCAAGCGTTTAAAAACGTGTGGAACTCTAATGATACTAGTGTACTAGATAAAATTGCAGTTACTGCAAAAGGTATTATGCAATCTCCTGAAGTACTAGCAACTAGTATTGGTGACATAATTGGTGGGGCTAGTAAATACGTTGGTACTGGTGTAATCATAGCTAATGAAATGAATAACATACTTGACGAGAGAAAAGAAGCTGCTGATGGTAAACCGCTAGGGTTTAAAGACTACGCTATCGCTACTGCTGCCTCTGTTGTATATGGAGTTGTAAATAGATTTACTGGCGGTAATGCTGGTTTATATGAGACTAAAAAAGAAGTAGCTGAACTAGCTAAAGCATTAGATAAAGGAACTTGGGAAGTAGTAAAAAATAGACTACATCATATCGGTAAAAGTGGTGCTATCGAAGGAATCGAAGAGATTATACAAGGTGCTGCTGAAAACGTAGGTAAAGAGTACGGTACTAAGAATGAGAGTAAGTTATTTAATGCTAATGAAAGATTGGACTTAGCTGTACAAGGTGTGTTAGGTCATCACGCAGGTGCTGCTATGGCTATGGCTGGAACTCCTTATGATATACTAGATAGTAAAAGAGATACTTCGTTTATTGATGATGTTGCATCTGAATTTTCTACAAAAATTAATGATAACTACAAGGCTGGTTTAGTAAAAACTGGTGACGAATTAATTGCACATAATGAAGAAGGTAGTAAGCTAAAGAAAGAATATGCTGATTATATATTCAATAGAGTTGACCCAGAATTAAGTTCTGGTAGAAATTCTATTATGAATATGGTAAAAACAGTAGGCGCAGAAAATATCCCAGAGGAGCACAAAGGTACTGTTATTGATGCTGCTATTAGAGGTGCTGCTGATAGTACATTAAAAGCTTACAAAAGTTTACAAGATAAGCCATCTACTGCTGAAGACATAAAAGCTGGTATAAATAATGTTGCAGCTGTGCACGGTAATAACGTTAAAGCTGTACAAGATACAACTGATATGGTTTCAAAAATGTACGGAGTGGCTACTACTGAAGGTAAAGAAGTTATAGCTGGTCAAGTTGCTAAAAAACTTGGTGAATGGATACATGGTAAAGATTCTAGTACTAATGGAAATCAAAGAGCTTCTGAAGGTGAATCAAACCATATTATTCAAACTCTTATGTCTGCTTTCAAAGGTAATAAATTTGTTGAAAAAGAAGTAACTGATATGTTCTCTGATAAATTAAGAGAGAAATTTATTAACTTAAAAGAGAAACACGGTATTAATATTGATACTGATAAGATACCAGACAATGAGTTAGCTGGTTTAGCAAAACTTATTGCAACTATGCAATCATTCGGTAGTGAACCATTAGACAAATTAGGTAATGCTATGGAGACTGTATTAGGTAACAATGAAATCGGTGGTAATGGTGGTAAACCTCCTAAGAAAAAAACTATTGAAGACGTTGAATTAGAGGCACAGTACGGATACGCACTAGGTAAAACTTGGTACAAAGGTATCAAAGACCACGCTATAGATATGGAAGCTATATCAAAATCTGATAATATACCAAGTATGAAAGATTCAAATGCATCTGCTCTTAATAAATTTATTAACTTTGCTGAATCAAGAGGTATCAATTTACTTAATGCAGTAGATAAAGTAAAAGATGAAAAAGGTAATGTTATATCAAGAACTCTTAGATCAACGTCTTCTATTAAAAGGCTAGCTGAAAAAAGACTAGATGAAACAGTTGAATTAAAAAATATTGCTTCTACTTCGTTAACTAGTACTAACCTTACAGATGAGACTAGAACTAAATTAACAAAAGCGTTAGAGTCATTAGATGCTTCAATTAACGATTATAAACACTTACTTAGCTTAACTGGTGCAGATTTAATTACTGCAGTTGCTGGTGCTGGTGAGAAAGTTTTCGTTGACAATGAAATTAAAAGAGCTTATACAAATGAAAATTCTATGGCTGCTGTTAATAGATTTGGTATTGGTTCGAGAGTTGTATACTCATACGGTGATAAAGAAGCTACAGGTACGTTAGTTGGACCATCTGTTAGTGTAATTGGCAACGTAGATGTTGAAGTTACAAAAGCTGATGGTACATCGTTTGTTAAAAGTATTAACCCTAGTGATATAGTAAGAAAGTCAACTAGTAACTCTAACGATAATTTTTATGAAGATCAAGTTGATGAATCTTACGAGGATTATGAATTAGATGCTAATGGGGACATCATTACAAAACAAAGTACTATAGCTGCTCCAGTTCAAGCTGGGATCAATGACGCAGATTATAGTGATATAAAAAATGGTGAGTATACTTATGATGATGAAGGGTATTCGTATCAAAATAACGTAGATAATACTGGTACTGAAGAAGTACCTACTGTGGATGATAACACACCACCAGATAGTTTCTACAATGACGTAGCTGTAGAAGAGGGTACTGATACAAATATAGATTTATCTTCATTTGGTACTGATGTATCTGAGGTACTTGTAGATAATAACGCAGGTACTATTAGTGATAACATTGAAGATGCTACTAGTAAATTATTGATACTTGAAGAAAATCTTAGTGCTGTTGAGTATAACTTAAATGACTTACAGAAAGATCTTAGTGCAGCTATTACGATTAATAAAAAGATTGCTGCTAGTGTTAGAAATAACAATAAAGCACTAAGTGAACTTAAGTCTAAGAAAGTTGCTATTACAAATAAAATTAAAGAAGCAAGAAACGATATTAAAAAATCAGAAGCTACTCTAGTTAAAGCTTTCGGTAAGTTTGATGAATTAGAAGCATTACTTAACTCATCAACAGGTGCAAAACAGATTGTTAGAGAATTATTCAAAGGTGCTTTAGGTGCTATTAGAAGAAGCTATACTGCATACAAAGGTGTTATTACAAGAACTAGAAATACGATTAACAGAATAAGAAGTTACATCTACAACTACGACGAAGTATTACGAGATATTAGACAGCAAGAAAGAGCTTTGCATGCAGCTAACGCTACATTGAGAGAAAATAAAGTACGTACTAGTAATAGAACTGCTATTCAAATACGTAACTTTAAAGACGAAGTTAAGGAATTGAAAAAAGCAATTTATGCTGAAAAGTTTCCAAATAGAATAGCTATAAGTAATACTATACCAGGTATAGTTGACTCTGATATCAGTAGTAGACCAGAACAAATTGCTAGTAAGATGAGTAAAATTCTTAACCAATTAGCTGTCGATAAGACTAATAAAGTTAACGAGAATGTTTCACTAAAAAATGCAGTTAATAATTTAATGCCGTTAATGCCGAATGTTATTAAAGACTCAGGTAAAGCTGGTGTTGTAAAAGTTAGAAGAGCTATAAAACAGTTTAAAAAATTTACGGATAATAGAGCTGATATTAATATTACTAACCAAAAAGGTACTGAAATAGCTAATGGGTTAGCTACAATGGTTGGTGGTAGTTCTTTCAATGACTTACTAACAAATAGTGAGACTAGAGATATTGTTAAATCTGCTCTTAACATGGCTACAATACTTACATTAAAAAGTATGCAAGAAATTAGATATAAAAGTGATAATGATATTAGGGAATACGTAGAAGGTGCTTTCGTCAATACTATTGGTGAGTTTCCTGATACATATGAGGTTGATAAAATTGTTAGTGATATAAGAGAAGGTAAATACGTTCCTACAAGTACATATGTACTAGACGCTGGTAGAGAGCTATTAAATCAGTTAGAGATAACCTTTGGAGATGTTACAGGTCAGTATGTTCTTGATACACAACTTGCATTAGGTGAACTGGTTATCTACAACGCGTTAACTGCAACAAGAAGTGCAAACAATAATGGTATTGTTAGAGAAGTATTAGTACGTGACTCTAGTACAGGTGCTATAACTAATGAGAGTGCTGATGGTGCAAGAAACTCTCGTGTAACTAAAATACTAAGCTTTGGTGTCGGTACTATTACAAACTACGAAGTTTCAGATGGTGCTATATCAAATATGGGTGGTGTATTTGAGTTTGCCGCTGAAGATAAAGAAGCTACTATAGATACTAGTCCTATAAAAGATAGAAAAGATGATTCAACTACTAGAAATAGTATGGTCGGTATCGCTAAAAAAGCTGTAGACTACTTAAATGCACAAGGTAAGATGGTTTGGAAATTTAGTAGTGACTTCAAAAAACAGTATGAAGATGTACTTAAAATTGCGACAAAAAAAGCTGCTACATCATTAGCTGACAAAAACTTTGACTCAAAAGAGGACAGAGAAGATGCGTTACTAGAAGCTATTGATAATGCTGTTAAGTATGAATTTAAACAGATTTTACTTGGTGGTAGAACTACAATGTTAAGTAGTGTACACCCTTTAGAGTTTGAAAAAACTAAAGCTGCATATACAGCTGATGCATTAGATATTGATAGAATGCTAGATACGTACTCTTTAGTTAAAGATAAAGATTTCTTTTTAAAATGGGATTATACTGTAAGTAATAGAAGTATGATTGATAACTCTTGGATTAATCCTCAGAACAGTAAGCTATCAAGATTTATAGTTAGTCTTGACGATATGAACTACACTATTAATCCTTCTAATATGACAGAAGGTGATTTACTACATATGCAACTAGCTATCGCTCAAGCTTTAGAGCTCGGACCAGATAAAAAGTTAGATGAGAAAGTAATTAAAGATTTAGAGAAGTACGTTAAATTTACTATCGATGAGAACGGAAAAGTTGCAACTGAATTAGGTGACTATTTAAAAGCATTGATGGTTGATAAAGTAACAGGTGAAGTAAAACCAGTATCTCTATACGATCTTAGAAATGCTGTAGATAATCAAAGTGATAGTCATATTGAAGGTACAGCAAAAAATATAATGCATATCCATCAAGCACTAGAAGCGGTATATGCTATGACTGTTGGTGAAGAGTTTACTACAAACTTAGCGTTAGAGGCTGACGGTATAACAAATGGTATGGCATCTACGTTATTACAGATGGGATTAAGTAGGACTTCAAGTTACTTATATGAAAAAGCCGGTATGTATGTTGGAGAAAATGCAACTTCAGATATGTCTCATGGTAAGTTTAAAGATAGTGGGAAACAAGATATATACGAAACTCCTAAAGAAGCTTTTATTGATGCTTTAAGTGCAAGCAACGAAGCTACTGATATGTCTGTTTTAGTTGAGAGTATTATTGGTGGTAAATGGAGAACGTTTCTAAAACCTTTAGTAATGGTGTTTATCTACGGATCAAGTGTAAGAAATATAAAACAAGTTGCAGGATACAACCTAGCAAAAGAAGCAATAATGACTGGTAAGATTGATAAATTAAAAGAGCTATTAGGTAGTGTTAATTCTACTAATGATAGTCATAAAGAAGTTATAAATAAAGCATTCGTATTACTTAACGAGAGAAACTTAGTAGCATATGAGTATGATCAAAAAACAGATAAGTTAAAACTTGTCCCTGCTAGCAAAGGTTCAACTAAATACTTTCTATCAGAAGGGCAACTAGAAATCGTAGGTTCAGCTGTTACTATTGCTATTGGTAATCAATTAGAAGAAGCATTCGACGATAGTTTTAATGATATTAACAAGTTTAGAATAGCACACAAAGTAGTTGAGGAACTAAACTTTGTTGCGTTTAAGAAAATATTAGAAGATAAATTAGTAGCATTCAACAATAGTTCAAAACTAGGTGGTGTTACAGACGATAAACTTACGGATATATTGAAAGAGATGATTGACGAAGGTAGTTATTACGCAGCAACTAATTCATTAGGTGGGTTACAAGACTATTACAAAACACAAAATGAAAATACCGAAGATACGATTCAAGTCGTTATAGGTGGTAACCAATTTCAATCTAATAAAAGTAGAGCTAATATATCTAACATTAACAGAATAATAAAAGAGGTTATTTCTAACGTTGGAGCTATTGGAGTTACTGATAAGCATAGTTTAGATGGTAGTACAATGGTTGATGCTCACACTACTAAAACATTAAATATATTTGATGCGTTGGTACTTGGTGTAAACAGTGAGTTGAATAATAAACAAATCAACCAAATGAATAAATCATTTTATGAGTTAAATATGAATCATAGTAGTTTGGGTGAAGCAGTTGGTAGACTATTGAATACTATCGGTAGAAATCCTGATGTATTTAGTACTATCGATGCTGATTCATATTTGGCTGAAATGGTTAGTAATAACTTCAATAGAATTATAGGTAATGATAAAACTATTGTAAAACCAAGTGATGTATTACAGATATTGAGAAATACGCACGATGATAGAAGACAACTAGCTAGAACTCCTATAGTTATGAAACAATACTATATATCTGATGATATGACTGGGTATAACTCCAATACCGACGAAAATTGGACAGGAACATTACCTGAAGGAAGATTTGGTGTATTTGCTACAGATAACGTTGAAAATGAAGTGTCTATCATAGAAAAAGCGTTAGAGAAATTAGATAGAGCTGTTGAAGTAGGTACAGCTAAAAAAGCAGATACTAAAGATAACTATGATATAATTACTGAATTAAATACGTATATTGAAGATAGTGATCTATCAGATAATATTAAAAAGTTTGTGTTAAAAAACTTTAAACAGATAAGAACAAACGTAGTAAACTCATTTAAGGATTGTTAGTGGCTTGTATAATTGAAGAATTTATTAAATCTCTCGATAGCTTAGTAGCTATGGAGAGTATGACAGATAAAGATAAAGCGATACTTAATAGTATTGGTGAATACACTACTAGATTTACAAGTGCTATACCTGCTGATGGAAATAGGAAGACTACTACTCCTGGTAAGTTTGTAAACCATAGCGGTGGAGCTTTAGGAGCTGATACATATTGGGGAGATATAGGTAAAGCCTTTGGGGTTACATCAAACCATTATTATAAAAGTAACTCTGACAAATCAAAACCTTCAGAAGGCAATACTGAAATAACTGATGACGAATATTCCGTTGGTGTAAGAATGGCTAAACGTGCACATAAACTTCTTAACGGAGATAAGAAATTCGCTACTAACTCGTATACAATTGGATTACTTGCTAGAAACTGGGTACAGGTATCAAATTCTGATGCGGTGTACGCGGTAGCTGAATTGGATGGTGAATTTGTTAATGGTGGTACTGGATACGCAGTAGCAATGGCTACGATAGCTAGTAAACCAATATTTGTGTTTTCACCACGTGATAATCAATGGTATAAAAAGAACTACGAGAACGTAGATACAGACAAGAGTGTATGGGATAAGTTAGACGCTGCTCCAACGCTAACTCAAAACTTTGCTGGTATTGGTACAAGGGATATTAGTGACTTTAGCAAACCTACCAAAGACGGTAACGGTAAAATTGTATTTGCACCACACGGTAAATATAATGAGAAGGAAGCTATAAATGCAATTAACGCTATTAAGGATGCTTATAATGCTACGTTTGGTGATAAAGAATCTGCTATTGCAATCAAGTCTGATGTAGCTGTTGAAGGTAAAGAGTTAACACCGTTGAATCTGGGTACACAAGATACTATTGTTAGAATAGGTAAAGGTTCTGTTTATAGTAACCCATTTGCATCGTTTACAAAAGATGATAAAGAGAAGTTAAAAATGAACAAACAGTTTATTTATTGGTTGAAAAAAGGTATACCAGAAGGTTATAAAATTAACAAAGCTGTAGAAAGTAAGTTATCACTTATTAGACAAAAACTAAATAGTGGTGAACTTGATAATGCAGTATTCGTACAAAAACAGTATGGTAATTCACCAACAGAAGCTTCAATGTTAGCTGATTATATTAACAGTAAACAAAGCAGTATACCAAGTATATTATTAGATAAGAAGCTAAAAGTGGTTAATAAAAGTACCAATAGGATAAACTGGAAAGAGTTTGTTAAAACATATTATATCGGTATGAAAAGTTTTAGCAAAACTAACTATATCGATAAAGGTTCGGTAGACGTTGATGGTAATTATAACGCTAATTCAACTGAAGTTCATAAAGATGCTAGAGTTGGTTCATTTATTGTAAAAAATACTGATAGTGAAAAACTATATAACAGTATTCATTATGGTTTATCAGAAGATATATATAATACTTTTGTTAGCAAGGTAAAAGAATTAACAGGTAAAAAAAGTATGTATTCCGAGAAAGTTATTACTGAAGCTGTTAATGGGTACGTGACTGGTTCATCGATACAAGAAGTACGAAGAGTGTTGTTTGAGTCTGCTGAGTATACAATGAACTATATGGATGAAGAACCATTAGCTAAAGGTATGTTTGACATAAACGATGATACAGCAAGTATAGGATATAATACTGTAGAAAAACAAACACAAGATGACATTAGTAGTCTTGAATGTTAAAGGTAATTAAATGGGTATATGTGAAGTAAAATACGAGAAATTTATTGAAGA